ATCGAAAGGATGAAGGAAGGTCTTCGGCTCGATATCTACCGTGGGAATAATCCGGTACCATTCCGGAAGATTCGCTGCGGTCCCAATTCCATCCACGCATTCATTCGCCATCCAGACCTGACTATCACCGACCTCGGTGTTTCCTTCAACTTGCTTACCAACATCGGCCGTGATTGGTGGGCAGGACAGTGGGGATTCATCGGTGGCGGTGTCACAACAGCATCACCATCAACCGCCATATCAGCGACAAGCGTCACTGTGACCGGCACTCCGTTGACGGCTAGTAACCTTGCTACGCCTCAGCTTGGTTTGGCTGGACAGCGTGTGATGATGCCAGTTACCGGTCTCACGACGGCGCCGGTTTACGGTAATATCGTTTCCAATACGACCAGTATCATCACCATCGACAAATGGTGGAACGTCAATGATACCACTGGTACAACACCGGCTTCGGGCAATGGACTTCTCGTTGCACCCGGCAGTGGTAACATTCGATTCATGGCACTGACCACCAGCGCAACGGCGGCATCTGCGTCTGATACGACACTCGCTTCCGAAATCACTTCCGGTGGCGCTGCTCGATCACTCGCGACATACGCCCACACATTCGGAACCAATACGGTTACGCTTCAAGTCGTGTTCTCGATTACAAGTTCCTTTACTGCTATTCACAAGGCAGGTCTGTTCACGTGCCTCACAGCCGCCGGCGCTGACCCGATGATCTATGAAGGCGTCTTGAATCAGGACGCGACAGTTGGTAATGGCGACACACTCACTGTCACCTGGACTGGCACACTCTCTGGTTGATAATCACTGGCTGCTAATAGTTATCGGATGATAATAGGAATCTTGATCAATAATCAGGAAAGGAGTAAAAGTAACGAAAGGGAATAAATATGGCTTTTACCGGACAGCTAGGTACAAGCGATAGTTATCTTGGTAATATTGTCCTTGGTCATGGTGCTTCTACCAGTGCTGGTCTTGGTGCAGCAACACTTGGACAAATCACAGCATCTGGTAGCGGTACAACAGTACGACATGGTTATGGTGCGGGTACTCTTCAAGCAATAATTGTTACCACTGGTACTGGTGCAATAACTGTTACGGGTACTGGTGCTGCTTCACTCTCCAGAATCACGGCAAGTGCCCACGGTTCTACTGGTGCCGCGTATGGTAATCCTAATCTTCAAAGAATTACTGCCAGTGCGTCTGCTGCACTTGCAGTGATAGGTACTGGAGCGGCAACACTCCAAAGAATTACAGGTTTCGCTTTTGTTGAGAGTGGTATCGGTGCTGGTACTCTTTCCAAAATTAGAGCAGCTGGTGTTGGTGGATTTGCTAGAACCGGTCATGGTGCTGCGACTCTTAAAAGGATAACAGCTAGTGGTTCTGGACATAAAGTAAAAAATGGTACCGGCGCTGCGATTCTCAAGAGAATAACAGCAAGTGGTAGCGGAGATAACGGTGAAGGTCGTGGCTCATCTAGTCTTCAAAGGATACGAGCCGCAGCTGTTGCTACACATGCGATGGTTGGAGTCGGTAACGCTACACTTTCTAGAGTTCAAGCGTTTGCAAACGCCCTTCCTGGTGGTGCGGCTTCCGGTACACTAAAGCGAATAGTTCTTGCCGCATTTGGTAATACTCATAGTCATATCGGTGTTGGTCATGCCACAGTAGGCGCAACAGGTATGAAAGCTTATGCGACCTTTGATCATAAAGGTCGAGGTAATGGTATTTTACAGCCGATACGGATGGCGGCAAGTGGTATTGTTGAAGAGATTTTCTATTTGCCTATTACCGATGATTGGAGCATTCATCTTGTTGAAACCATTACAATGGAACATTTTAGACCCAGGAATGTAAATGAGCATGTCGCATTCCTTGAAACACGGTCATTAACAAAGATCAGAAACAATAGTATCCAAGAACAGTTACAATTAACTGAAACGTTGGCAACGATTAATAATCATTATGTTCGGAATATTTCGGAAAATCTCAATCTTATTGGTGGCTCATTCCGTCCATCTAATATCGGCACCACTGTAATATCACTTCCCGAAGTGTTCTACTCTCTAGTGTCAACGAGAACGTGTCAATTTGTATCATTAGCGGCGCCGGCAACTGGTCAGTCGATTGTATTACCTACACCTGAGTTTGGTGATACCGAAGATTATCAACAACGACATATACCGAAACGATCAATGACTAATGTATTGTACACATATGCAAAGAAGAATAGTCTACAAAAACTAATGTATCGATTTGTCATTGGACGACCAATGGCTCTGAGATTGGAAACATTTTTAGCTGACAATATCGCTAATGTAATAGATATGCAAAATTGGCGGGGAGAAATTTGGAAGATCATGATAACGAATAATCCAGTCACATTCACGGCTCGGTCACTATTTTTGAATGAAGGCGAAAGATACGAAGTCGATCTTGAATTTACTGGTGTAAGAATAATCTAGGAGACTGTCATGGCTGTTGCTTTCCGATGTATGAACTGCGGACACCTGCACAGGGGTGAATACGCAGGGGATAACACTGTTCCACACGCTTGCTGCGTGTGCGGCTGTGGCGTTAAATTCAATGCCAAAGGGGCAAAGGAACTCGACCCCAAGAATTGGGAAGTTCTCGCTGACGCGTCATCGTCCCGCTTGAAGGAACTTGGACTTACGGCCAAGGACGTTGAAAAGTACGTCCCAAAGTCAGTTCCACTGAAGCCCAATCCTGAGCATACTAAGGCTTCGATTGGAGACGCTCCTGTCACCAAGGATGATTATTAATCAGAAAACAATAGGAGGTTACTATGATACTGTCTTATGATTCAGTGAGGGATGCCACTTACACCACTGGAACTGGTACAGTTACACTTGCAGGTCTCAGCAATTTTCTAGGGTGTTGCCGATCTTTTGGAACAGCAGGTGTTCCGAGTGGTGCAAGAGTAAAATATTCTATTTATTCGGTTGATAATTTTAACAGGCCAACAGGAGATTTTGAGGTTGGATTTGGAACTTATAATTCCACTGGCCCAACACTTAGTCGTGATACTGTGCTTGCAAGTAGTAATAGTGGTAGTCTTGTTTCTTTGATATCTGGAACACATGTAGTAGAAATTGTATCAGATTCATCCGAATTTAATGCCTTAAGCTCTTATCTTTTTGGTGATGGCGGTGACGGTAATGTCACAATCAGTTCCGGTACAACTACTCTAACTCGAAATATGTATTATCAAAATCTTACAATTTCTGGTACTGGTCAAATAAACGTAAATGGATTTATGATCTATGTCAGTGATATGCTCGATATAACGAATGCCCCTGCGAATGCAATAACTTCTATTCCAATTAACGGAAACGCTGGAGTTCCTGCCGGAACTGGTGGAGCAGCTACTACTTATCCAACAGCACCAGCAACACTTGGCTGGGGGAGTCCGGGTGGAGCGGGTGCTAGCGGTACTATTAACGGTGGAGTAGCCGCAGGCAATGTATCGGCTGGATATTGCAATAACGGCGGTTGGATGAGTGGAACCGGAGGAACAGGGGGACACGGTTCTGCTGGTACTACTTATAACGGTGGTGCTGGTGGGGCTTTGACTGGATTCTTCACAACTGACTTCGCATCAAAACACAAGGATTCGCTCACCTTAGGAGTAAATCTTATCCTTGGTGGTGTAGGTGGCGGCGGTGGTGGTAGTGCTGGAGCTAATCCTTCAGTCAAAGGTGGAGCAGGCGGAGGCGGTGGAGCAGGTGGTAATGTTCTTGCCATTATTGCTCGGATTATTAATCGCGGTCCAAGTACAGCCGCTGGCGCTATTTCTGCAAAAGGTGGGACAGGTGGAGCGGGTGCTCAGCCAACTGGCACTGGCAATGTTGGCGGCGGCGGTGGCGGCGCTGGCGGTGCTGGTGGTTGGATTTATCTTGCATTTCAGATATTGCAAGGTTCGACCGCTACAAACTGTCTTGATACATCAGGTGGTACCGGTGGTGTCGGTGGTAATGCAGCTGCAACTGGCTCAACGGGTCCAAACACTGGTGGATTTGGTGGTCAAGGTGGCGGGGGTGGTGCTATGACTTTGGTTAATATGGGTGCAAGTACAGTTGCTACTTATCAGGGTAATACAGCAGGAAGTACTGGTGGATCACCTGGTAGCGGAAACAATGGTGCGGGTGGAACCGCTGGAGCGGCATATACATACCAATTGAACCTTTGATTAATAATCTTAGAGGGAGATAAGATATGCTTTTTGGTGATTTTGTACGAGAATCTACAACCACAAGTGGTAGTGGTACGCTTTCACTATTAGGTGCAGTTACCGGGTTTCAATCCCTTCACAGCTTCTACGGTACAACAGCTAGAGTTAAATACTCAGCCTACGAAGTTGATAGTATTTCAGCTGGTAATTTAACGGGAAATTTCGAGGTTGGTCTTGGAACTTATAATTGGAACTCTGGCAGTCCGACACTTAGTAGAGACTCCGTGATTGTAAGTAGTGCTGGTGTAGGTACGGCTGTCAGTTTCGGTACAGGGACAAAATACATAGATATCATAGCAGATGCATCGGAATTTAACGCTTTGAATGTATCTATGTTCTGTGATAGTGTCCTTGGTGATTCAACGATAAGTTCAGGCACAATACAATTAGCCAGTGATGCAGCTTATCGAAATCTTACAATTTCTGGCACAGGTCAACTTAATCTGAACGGCTTTAGCTTGTATGTTAGTGATACACTTGATATATCACTTGCTGGTGCGAATGCAATAAGTATGCCATCTATACCGGGATTAAATGCTATTCAACCTAATGGTGGAACAGCTGCAGCTTACCCTGTAGTGCCTCAGTCTGCTGGTTTTGGAGGAACAGGGGTAGCTGGTCCAAATTCTGTATCTGCCACAGGCGGCGCAGTTGGCAACCCTTCGTCCGGTGCCGGTGTATTTATCGGTGGTAAAGGTGGAAATGGTGGAAACGGTGGCGTGGGAAGTGTTGCCGGTAGCTTTGCCTCTGGTGGAACTGCTCCAACAATAGTTCCTTGTTCAGTAAGAAAGCCTCGGTTCAGTCTCAATGTTGGACCAAATCTTATTTTTGGTGGTGGGGGTGGAGCGAGTGGGGCTGCTGGTGGAGGTAATGGTTCTACTGTTGGCGGCGCAGGTGGTGGTGGCGGAGCCGGTGGCACTGTGTGTGCCATCTATGCAAGGATAATCAAAAGAAGTGGCGGCACGGCTGTTAGCGCAATTCAAGCGATAGGTGGAAATGGAGGAAATGGTTCTACTCCGGGCTCTTCCGGGGCTCTTGGTGGGGGTGGCGGTGGAGGCGGTGGCGGTGGCGGTTGGATTTATATTCTTTATCAAATGTTGATGGGCGTAACAGGTGGTTCGTGTTTAGATGCTTCGAGTGGTAAAGGTGGTAACGGTGGCAATTATGGAACCACAGGAGCATCAACTGGTGGCCAAGGCGGTTCTTCTGGTGATGGTGGTAGAATAACGATTATTAATCTCGGTAAAGGTACAGTAAGTGAAACAATAGGCGGATCAGGAAATGCAGGAAGTGCTCAATCTGGTGGTACCGGTGGTACTGGTGGGGCTGCAGTTACTGTACAAGTAAGTTTGTAGGAGTCGAATATGATTTTTAGCAATTGGACAAGAGAATATACCACAAGTGGGGGAACAGGTTCACTTACATTAGCATCATTTTCTTCTGGTTTTATACCGTTTTCATTTGTAAACACAAGTGGGAGAGTAAAGTATATAATTTATATGGTTGATACTGCTGGGAAACCAATAGGACCTTATGAAGTTGGTACAGGAACTTATACTTATAATAGTCCAGGTAATACTACTCTTACTAGAGACGTTGTGGTTGCAAGTAGTAATTCTAATAATCTTATTAATTTCGGTCCGGAAATGAAATACGTTGATTTTGTAGCTGATTCGACAGAAATTAATGCATTAGACTTGTTCTTTTTTGGTGATGGTAATAATAATACTGATGTTACGATTACATCTTCAGGCAGTGCGTTAACTTTAACGGCTGATTTGTATTGTCGAAATCTTACAATTTCTGGAACTGGATATATTAACACAAACGGTTGGAGCATATTTGTCAGTGATGTACTTGATATATCAGCTGCTCAAGCTGGTGCAATACAAGTATCCGTTTACAATGGAAATAATGCTGCTCAACCAAATGGTGGCGCAGCTGCAAATTATTCTGCAACTGCAATCAACAGTGTCGGCGGGGGTGGAAGTGGCGCTGCTGGTGTAAATGCAGGAACAGGTGTTGGTGGTGCTGGAGTAGCTGCTTCGATACCAGGTTTTTATAATGGAGGTCGCGGCGGCAATGGCGGTCAAGGTGGGTCTTCAACAAACGCCGGTGGTGCCGGTGGTGTTGTTGGCACAATAACCATTGCACCGATGCGAAGATATGATGACAGTTTAATTTTTGGTAATGTGTATATTTCTGGTGGTGTTGGTGGCAGTAGCGGTGGAGCAGCCGGCGGCAGTGGTGCTGTTGTTGGTGGAGCAAGTGGCGGAGGCGGTGTCGGGGGTGGGATTGTCGCAATTTACGCTCGGATTATTAATCGTTCAGGGTCTACGGCAGCAGGTGCTATTGTAGCAAAAGGTGGAACAGGTGGCAACGGGTCCACAAACGCGACTTCGGGAAATTTTGGTGGAGGCGCTGGAGGGGGTGGTGGTGGTGGCGGTTGGATTTATGTTGCTTATCAAGCACTGTTAGGTACGACAGCTACCAATTGCTTCGATACTTCGAGTGGGGCTGGTGGTAATGGTGCTAACGCCTCATCCACTGCTACAACAGCGACCGGCGGTCAAGGTGGTGCTTCTGGCGATGGTGGTAGAATAACCTTGATTAATTTGAGCAAAAATACGGTTACTATAACAGTAGGTGGAGCAGGAAATAACGGAACAACTGTTTCTGGTACCGCTGGTACTGCAGGTGGTGCGGCAATAGTGACACAGGCAAGTCTGTAATTATTTGAGGAACAGATAATGCCAATTGCATGCGGTCCTTTATCTTTTACTCCGATTTCAACGCCAATTTATCCTATAATTACCACACGTACAACTTCTGATAGTCCGAGTACAACTGACAATATAACTACAATTAAGGTAACAAATGTATCTTTCATTGACAATCCAACTACGTGTGGAACTCACAGTTAAGAAAGGATTAATAATCATTTAAGGAACACAGATAATGCCAATCTCATACGGTCCTATATCTTTTACTCCAATATCTACACCACTTTATCCTATAATCTTGTGCGACGTATTTACTCAATTCGTTGTCAAGAATCGATCCTTTACTGATACACCAGCGACAGCCGACACATTTGTTCGAGGTATCAGTTTATATCGGTCTTTTGCTGATAGTCCAAGTACTTCTGATATATTAACACGAACGTTTTTGCAAACAATAGCCGATGCACCAGTAACAACTGATTCATTTAATCGGGTACTTCAATCACTGCGAACAATAGCAGATGCTCCAAATACTTTAGACTCATTTGTAGAAAATACGATTCAATATCGAACATTCACAGATGCGCCAAGTACCTCAGATTCGTTCATAGTAAATGGTTCCTACTATCGAACAATAGCCGATGCACCAGTAACAACTGATTCATTTGCTCAAGGTGCGACTTATTATCGAACAATAGCAGATGCTCCAATAACATCCGATTCGTTTATCCGTATTGAACAATTGCAGCGAGTGTTTGTAGATGCTCCTACTACGCTCGTATATACCGCACAATTAGGCATAGTTAGAAGTTATCTTGGCAACGTTGTTCTTGGTCTTGCTCCTCCTACACCGCAAGCTGATACGTGGAATCGAATCGGCCAAATACATCGAACGATAGCAGATGCTCCAACTACTACAGATGCATTCACTCGGACTATTAATCGATTCCGAACTCTTACAGACGCTCCAACTACTACAGACGCGTTTACTCGGAAGATTAGTGAACACGTAACTTTTACTGATACTCCAAGCACAACTGATAATTTTACAAACCAAACGAATCAAGTAGGAACGTTCTCTGATACACCAAGTACAGTCGATTCGTTTAATCGAATTCTTCAATTACAGCGAACAATAGCAGATACTCCAAGTACAGTTGATTCGTTTGTTGAAAGTACACTTCAACCGCGATCATTCTCTGATACTCCAAGTACAGTTGATTCATTTGTCCAAAATGCAATTTATCACCGAACGTTCTCTGATACGCCAAGTACAGTTGATTCGTTTGTAGTGATTACTAATCAGTCTCGAACATTTGTCGATACCCCAAGTACAGTTGATTCATTCAATCGAACTCTTCAATTGCAACGAACAATAGCAGATGCTCCATCTACAACTGGAGATTGGTTCGGTGAAGTCTCCAGTGAATCTAGAGTTGAAGCTGCTGATACTCCAAGTACGGTTGATTCATTTAATCGAACTCTTCAATTGCAACGAACATTCTCCGATGCTCCAAGCACAGTAGGAGATTGGTTTGGTGAAGTTGCTAGCGAATCTAGAGTTGAAGCCGCTGATACTCCGAGTACGGTCGATTCCTTTGTTCAAACTACAATTCAATCTCGAACATTCTCTGATGCTCCAAGTACAGTTGATTCATTTATACAATATACGATTCAATCCCGAACATTCTCTGACGTTCCAAGTACAGTCGATTTATTTGTTCAAAACACGATCTTATACCGAACAGTAGCAGACAGTCCTTCAACAACGGATTCATTTGTCCGGTCAGTCTCTACATCTGCACAATTCAGCGATGCACCGAGTACATCCGATGCATTCGTTGTAGTCACGTCTGCTATAAATGTAACATTTGATGATAGTCCGTCAACGTCTGATGTATTCACAATCAACATTGGAAATATCGTTCAGTTCAGTGATACGCCTAGCACATCTGATATGTTCACTATTGCTGAAACGTTAGAAAGATCATTAATCGATTCGCCGAGCACTGCTGATACCTTTGTTCGAGCAGTGTCTACATCTGCTCAATTCAGTGATAATCCAACAATTTCCGATACATTTACTATTCATCAAATTCTACTTAGACAACAATTTCCTGATTCGCCTTATACTTATGATACAATAACTGCTCATCTTATAGCATATAGGCATTTTGCTGACGCTCCAGTTACATCTGATACTGTTCGCGGTCAAACACCTACCAGCGGAATTGGTGCAGCAACACTTAGTGCCATCACAGCGATTGCCTATGGTAATACAGGAGTTCGATGGGGTCGCGGTACATTACAACCAATAAAAGTTACAGTAGGAACTGGTGATATATCACTTATCGGGACCGGTGCAGCACAATTAGCATATATTACAGCGTCTGCTCATGGTGGTATTGGTTCGCGCGGAACGTTTGGAGCCATTTATGTTAGCTCGTGCGTAGGTTCAATAGGTGTCATCGGTACTGCTGCTGCTAGTTTCCATCCGATTACTGCAAGTAGTACAGGTGATGTTAGTGTAATAGGAATTGGCAATGCTCATTTACGATCAATAATTGCTGCCGGTGTCGGACATACACAAGCCGGTAAAGGCGCAGCTACGCTTGGTCAAATTGTCTCAAGTAATACCGGTGATATCGCTGTAATTGGAACTGGTAATGCGATACTTAAACGTATCACTTGCTATGCATTTGAACCAGTAATACCTCATGGGGCTGCAAGATTACAAGCGATACAATTAGCAGGCTTTGGTGATATTCGAAGTAATATTGGTGTTGGTAATGCTACATTATCTGCAATTGTAGCTTTTGCTACTGGCGATGGAAACGGTCGTGGGCGTGCTTTCCTTAGTCCAATTGTTGCTGCTGGACAAGGACTCGTTACAGAAACATTTACACGCACAATTCATGAATCATTTGCATTTTCGGAAGTAACGTCACCTGATAATAGTAAGCCAGAAAATATCAGTGAACATTTCACGTTCACGGAAACTAGAACTTATAATCGAGTGATCATTAATCAAATACAAGAGACTTTAGTATTAACCGAATCGCTTGAGTTAATTCCTAGGACTTTCACTCGGGATATTTCTGAACATCTTAATCTTGTTGGTGGGTATCTGCAACAATTGTACAACGGTAATAATGCCATAATGATTCCAGAACTCAATGTGGTTCTTATTAAGAGAGCAATGTGTCCATTTGTATCTCTTGCAGCACCGTTGACTGGACAATCAATTATATTACCCACTCCTGATTTTGGCGACAGCGAAGCAATGTTACAGAAAGTATTACCGAAACGATCTATGACTAATGTATTGTACACTTACACCAAAAAGAACAGTCTACGGAAATTGCAATACAAGTTCACAGTTGGTCGACCGATGGCACTTAGGTTAGAATCGTTTGTCAGCAACAATATTGCGAATCTGATAGATATGCAAAATTGGCAAGGAGAAACGTGGAAGGTGATGTTCACGGCGAATCCCATTGAATTTTCAGCGCGAGCAAAGTACGATAACGAAGGTGAAAGATATGAGGTTTCGATTGAAATGGAAGGTGTTAGAATAATCTAATCCAATTGAAACATCTGATCAATGATCACTGGAGGGCAAAATGGCCACTACACCGTATGCAACAATATCTGAGGCGCAGCTGTATTTCGATGAACGGTTGAACACCGGTCCGTGGGACTTCGCTACGCCTACCGATCAAATGAAAGCGTTGCAGACAGCGACACGGGCTATCAACAGACTTCGGTTTTTGGGTAATCCAATTGATCCAAATCAACCCAATGCATTTCCACGTGATGCTTGGCCGAATACGCCGATACCGTTGGCGATTCAACAGGCAACGTGTGAACTTGCATTGCAGCTATTAGACTCGGTTGACCCTAATATCGAAATCGCTAATATCGCCACAACTGGAGATAACTATTCGATGGTCCGCGCTAATTACATTCGTGATTTTGCTTTGCCTCATATCGCGGCTGGGATTCCAAGTTCTGAGGCTTGGCAAATGTTGCTACCGTTCTTAGCTGATCCATTGTCTGTTCAGGTGTGGAGGGTGAACTAACCAAAATGGAAGAATATATGCAGCGTGTTTTGAACGAGCAGTTTGAATTGAACGCCAAAATAGTTAAGCTTGCTGATTTCATCGAAAATAATCAACAATATCATATGCTCCAAAAAGAGGAACAAGATGATATGGTGGAACAATTGAAAGTGATGCGTGAATACACCAAGATATTGGAGCGTCGAATACTTCGATTTCAAAAGAATAGACGTGTATGATTATTAATCAACAACGAGGTTAAACCGGCTACTCACCGGGAGGTCGCTATGAAATGGCTCTTGACAAGACGCTTTGGACACACATTTCGCCTGGCCTACGCTCCGGACGACGATACGACTCCGGCTGGTAGTGGCAATGATACGACCCAAGGCGGCAGCGGAAACGACACCACGGCGGCGGGAAGTGGAGGCGGTGGAACACCGCCACCGAAAAAGCCCGAGTTCACGCCTGAGCAGCAGAACCACGTCAACTCGCTCTTGGCTGCTGAACGGCGGAAGCTCCAGGCTCAGAATGAGAAGACGGTCGCCGATCTACAGAAGCTCCAACAGGAGCAGGGCATCACGGCCAAAAAGAAGGACGAGTTGCAGGCACGGATCAACGAACTGCAGCAGCAATTCATGAGCAAGGAGGAAATCGCCAAGCAGGAACGCGAACGGCAGGCAACGGAGTACCAGGACGCGCTCAAGAAGAGCCAACAGGAGACGGAACACTGGAAGCGACAGTTCCAGTCCACAAGCGTCACTCGAGCGCTGCAGGATGCAGCGCTCGAGGCCGACGCTTATTCGCCCGGTCAGATCATTTCGATGCTTGGCCCGAACTCGCGGCTTGTCGAAGAACTCGACGCTGAGAACAAGCCGACCGGCCGTTACGCTCCGCGTGTCAGGATGGAAGACACGGACGCCAACGGGAATCTCGTCGAATTGGACTTGACGGTGAAGGAAGCGATCACCAAGATGAAGAACACGCCCGAACGCTTCGGCAATCTCTTCAAGTCCGGGGTCAATGGCGGTCTCGGCCGATCCGGTTCCGAGCCTGGGAACAGGAAGAAGGTCGATCCGAAGAAAATGACCACGGCAGAATACATGGAGGCGCGGAAGAAAGACCCGAGCCTCGCCTACGCTGAACCGAAAGAATAACTCAATGGATCGAATAACTTGGCATAACTACGCCGGTTTGTAATACCGATACGATAATGAATCGATTCTCTGAATACGATTCACCGATAGATTAATAATCGCGATTGTAAATGAGGGCGCCCCTCTTTACTCGTTTGTTTCGCGATTATTAATCAACTCGGGTCTAACCTCTCGAAAGGAGGGTGTGTCGAAAATGGCAGTTGATCAACCGCTGAAAGGAAACTCGCAATGCTTCGCTTCAACAAGACAAACCGGCTGATCCGTGGTTTCCGGCCGGTCTACGCGAACACCGTGGACGTGTTCATTCCGGAATTGTGGGCCAATGAGTCGCTCGCGATCCTGGTCGAGAACATGGTCGCCGGTAATCTCGTCTTTCGGGATTTCGAGAACGTGCTCGCCCGCTACGGTGATACGGTTCACGTCGCGCGCCCGCACGAACTCCAGGCACAACGCAAGGACGTGACCGATAACGTCGTCATCCAGGACGTGTCGGCCGCGGACGTGCCGGTCACTCTGAACCAGCACATCCATACCAGCTTCCTCATCCGTGACGGCGAGGAATCGAAGTCCTTCAAGTCTCTCGTCGATGAGTTCCTGCGTCCGGCGATCATCGCACAGGCGCGTTTCGTCGACCAGATCGTGCTTGGTCAGTATGTCCAGTTCCTCGCCAATTCCGCAGGCGCCGCCTTCGGCATCACATCCACCAACGCCAAGGGATTCATCCTGGCCCTTCGACAGATTTTTAATCAGAACCGTTGCCCGGTCGCGGGTCGGAATCTGGTTCTCAACTCTGTCACCGAAACGACCCTGCTGAACCTGGATATCTTCACCCAGGCTCAGATGGTCGGCGACTTCGGCGAGGCGTTGCGAAACGCCACGCTCGGTCGCAAGCTCGGATGGGACTTCTGGATGGACCAGAACATGCCGGTGATCCCGACGGGCAACACGCAGTTGGCGGGCACGACGGGAGCAAACGCGGCTGCCGGTGCGACAACGATTACGACTACCGGTTTCACCGGAGCGGTTACGACCGGCGCGTGGATCATGGTTGGTACCGAGGGTATTCCGCACACTGTCGTGTCTCACACCGAAACGCTCGGCAATACCACCAGCATCACCTTTACTCCGCCTTTGGCTTCAGCAGTAGCCAGCGGTGGAGCAGTTACGACTGCTGCGGCCGGCACCATCAACAACACCGGTGGTTACGCGGCTGGCTGGACGAAGGAAATCACCGTCAGCGGTTTCACGGTGGCTCCCAATATCGGCCAGATGGTGACTTTCGGCAACGTTGCGGGTCCGCAATACACCGTCGTCGCGGTTGACGGTCTTGTCGGCATCACGCTCGATCGTCCGCTCGATGCGGCCGTCGCAAACAGCGCAGCAGTTCTGCTCGGTCCGGCAGCCAACTACAACTTCGCGTTCCACCGGAATGCGATCGCACTTGTGGTTCGACCGCTGGCTCTCCCGCGTCCGGGTACTGGTGCAGTCGCGGCTGTCGCGAACTGGAACAATCTGTCGATGCGTGTCGTCATCACCTACCAAGGGCTCAACCAGGGCCATTTGGTCACGTGCGACTTCCTCGCCGGCGTCGCGGTTCTCGACACTCGCCTCGGCGGTGTCCTCATCGGTTGATCGACTCTCGATTGAGCCGGGCATTCTTGCCCGGCTCAGTCTGATTAATAATAGTTGTGTTTGATACTTGGTGATTAATAATCAAAGGGTGTGAAATGCCAGTATTACCAGGTCCGTTACTCTTTACCAAAAGAGTGCTCTACAATCTGAAAAGACGGTACGGCACGCCAGCGGACTGGTACCATGTCCTTTCCACCCAAAGCGATGCCGGTACAGGGAAGAATATTGTCAACAAACAAAAGTTCCGAATCAATCGTGCAATTGTTATGCCGGTGGCATTGAGTCTGGAAATGAATTTGTTGGGCGGCTATCGGCGTGTTGATAACGCATCATCCGGTATGCCAAGTCCACCGACGCTTGTTGATACACGATACATAATACTGGACGGTGCTGATATTCCCAAGAACATTGATATCACTGCCACGGCAGAAGACTATATCATTGAATTGATTAATAATCAACGATACAATATTCAGAAGATATCAACCCTTGAGGGAATGCTTGGACATTTGATTACTGCTCGATTTGTCAAGGGCGGTGTGAGGAATGAGTTCTTTGATCTGACTGCCAGTGACTCGTTGATATTTAATGAAGTTACGACCGAGCCTTGGGATCAAAAGACTCTTGAGGCTTTGGCTTTTACCGAAACATTAACTGAGGTAATACAGCGGTCATTAGTACATCGGCCAATAAGATAACTGGAGAGTTGTAATGATTGACCCAAAATGGAATCGTTGGATTTTTGCTTCACTGAGCAAATACTTTAGCGATACTCTATCCAATTTGCCTAATTTGCCGCAATATAAGTTTCACATTGAAGGCGTTAAAATGGATACGACGGGTGATATAATAGCATACAGATCAACTGGTCCAAGATGGACTCAATTGACTCGAACACAATGGATGGGTTTAGTAGACGTGAGTATTCTGATTCGAGTCATGGATGATGAATCTGATTTCCATAAGGTGTACAAATTCGTTGGTCCCGTTGAAGCAGCTTTCACGGCATCAATTCCCATATTTCAATTAGGTGACGGGGCCGACGATAATCCCAGTGTATCAATTGACTGCATGACTTTAGTATCGACCCCAATGGGTACGATAATCACGACGCACTTCGGGCATGTTGTTCCTGAACTGCCCGCTGTCCAATCGACTGTTGATGCTTGCTACAAAATAATCCTGGTCACACCTGATTGATTTGGAAAAGGATTAATAATCACAAGGAGCGCCTTACATGGCACAATTTGATTTGAAGAAGGCGACTATCCACGTGGAAGACGGTTTTGGACCAACTGGCGTCAACATCAACAATGTCGCTGGCTATCCCATCGGGTCAACGACGATGTTGATTGAGGGCGTGACCGGGAAGTTGAATCCCGGCGATATGTTCACGCTTCCCGAAGGGCCAACCGTCTACACGATTTCGTCCACCATCGAAACGCTCGGCAACACGACCAGCATCACGTTTTCTCCAGGACTCGTAGTCGCGGCAGCCGATGAGGACGTGCTAACATTCAATCCGCACGATATCGAAATCATTCTGACGGAGGGTACGCTCACCTACGTCGAGAAGAAGGCTCGCACCTACGTCAAGAACCGCGGCTTGCTCACCACGGTCCGAAACGCCGATGAAGAGCCTGTCGATGTTCGCACCGACTTCATGTGGGATTTCATTCGCTCACAGACGGGCAAGCCGCCGACTGTGGAGGAATGTTTCAAGCAGATCGGTGGCGCGTCCAACTGGATTTCGTCCGATCCTGACCAGTGCGCCCCGTATGCCGTCAACGTCCTTGTCTACTACAAACCGAACTGCTTGGGGACGTATGATGAAAAGATTACGCTCCCTGACTTTCGGTACGAAGAACTCTCACACGACGCCAAGACGGGCGTCATCACTCTGACTGGCAAGTGCAACGTGACTGAGGCAACTTCGGTCCGCTTGCCCGCAGCGTAATCACAAGGAGCGCCTACTATGGCACAGTTTGATCTGAAAAAGGCCACCATCCATGTGGAGGATGGTTATGGTCCGACTGGTGGGTTGATCAATAATCCCACTGGCTATCCCATCGGGTCAACGACGATGGCGGTGGACGGATTCACTGTCACACTGAACAACGGAGATACGTTCCAGTTGACTGGTGATCCCAACACCTACACGATCACTGGTCACACAGAGACGCTGGGTGCCACAACCAGCATCACGTTCTCGCCGGGACTTGTGGTCGCGGCCACCGATGATGAGGCAGTCACGATTATGCCTCATGATATCGAAATCATCCTGACGGAGGGCACGCTCACCTACGTCGAGAAGAAGGCGCGAACCTACGTCAAGAATCGTGGTTTGCTCACCACGGTTCGCAATGCTGACGAAGAACCCGTCGACGTTCGGACCGACTTCATGTGGGATTTTATTCGTTCGCAGAGCGGACACCCACCGACCGTGGAGGAATGCTTCAAACAGATCGGCGGCGCGTCCAACTGGATTTCATCTGACCCTGATCAGTGCGCGCCCTACGCGGTCAACATTCTCGTCTACTACAAGCCGAACTGTTTGGGAACGTATGACGAGAAGATCACGTTACCGGATTTCCGCTACGAAGAACTCTCGCACGATGCCAAGACCGGTGTTATCACATTGACTGGCAAGTGCAACGTGACTGAGGCGACTTCGGTTCGTCTGGCTCCGGTGGTCTCGGCTGGTTCCATGTCGGCCAAGTCGATCGGGAAAGACCCGGGGGAAGTATCGTCTGAGGCAGCGTAACGGTTTAATTGATTTTTAATCTTCCCGGACAGTCCGGGAAGATTAATCTGATTCTTTGTATCTGATTTATCACCAAGGAGATTTATGCTCTACAAGGGAAAGAAACTGTTGGGTCCGAGACAAATCATCGTTCCCATCATTCGCAGTGAAGAGGAAGGCGGAACAATATTTCTTCAATTGAAGGCGGTGGTTGACGTTGAAAAATTCAAGGAAGTCTGTCCGGAACCGCAGGCTCCGTACATGCTTCGTCCTGGTAATAAGAAGGTGATCGATTTCGAGAATCCACGATACAAGTCCGAAATGGAAGCCTGGTGGAAGAAGCGCGGAGCCTGGATTCATGTCATGGCTCTGAGCGCGACACCCGAACTCGTATGGGAAGATGTCAAATTGGATGACCCTGACACCTTCGAGTTGTGGGAAAAAGAGATGCAGGCCGCGGGCTTTTCGAGCTTCGAGATACAGCGAATCATTGCGGGCGTTGCAGAAGTCAACGGCCTCAATGAAAGCCTAATTGAGGAGGCCCGACAAAGTTTTTTGAAATCTCAGGAGGAACCGCTAAACGGACAAAGCTCCCCACCGGACGGAGCGAAGACTACGCCATCTGGCGAGCCTGCCACAAATTCGGAATCAGACCCCCGGGCTTAGAAAATGTACAGTCCTGGGAACAGTTATCGGCTTGGATGCAAGCAAAAATATTGGCATACAGTATGATCATTGATTACGAAGAAGGTGAAGAGCGTGATATGTTGCTCAAGGTGATAGCACGATCACCGGGATTGTAATTCCTGATTTTTAATCAAAGTGGTGCCCCAGGGGAACAGGCGATGCAAGGCGAACTTGTGAAGGGAGAGCGTGTCGATATCGCCAGTTTGACAGAGTTAACGCTTGGTCAATACGCACGACACAAGGGAACGTGGTATGCGTGCTGTCCGAACGGTCTGATTGCCAATCTTGGCCGTCACACTGTTACGCCACATGAGGATGGCTCAATCACAGTAAGTCCTTCAATTCTCTGCACCGGTGCTAATGATTCAGGTGATATCCGGTGGCACGGGATGTTAGAGAAGGGCATTTGGAAGGATATGGGATGAAATTAACCTTGCGAGTTGAGAAAGAGGAGTTTGACAAGGAAGGTTGGCTCAAAGCTTTGAAAGGTGCAATAGAGCAAACAGCACAAGATGCGACCAATGCTTTTGCTCAAGCTGCTTTGTCACGAATTCCAGTACACACTGGCTTTGTTGCCGGTGCGATCTATTCTCTTGCTGCTCTACTTGATAATCCACAATTCAATCCGATTGTGACGAATGCATTAAAGCCAGAATTTTATTATCCAAGTAAAACGCCTAAAAATCCTCAAACTGGTGCAGCGTTTACTTCACCGGCATCAGCAGATATATTTCGTTGGGTCGGAAAGAATTACATTTTTAATTTCAATGTTGATATTAGCTACTTTGCAATTCAAGATACTGGTACTGGCAACTCACCGTCTGCGCCATGGGGAGCTTTTGAAGCTGGCCAAGTTGCATACATAAATACGTTTGAAGCTGGTCTTGAAGATAGATTGCCAAAGATAGAGGAATTTCTTCGGAAAACCACGATAAATGTTTCATAGTTGATTATTAATCTTTTTGGAGCTTTCTATGCCGAACATCACGATCGGCGCCGATACATCAGGCGCACAATCCGGGATGGATCAATTTAACCAGATGCTTATCAATTCTGGTAAAGTTGTAGGAGATTTTGTCAATAAAACGATGGAGTATAATAAGGCCAATGAAGCTTTTATGGGCGTTGTTGAACAAATGAGTTCAACAGGCCAGAAAATAACAAGAACTTTTGAAATAACTGCCCAAGGTGTTGAACAAGCAGGTGTAAAAGTTACTAATACTGCAAAAGCAATGAAGCAACAATTCCTTGAATTACAAGCAGCCGCTGCTAGAGCAGCTACGGCTGACGTATCGAAAATATTTCCGATGCCATCTGGTGCCAATATTCAAAATGTAGCATCATACACTAATTCGATTACTAATCTTCAACGTGTTTTTGCTCAGTCTGGTGTATCAGCGGCACAATTCCAGCAAATGATGACTGAAGCCAAAACTAATATGAAAGCCTTTGCTCAAACAATTCCAAGTATGACTCCACAGATGCAAAGTCTTGCTCGTGCAATATTAGGCGTTGGTAGTGCTTCTACACAAGCAGAACAACAATTCACTATTGGTTGGGCAGGTATAGCTCGAACTGTTCAATCAATGCTTGTTAGACGTGCAATATCCGCACTTATTAGCTTGATGCGTGAAGGGATCACTCAAGCACAAGAGTTTTCAATAAAACTACAACAAGTTGCCAATGTCACCGGTCAAACACCGGGAGCGGTTAGGAGAGAAGTAACTGGTGTTTCAGAACAGTATGGTATCTCTCCTACACAAGCTGCTGGTTTGTATCAACAAGCTCTTACGTCTCAAGGAGGGGATGCTGCAGCTGGAGTAAATGTATTAAATCAAGCGATGATGTTAGGACGTGCTACCGGTTTAGAGTATAATGCAGCGTTACGATTAACGACTGCTAGTATGGATGCGTTCCATTTATCGGCAAATGATGCTGGTCGTGTAGTAAATGTATTAGCCGCGGCACAAAGTCGTTCTCGTATTCCGCTTGAACAATTACAAGCTTCAATTGGTCGCGTCGGCCCAGCTGCAAAAGCTATGGGTGTTGATTTTGAGCAAGTAGTTGCAGCGTTTATAACGATTCAGAGCCAAGGTGGTCGCGCATCTGAATCAATGAATCGTATACAGCAAGTATTGGGTGCGTTTGAAAGACCTGGCAAGGCGATGCAACAATGGATGCAAAGCCTTGGGGTTGTTAACGCCCAATCTCTAATGAATGCGTTTGGTGGTCAATTACCAGCAGTATTAGAAAAACTCAATCAAGACGCCGAACGTACACCAGAGTTAATGTCTGAAATTGGAGGATCACTTCGTACTTTCATTGGATTCCTTTCTCTAGGTGGTCAAAATACAGAAAAATTCAGATTGGAATTAGAAAAACTCTATAATACTGATCCGAGTAAATTGGCTCAGAATTTTGAGAAGGTAGATCAGACCGTCGGTGCTCAATGGGAAAAATTCGCACAACGAATAAAGAACTTCTTTGCGGAAGATATTGTTAGCGGGCCACTTAAACTGATTAATATGGCACTTGATTCTATATTCAATAATCCACAATGGGAAAACGCACAAAAAATAGCACGTGAAGGACGAACAGCGGCAGAACAAATACGCGCTGGCGGTCGCGCTGAAGTCCGAGACTACGAACAAAAAGTAAGGCAACATTTTGAACCTGATTTAGCTGGCGCTAGAGAACTTATTAAATTGTCCAATCAAGTTCGTGATGATGCGATTAATGATCATAAAAGAATGGCTCAATCTTGGTTAATAACGACACAATCATTTACCGATACTCTTCGGAGTGCCTTATCTGAAGTTCGACGCGAAATAGCAAAAAATACGTCAGAAATAGACGCGTCAATGAAAAGGGCGCAGAATTTTGCTGAACAAGCACGTGCTGCTTTATTTCAAGAGAGATTTGGTGCAATACAGGACCCGTATCAAAAACAAGTTGCAATTCAGCAACGCATGCAAGAGTTGCAGCAAGAACAATCGGCTATTGAGCAAAAAGCTGCTGCTGAAAAGAGAATACTTAATGATGCTGAAATATCTGAAATAAATAAGATGTTTCAGGAACGATTAAAATTGTCGATACAATTCTTCAAGGAGGAAGATGCCGGTCTCACACAGAATCTTCAACACTGGACACAATATCTTAATCAGATAGGTCAACAAGCCCATGACGCATATGCGAAAACATTACCACCTGGTGCGCAGATGGGAGCGTACCAACCAATAGTTGCAAAATATTCACCAAATATGACTCAAGATCAGCAAAGACAAGAAGCAATCAATCAACTTATCGAGCAACAAGCTCGATGGGAAAAACAAATACAAGAAGCTCGTAGACAACGTAATATTGAACTTGAAAAAGAAAAGTCAATACAGACACAAAATCTGAAATTAGTAGAACAAGCATTTCGTAATATCGAAAAATTTAGTATGTTTGATGAAAAAGGTAATATGCTTCGTAGATATAGGGAGGCAGAAGCACGCCAAGGACCTGGCGGTGGTCGTGCACTTGCGGCAGCTGATTTGGAGAAACTCGCTAAAGCTGCAAGAGACGCAATAGATGTAGCTAATGAACGTCTACCTACCGAAAAACAAATAAGTTCAAGAGAAGTTAGTCAAGTGGTTACACAAAAAGCGGCTGCGCTTGCGGCAGAAACAGCCGCTGTTGATAGGGCTAATCAGGCAAGTTCTCGATTGCTTCAATTAGAAGAGTCGATGAAGAAAATAATAGAGGAAGGAACCGATGCGATTAATAAGCGTATTGAAGCACAGGTACAGCTAAAGCTTGCGCAAACTCAGATGGGTGTTACCCTAGCTGAGATTCGTGGGCGAATGCAAAAAGTACACGATGTTTCAGAAATAAATGTTGGACAAATTCCTTTTGGTTCCGCTGCACGACAATCTGCTGAGGATTGGAACGCCTATGTGAAGGCGCAACAAAATGCAGAGCAAGCCTTAGCAAGAATGTCAACAAAGGAAGGACAAACAGCGGAAAATGCTTTATTGTTGCGTACTGCAATGTCTGAATTAATGCAGACGCTAGCAAAGTTAAAAGATGCTAGTAGCTGGGGTGATTGGGTTTCTCGTATATTTGGTGGTGTTGAATTTACAGGTAATCTACAAACTGCTCTTGGGAATATTGATCGAGAAGTCACAAATAAGGCTATAAATCCACAAAGACAAGCACGAATAGTAGACGATGCGATACAGAAAATATCGACGGCTCAATCGCCTTTGGAAGCGCTGCAACAGATTGGTCAACCTGCACAACAAATGCGAGCTGGTTTTGAAGGTGCGGCTGTAGCGATGCCCCACATAACGCAGGAGCTAGAGAAATCTCAAAAGCTAACTGCGCAAATTAATCAGGATATAATAAACACTGTAACTTCAATAAATCAAATGCGTGGTCTTTCAACGCCGGCACCTGGTTTTATTGGGCCATTGGAACCTGGTCAAATTGCACCCGGTAGGTATGCAGAAGGTGGACCAGTTTCTGGTCCAAGAGGGACAGACAACATACCGGCATGGTTAACAGCGGGAGAATTCGTAGTCAACGCTGATAGTACGCGTAGATTCTATACTCAACTTCTGTCTATTAACAGTGGACGACAGCCACGTTATTTTGCTGGTGGCGGTCTTGTAACTGTTGGCGATATCAACGTCAATGTTTCCGGTGGTGATACGTCGGAAAGAACAATACGGGAGATTGCTCAAGGGATCAATACTGAATTACGGCGTGGGACGGTTCGATTCCAAACCCTACAGGATGCACAATGAGCTTTCAACAACGAATGAATCTGAGAGAAGGACTCACCAGCAATGTGACAAGGAAGCGTCCGATTAATGATCCGTTGACTCTCCGCGGTCATTGGGTCAGTGAACTCTGGCGGAAAGGCAAGTTGATTTCCGTCCATGAAGCTCACAACGATATCGTGGTCGTCGGCAAGAACGCACTGCTCAATACGTTCTTCAATGCTCTGTTGCAAATCACGCCGGGAAGCTGGTGTGCTGGTCTGGTCGATGCCAACGGATTCACTGGCTACAACGTCGCGACTGACACAATGTCGTCTCACCCTGGCTGGGTCGAGTTCACAGGTTATTCGCAAACTGTTCGTCCCGCGTGGGGACAGGGTACAGCCGCGAGCGCAAGCATCTCGAATGCGTCGCCGATGGTCTTCGATCTGACGGTCACTGGCACGGTTCAGGGCTTGTTTATCACGACGGTCAATACGAAGGGAAGCACAGCCGGTGTTCTCTGGAGTGCGGCTTCCTATACCAATCCGCCGGCTTGCGTACCAAGCGATGAAATTCGTTCTACTTACGGTCTCTCTTGCTAATATGATTTCGATTAATAATCATGGGTTCAATTCAAAGGAGGATAAATGCGAACATTCTCTCTCTATACAACTGATGTGATTCTTTTTGCCGAAAAAGTAAGAACCGATAGACCTTCATTTCGAGTATCTGAGTCTTTGACTTTTACTGAAACGTTAAAGCATAATAGACATTATTTAAGTATTGTCGAATCGATGACAATTCGAGATTTGTTGACAAGTAGTACTACTCGACAGATTCCAAATATTATTGAGAGTCTCGTATTTTCTGAGCATACATTACCGAGAAGTTTCCAGTGTGATGTTTTTGATATTCTACAATTAGTGGAACATAAGAGTAGTCTTAATTTTGTAGAGCAATTGCACTTTAGGGAAACGCTTACTCTTGATAAGCGTAAAGCAAAGTATGACACGTTAGTGTTTACAGAAACGATAGGACTTAAAGTCAAGAGAGTTCTCATAATAAACGAGACGCTCAATCTTACCGAAGGATTAACTTTTACACAAATTAGGTGCGGTGATCGACCCTGTCTTGTTGGCCCAGCAACTAATACGCTTACTGTTACACTTTCTACTTTTGATAATAGATATAGTGTCACAGTCATGTCTCCTGATTTCGACAACACGGAGGCACTGCAATTCACTCGCGTTAATAAAAAGACCAGGGGCGGGGATTTGATTATTTTCAGAGACCCGCAGTGGCCAAAGTCAACGACATTGACTTACACTTGGAAATATTTGGGTATGAAGGACCGAGATAATCTGATGACTTTTGTATCGAACACAGTAGGCCAGGTTTTCAACTTGCTCGATTATGAAGGTAACAATCACTCCGTTTATATCAAGAATCCTGATACTGACTTCTCTCGACAGCAAAAACAATTTAGCTCGGTTCGTTTGGACTTCGAGACTCAGTCATGAGGATTATTAATCATGCCGAGGCGTATTCCCCCTGAAACTCTCAACACATTGCTCGCCAACAAAACTGGCTTAGAGCCAGTTAATATCATTTCGATTCAATGGATTTATAAAGGTAACTTCTATAGCTATTGTGATCGATATATTCCAGGTGTTGTTATGGGCAAACTGATAGAAGTTGCTGATCTTGAAGCTGTACTCGATATTTCCAAAGGTGGTTCCACGACTAGCGTTAAGGTCGTATTGGATGATACTGATGGGATGATTAAAAATCTTTTTGATACCCACCCTCTGTATGGTCGTCGAGTGATCATTTATCAGTGGTTTACACAGATTCCAGTTGGTGACGCTTTTCCAATCTTCGAGGGCGTCGTTGCTGCGCCTATCGTCTGGAGTGAAGGCGATAGGTCGTTTTCGTTTGATGTGGTAACGAAGATTGATGATGTGCAAGTCGGATTCACAGTAGAAGATGGTAATTTCACCAATGTACCACCGATTATTTTGAATAAGCCGTGGCCATTGGTATTTGGCACGGTTCACGATATGCCGACCATTCAAATGGATGAGATTCCTGTTGGTACAACTAGAGTACCTCTTGGTATTCCAGACGCAAATCTCGGCGCTCAAATTGATTATCTTCAAGATAAGGCTGATGCTCAATCTGGACGTGCTTCTTGCTTGTCTTTACGCGCAGCTGAAATGATGTGGATTGCGATGAGTGGTGGTTCGTCAATTGGTTTTGGAGCCGCACTTACGCCTGATGCTGCCCTAATGGCAAAAGGTAAGGCGTTAGAAAATCAAGCTTTGTCAATGCAGTCACAAGCTAATGCAAATCATTATCCACAAATTAATAGATTGAAGGCGATACAACAGGATCAAAAGATTTATGATCTTTATTCAATTCCGATTATCAATGGTCATCGCTTTCATCAAGGTACTCCTATGGAAATTAAAATCAATGGAGCAAGTTACTACGGTTCATTCTCTGGTGATGTTTTCAATGTGATTTCAAGAATGTCGCCTAATGAAGACTTTCACCGTGCTCCTGGCGGTGGATTAGCTCCAAGTCTTCCAAGTAGATTTGGTTCTCCTGTTCAAGGAACGCAAGAGCAATTTGATTCAACTGTTGCTGCCAAAGGTGGCCCCGGTTTTAAGATCGTTGGCGACCTTAATCCAACAGCACAATCAGAAGCGACAGCTTATTGGTCATGCCAACCACCCTACTTTTTTACAATTAATACTGCTCCTGTTGCACCTGCAAATACACAAGGAATGAGTAATAGGCAAAAATTCTGGTTTGCTCAAGCTGGGGCAACTGTCGAACCAGGTGTTGATTATTCGATTCGATATATTATCACGATTGTTCCGAATGTTCAGGTTCTTTGGTTGTCAGCAAAGGATCGAGACAGTGGTTTGGAGCTGATCACACCGATACCGCCGTACTATTACGAATTGAGCTATATGTCCTTCGGTAGTGTCACGGCATTGATTGCGACTTTTAATCAACCGCTCTCAACGATTTGGGATCAGCACTGGTCAAACGATGTGTATGCCACTGTTATTTCTCCAATTGGACCGAATACTGTTGATATTTTAGTTTGGTTCATCCAAAATTATACAGCATATAAAATTGATTGGACGAGTTTTAATCATGTCCGTATCATGGTTGAAAAGTATCCGTCAAGCTTTCCGTTCTATGACAAGAAGAATGTGGTCACAGTATTAAAAGAAATCGCTTGGCAAGCTCGGTGTGCGGTGTGGGTCACAAACGATACATGGTATATAAGATACTTACCTGAACAATTAACACCTGTTGACACTATTACTGAGGATGATATTGAAGTAGCTACGCTCCAAATAGAATGTACACCATTTGAAGAAATCGTAACAAAGTTTGTTGCTCTGTTTCAAACGTCCTGGGCGTTGACTGATAAGACTGAAATCTGTTGCCAGAATAATGTTGCTTTATATGGTGTCGTTAAGCGAAGCTATGATTTTTACATCTACAATATTCTGGATTATGTTTGGAAATCTGCACAATACTGGACAATGATATACAGTAACATTTGGAAGGTTCTCAAGTGTAAGACATTTCTTCAGAAGCTCACAGTTGAGACTTTCGATGATGTGACTATTAATCTTGCCCATAATTACGCCTGTATTGGTCCTGTTGTCGGGTCAACTAGAAAGGCAACTTTTAATTCAGCTGATTTGTCAATAGACTTAGACATTTGGCTGCCAGTGAGATTGGGAGAAATGAAGGAATATCCGCTGGCACGCCCGGCAGGTATCTCAACGACTTATGTCTTCCCTGACATAAACGAAGTGCCTGGTGTCTTTGTGCAATTACCGCAAGTTGATTTGAATGCTAAAGCAGGAACGAATCCAGTCACGCCAGTGTGGAGTGTACAAGGTGGTGGTAGTTCCATTTCGGATCAAGGTAATCCGCCAGCAAATCCTACACCACCAGCAATAGCAGAAATGCCTAATTATCCGTGGTATGATGGAGCGCCTCCGGGTGGACCCACAGGTCAAACACCGGCTCAGGGTGCAATTGTTCAACCAGCATACAATTATGTCTTTCGTGAACCAACGCCGACTCCATCAACAGACACTGATCTTGGCGCACCGTCGAGACCTATTCCTGGTATAATAACTGCTGCGAATGATGATAATACATACACTGTTGATCTCTACGAAGATGGTTATGATCAACCATCAACCGCTACTGTCAATGCTATTGTTTCAGGTATGTCACCGGATGCCGCATTACCTGAAAGTTGTACTTGTACTGTAATTCGACAAATGATTTTCGGTGCCAGTGGTACTACCACTGTCTTAGGCGGTGCTATTGGTGTCAAATATACGTTAACACCGTCTCCATTCTGGCTCGCGCCTCCAGCAGATACTGGTGGTGGTGATTTTTAATCAAAGGAGATTGGATGGCGTGTCAATACATCAGGATGGGAGACGGCAGCATCATTTTCAAGAAGAGAGGGCTGCCGCCGATGGAAGTGCCGGGATATGAAGTTGATCCTGGCGACCCGTACCGTTTCACTCCGATACTGCCGCCATGCAGGGCAAGAACAATTCGACTGGTGCAGGTACCATGCTGTATCGACAAAGTCCCCCTAAGACATTGTACAAAGTACAATCTCTTGAGTATGACTTTTGATCATTGTATTGCGTGCGATAAAAGAGGGGAAAGCGACCCGGAATGAATCGCTAATCTGGAATGATTAATAATCATGAGTTTGAAATACCTAACATCAAGCGATATATTTCAGCCTGTTTCAAGGCTTTCTCCATAACGTCAGCGTATACTAGCCATTGAATATTATGAGCTTGTCCAATAAAGCTGGGTAATACTTTGGTATACATCATTGGTTTGGCACGATGATTTAGACAATCGTTCAGATACAATGCCGCGGTTCTTAGATCGCGGGCTTCTTCGGATATCAAGTGCTTGCAATTGTGAAAGCCCAACCATTCTCGCAGGAAGCTGTGAATCCTTTCCCACCCGTGCACAATCGGCACGATCCTTTTCCCCTCCGGCATATCCAACAGCTTCACCCACTCTTCCAAACGATCAGCAGCTAGTGATGGTGCGATACCATGTATCATCGCATTATTGAGTTTTGTTGGGCTGATACTGGCAGTCTCAGGATCAATATTTTCTGGACGAAACGGTTGAATCGCTGTATAGAATGGGACTATCTGTGTTGATGGTTTGATGTAATTATCCAACAACACGATACAAATAAAACAAACATCGTGAAGGCGTGGATTATCTCCAGTCGTCTCAATTGCAATTGAGACAAGACTGTTGGAATTGAGATGCGTCATTGTGCGTTCAATCATGGGCGCTCCGGTGCTTTTACTTTAACTGGCATTGACTCGTCTGCTCCGTCGGGATGAAGACCTGAAACTTGCCCACCGACACCGATCATTTTGTTCAGACCTTCTTTGAGAGCCGAAGCGAACGGTGATTGTTGAATTGTTGGATATTCTGGAAGTATTTGATTCGGGGGAATTGAGTCCCAACGATCATTAATCAAAACCAAACCAAATGAACCGCGAGCAGCATCGAAAGTGACGTTAACGACATTTGAACCAGGTTCCAGAGTTTCGAGTTTGATATTACCCTGTATTAGATCGAGAAGTTGCTTATTAGAAAACCAGAGAACCTTCATTCGGCGTTCGGCGATTTGTTGGTAAGGACTCATGAGGCTCCTTTCATGTTACTCATTTAATTGTGCGAGAATCGTGTCACCGATCTCAGTCGTGATCTTATCGTGGAATTCTTTGATTGATCCGTTATTGTCCAGAATCTTTGTCCACTGATTAAATTCGACTAATTGATCATCAGCAAGATCAGAATTATTAGGAGCGTCAGCTCGATTGATTTTGTAAATGTACCCGCCGAAATCTAGAATCTTATGAGCCTCATTAGGAAACCGTAAATCTTTCAGGATACAAACATCGCCCTCAGTAGTTTGCAGAACGTAATCGAGCCAAGTATCAGCGTATACTTCACGTGCAACTTTAGTTGCGAATTCGATCCAAATTTGTCGCGGGCTCTTTCCGATCCTTGGAAGTATCTGTTCGATCAAATGGGCATTCTCGGGTTTCTCGTAATAGTGTCCAGGCTGCAAGCCAGCCCAGCCATATAATTGATGCGTAATATCTTTGACCTTATCGCCGAATCCTTTCTGTTGAATGTCAAGGCCCTTTTTCTTGAGCCTCAAATATGCGCTTAAGAATCGCGCAGCGGTATCTTTGCCAACTCGCTTGCGGTGTCCGAACGCGATAAATAGCAATGGTTTTCCTTTCCTGATTATTATTCTTGGTTGAGTGCGTATACCTTATCACCTTCCTTGAATATGGTCTTGATATGATCTTCGCAGACGTGATTGTAGTTATCGACGCCATCGCTACCAACCCAATGCGTTGCGAAGTTGGTACAGCAGGTCATCTTATCTTGATCAATAATCACGTTGCAGTAGTCGAAGAACTGAGCGATATCGTTGGTCTTGAAACCAGCAGCACTTGCGTGACCACCGCCACCAAATTTCTTGCAGATCAAACTAACATCGGTTAATTGTTTCGCACCAACTGCGTTCATGAATTCGCGTGAGCGAAGACTGACGGCCCATTGCCCGGTGGGAAGCATGAAGAACACGCCGCCCATACCGTATTTGTTATCTTGGTTGGCGAGGGCTTCCCCTATCTTACTTATTAAAGTCGCGTTCGGATTATTGACGCACCAAATTCGTCGGCCATCGATTACCATTGGAACCTTATTGTTGACTGCATTTTCAATATCTTGTGCTTCGCGGCGTAGGAGTGCTCCTCCTTCACGAGCAAACTCAGTAAAATTGCGTTCGATACGAGCATTAATCAAATCGAAGTTCTCGAAGGTCATCGGATAACTTTTGATATTGGCATTGATTTCGCGAGTAGCAGGTAACCTATGTAGCCAAAGATCGTAGTCCTGAACGTAATGTATTAGACGCGGTACCGCTTCCATATTGAATCCTTGCCACGTCATCATGGCCCCGGATCGGCTCATATCAAACTCGCAACCCTCAATGTCTTCTAATTCCTTTTGGGCCGTCTTGTGATGATCGTAACATTTCATCTTCCTGGCGAGCGATTTGATAAAGAGCATGATTTTGCGCGGAAAAGAAAAGTCGAGAATGTAGACGTATCGGTCCTTCAACTTGTCTTCGGGAATTGTGAACGGTTCCTGATACTGACAATCAAACAGATCGATTTGAAGAGTAGCTGCTCGACTCGAAGGTATTGGAAGCTGATTGATAGCCCGCACGGCTGCCCATGCAGACGCGAAACCATCGGTGCAGTTCCGATGGTAAATAATCGTGAAGTCGCCATCCCGAAGATTCGTGATTTGATCCATTGGCAATATCCCTCTGGTGGGTGGGAGAAATCCGTTACTTCTTCTTTCGCTTGGGCGCAGGCTTGCGAGCGATCGGGGGCTTACCGCCCTTGGGCTTGATCTTGCCACTTCGCATCATGTTGATGTTAATGGCCTGGGCTTGTTTGACTGCATCCTTGCGTGTGCCGTGTGAGCGGCCTTTCTTGACCTTGCCACCGCCGGGCTCGACGACGACGTGCTTCTTACCGCGCTTCTCAACATGCACCGGCATTGTTGTCTCCTTTTGGGTTCAGTTCGTTTTCAACCACTTCGGCTATTTCGTGGAGGCGATTAATAATCGTTTTGTAATTATTTAAGTCTTTCATATCGAAACTGACAGTACGAGTGTCCAATCGTTTCACGTTCAGTTGCTTCGGAACAGAATCATCCTCTGCTATTTTTTTCAAAAATAACTCGAAGAATTTATCGGGATCAACAACCATGTCGGGTTGTAACTCCATGATATAATGGGGTACCGGGTAAGGTGTTGGGAGTGGATCGCTCATAGTGGTGTATTAAGCTCCTCTGCTACTTCTTCCAGAAGCTCCTGAGCCATCCTGACTTTATCTTTCATAACGTCGTTATGGAAGTCATTATCATTTGCCTTAGCCCAATCTTGAATACGATTATTAATCACTACCAGTTCCTGATAGATAGCTGTATCGCGGCCGTGTGTTACAGCAGCACCGTTCATGTTGACTCCTGGTGAGGTTGGCCATTGGATTGTTCGAGCGCACCGATATACCAATCATTGTAGTTGTCCGTGATTATTAATCGCCGGACGCCTTGACAATGAACGCCGATGAATCGGTTGTGCGGTAACTTCACATAAGCAGGCGTACCGTATGTGTGGGCGTAGCGTAGCATTTCCCTGTCTTCTTTGGACAGAGAGCGAATGATATCATTGATTCGATTCTTGTTCTGGTCCATTGGTTACGCTCTCCCGGTCAGTTGATAAATTTGTAGACCCATTATTGGAATCGGTTTTAACTGGCGTTAGAAAATCGGCTTTGACTATTAATCGCGGCTTGGGCTCGCCGTTTCGTTGCTCACTTGTTTTCCATATGATATTACCAACATAATACTGTGCGTCCTCGCGTCTCCGCGCTCGAGGGAATCTTTCAGGCATATGCAGCCCGCAATATCGTTTTGTGAACTTCTCAGCTTCCGTCGGTTCAAGCCAGTGCAGAAGCCTATCGTAAAACTCACTCCACTTGATCATTTCACCTTCAACGTATTCGCATTCTTCATCGAGGAATTGCTCAAGCGGATTGAGATTCGATCGTTGTACTCGACGCTTATCTTCGGTTTCCATAACAGGTACGACAAGTCTATCATTGCTCTCAGGGATTTCTAATCGCAGTATGTGGGCCATGAAATGTGGAGCTTCCTTGACCAGAGCTTCCAGCAATCGCTTCTTGGGGATGATTTCAACTTCATCCAATGGATGTACGCGGATCATAGTGATACGGCTATCGTTCTGGAATATCGGGCAGGACGTTTTATCATTAGCGCATTGGACCCACGCTGTGCTGTTCTTGACCATGATCGGCGTTTGACGCTTTTCATGAATCGAGATATTGTTCGCTGTTACCAGTTCTTTGATTCGATTGTATGAAATCTTGGCATCGTTCTTCTTAGGGTTCAGATCAAGTTCTTCAACTACGCACAGGATTGCGTGTTGCAACTCCGCGTTGAATTGGGCAGTTGCTTTCAATGCTTCGTTGACTTTCATGTATCCGCGTGGCGGGTCGCCATCAAGTAATATCGCGAGTGCTTCATGGAAAGTAGATTTCCCTGTATTTTGTTCGTCCGAATAAAAGAACAGATATGGTAAACGGTCGTATGGTTTCTGGAATTTCGCGGCAATCCACAGGAGCAGATAGTCTGCTCCATTCTTTATCGAATTCGCTTTCGCCCAGGGATGATCCTGAACGATTGGATCGATTCCAGTTCCTAAGTGTTCCAGTATTTTCAACCATGTCGGGAAAGATAGGTTGTCGATATCTTGTGATGGTTGGAAACGGAACTTGGCTCCGCGACGATTCCACAATCGTCCTGGAGGATATTCAACATCGAACGGACGATTAATAATCTTGTACGGTTGAATAACGCCTGTGCCGAGAATTTGGTCAACATCGGCCGGCTTATAACCGAAGTGACCTTTCAATATCAGCTTGACGTGCTCCAGTGGTTCATCTCGCCATTCTTCGGCGCTCTTGACGACCCAGCCTTCATCAGCATCACCTTCATTTACTACATGTCGAATGATCTTGTCTAGGTGCATCGTATCAGAGTAGCTATTCATCTGGTCGATCTTGCCATCGACTATCTTGTTCCAGGTCTTACCTGTGCCGTCGTACCCGTCCATACCATCAGCGGTATCTTTGGTCTCTTTCTCGATTTCGATTAATAATCGTTTATCGCGGTGCTGCTTCAAGACAGCAGTTCTGGTTAGCATCCGTTCGGATACGCCAATATCTGCACCAAGCATGCGCGCGGCGGCAATGGCTTGTTTCGCTTCTTTGAAAACGAATCCGCCGTTTGATCGTTCAACGCCGTCGTTCAATTTGCACGCCGTCTTAAAGTCCGGCAATTTGTTGAACCATATGCTTGTCCACCCGCGGCCGTCCTGAGTCCAAAAGGAATGCTCAGTGCAACCTTTGGTGAATCGACGGAATCTCCATGCGCCTCGCGGCATGGGGAATCCGTAACAATTGTGATCGGAACCGTGTTCAGTCCCTAACGCGAGTGTATCGTAGCTGCCTCGCAAGTTGAGAGCCTTGTGAGCTAGCTTGAGCGTGTATGTATGCGTCACGAGCATATGATGATCGTCACGCCACCACGAGCCGCCGGGTGTATTGGTTTGAATCCAGTCCAGTAATTTCTGGTGCTCTGCGTCGAGTGGAATCTTTGGGCGTTGATTCGAGAGTTCCTCGAATTCATCATATCCGCCGGCACTTTCATCTTGTCCCTTGACGAAGAACGGAACTGTTCGCCTACGTTTCCCCGATACTACGTCGATGTAATCTTTCCACTCAGTAGGAATGTCTTTTAATTTATCACCCTGTTTGACCAGTAGCAGACTCTCAGGCTTACGCTCACCGCCAGGCGTGAGCATCTTGCGATGCCACACCCACATGTTGCCCGCGTACACGTCTACCTTGGCTTCCAGATCAAAACCGGCAATTGAAGACAACTGAGAAAGTATCGCTCTGCCAACTGCCATGTGTTCGTTGTGATTATTAATCGCTGATCGGAAAACATTCTCGTCAATGAACACGTATAAGTGCAGGCCCGATCCGCTGGTGGACCGTCGTATCGTTACCCACGGTATCGTTCCTACCTTCTGTCGAATTTCCTCGATTTCAGCTGGATTGAGTTTGCGCGAATGTCTCTCGCTGTGCCCAACGATTGCGTCGAAATCAAAGGCGACCCACAGAGATTTCTTTTGCTTCCAGTTCCAGCCGGTCATGCCGATACCTTCGACATGTAAAGGCAAATCGAATTTTATGTTGAAGTCATTATCTTCAGGTATATTCATCGAGTTACGCGGTATACGGAATGGTCCCCACGTTTGGGCACCATCTGTATACTCCCGCCAGTTCCTGCCCTGATAGTAGCGGTCAACGCACTCACCGCCATCTTGGGCGACGTTGATCTGGACTTCCATTTCATCTGTGTACATCGCGGCCAAGTCCGGCCACGTGTGCATCGAAAGGAAGTTCTTGATAGCAACTGATCGCTTTATTCCAGACATAGCCTCCCTCGATTATAAATCATTTCACTAATCATTAGTCTTTTCTCTTATTGCGTCTGTTAGACTTAACACGGTACAGAGGTCTTCCTCAGAGGGCGAAATTGTCCACGTTATACTGACTGTCTTATTATTGATTCCAACGACGCCAACTGGTTGTCCGTCTCCGAAAATGTCGTAGTATCCGTCGCTTCGTTGTCTGATTTCAAACTCCATCCTTGAATCTCCTAGTTTCTGATCAATAATCAATTAGAGCTATGCTCTTGGATCAGAATGATTATTAATCAAAAACGGGCACGCGGAAATAGAGAAAGTGAAATTAATCAAATCTTTCCAGAGGCGGTCAATCTCACTCCCCATACCTATGTCACGGCAAAATCCGCCGGTTTGTGTCAATAATTTTTTTGTGCGTTTTCGGACTGGACTGGAGTATAGCCTTACGTAAGTGCAAGCGCCCTTAATGATATATGACTTTTTTGTTTTAGACTCTCTAACGGTCAACTAAAAAGAACACTATACGTAGCTCTTGACATTTGTACACTTGCGCCGTTGGCGCGGACCGAATTAATCAAATCTTTCCCGCGAATCGGGCGGAAAAAGTTTGGCACAATCCGCCCGTTTTTGCCGTTGCATAGGTATATGGGGAGTTTTGGCCCGACCGCTGGAAAGATTTGATTAATTCGGCCTTTTGATTTTTAATCAGTCGAGTGGTTGACCGCCTCCTGTCAAGTCCTCACGGTCGCCCTCGACTGATTAAAAATCTTTTTGGCATTCAGCCGAGTTGATTGTGCCTGTGACGTACGCAGAGCCACGGACTCGAAAGACTCGGCTGATCAAAGGGGCAGCCGAGTGGACCGCACGATGGTTGGACGGGAACGCATGTGCCAAGTCCACTCGGCTGATTATTAATCGCTTAGGTGTTTATTAATCGCTGGACCGGTTTCAGGGTCGTAAGTCTACCACACGTAGCTGACCCTGACCGGTCCGCGATTAATAATCACGGGACCGACTCTGTGCTCCCTCCGGAGTAGCCCCCTACCCACGTTGGGTTCTGAGTCGGTTCCGTGATTATTAATCGCTGGGGATTATTAATCGTTGATGATTCGGTGGGGCGAACAATAATATCTGATTAATAATCGAATTGGTAGACGTGATCAATAATCGAAATGATTGAGAACGGAAAGAGGCGCATGTATGGTGAAACACGACCTGACGGCGTAGTTATGTCGAGTCCACCGGATCATTTATCAGGGAGTACGTATCAATGGCTGAGACCAAACAAGCGACGAAAACTCCACCTGCCGCAAAGGAACCGGCGCATCCGCCGGCAAAGGAAAATCCCGCATTGGCAACATCGGCCAACGGCGATACCTTGCGGTACATTCCCATCGGACTCATTCGCGAGAATCCGGTCGCGCTTCGGCCGGTCGATCGCGAGAATGAGGATTATCTCGGACTCGTCGCGTCGATTCGCAAGGACGGCGTTCTCAACCCCATTGTTGTCCGGGAAGTCGAAGACCCCGAGAAGCCCGGCGCTAAGCTCTACGGCCTGATTGACGGCCTGCAGCGCTACAACGCGTCGCTCGACGCGGGCATCAAGGAAATCCCGGCACACATCACGACCGCGGATCAGGCGCGTATCGAGGAAATGCAGATCATCGCCAACGCGCAGAAGATCGAGACGCGGCCTGTCCAGTACGCGCAGCAGATCGCACGCCTGCTCGAACGCAACCCGCTCATGACGATCACCGAGTTGTCGGGCAAGCTCTCCAAGTCCACTACCTGGATTCACAAGATGCTCGGCATGGTCAAGCATCTGCACGAGGAAATCAAGCCCCTCGTGGACGACGCGCGCATCAAGCTCTTCAACGCGACCGAACTGGCCAAGCTCCCCGTGGAGGAACAGCCGGCCTGGGTCGACCGCGCCATGACGCAAGCCGCCGGTGAGTTCTCCGCCGCGGTCGCCGCCCGCGTCAAGGAGATCAAGGAAGCTCGCAAGAAGGGCCGCGCCGAGTCGCCGCCGGAGTTCCAGCCGGTGGCCCACGCCCGCAAGCTCAGCGAGGTCAAGGGCGAGTTCGAGAAGGCCGTCATCGGTCCCTTGCTCGTCAAGGGATTAAAGATCACGGACCCGACCGAAGCCTTCGCACTCGGCGTCGCGTGGACTCTGCATATGGACCCGGACAGCAAGGTGGTGCAGAAGCAGGAGCACGACGCCCGCGAGAAGAAGCGCAAGGAGGAGAGCGACAAGCGGGCGCTCGAGCGCACGAAGCAGAAGCAGGACGAAGCCGAGAAGACGCGGCAGGAACTCGAAAAGCGGATCGCCGAACGCGCCGCACAGGCTGCCAAGGAGCCCGCTCCCGCCCCTGCGACCGCCGGGGCCAAGTAACGACAAGTCCGCTGTTGACCTTGATAATCGCTCGTGGCCACCTGTTGGCTGGGTAGTTAATGGTTGGCAGGTGGCCACGGCGAGAATTGATTAAAGATCACAATATCGGATATGATTAAACACAATACGGTGAAATAATATTGAACTCAACAGAAAGGACCAAAACATGGACGGCGTTCTTCCCCACCCGAAGTTGCCACAGCCGGAATCGTTTCCCGAGATAACTATGACTCCCGACACGGGCAACTACATCGGCGGCACGCTTGATCGCACGGTCTCCAACGTTCCCGCGGTTCAGTCGGCCGGCGCGTCCCCGTCGCCTCCGGGCGCTGGCGAGGTCGGCAGCGGTGTCCCGAATCCCGAACTGTATCACGAGGATTTCGAGACCCCGGGCGCGGCCAAGGACAACGGCGATACGGTCGGCCAGTCCGGTCAGACCCCGCGCAAGGCGCCGGGTTCACCGGGCAAGGGCGACTACAACGTGGGTGATTGATTGAGCAGTCTCCCTGGCAGGTCGGTGGAAACACGCCGGAACATCCCCAGCTGGTTCCGGCGTGTTCTCCAAAAGTTATTACATCCGGGACAGAAAAATAATATCGTTAATTTTGCGATTATTGATCATTGCGATTCATCATTCACAATAGTCGCCTATAATATGTTCGGCGAAGAAGTCGATATGACCAATATGATGTTCATGTGTGTTGAATCGGGCGATCCATTATTGCTTCGTCCTGATACACCGGTCAGAGCAAGATGCTCAGTATATGTTCGGACAATACCGTGGCCTGAAGTCGGAACGACACGACATGTTCTGGTTACGCTTATCTGGCATGATTCTAATAAGCCTGTGAATAAATTCGCAATACCGTGTACAGTTGTAGAAATGAATAGGTTTGGAGTGTTGGGTGTTTATTTCGGGAATTGGATAGAAGTATCCAATCAAGATGATTTGATTAATGATCAAGATTTATAGGATCAACTGGCAGGATGTCTTTCACTCTACCGATTTTCAACGAAAGAGAGTACAGATCATGGCTCAGGAAATGACCACGAATCCGAACGCGAATCTGCCGACTTTCGGTGCGACTGCTCAGTCCGACCAGATGTTCGACGGCCTCGTCCGGGCCGCGTTCCTCAGCCGCGTGCAGCTCTGCGGCGGCAACAACGCACTCGCGCAGGAGGGCAAGATCAGCGTCGGACACTTCGCGTTCATCCGCAACAAGGACGATTTCGTCGCCTTATCAAACGAGTATCAGTTCTATGCCCTCGCGTACCGCTTCGCGGCGCTTCGCTTCGGGACGGAACAGATCGACTCGTATTACAATCCGGAGTCCCCCGAGTTCAAGGAGGTCATGGCGGAGTCCGAGGAAAAGGACTCGAAGTGCGCCTATGGCCCGCAGTTCTTGATTTGGGTGCCGTCGGTCAAGGACTTCGCTACTTTCCTGTTCGGCTCCAAGTCCGCACGGCCGGAAGGCCGCAATATGAAGCGACTGCTCGACGCCAAGTCCGCCGGCACGATGAAGTCGCGACTCGTTTCCAGCAAGGAATTCAAGTGGCACGTTCCCGTCTGCATCCCGTACGCATCGCCGATCGAACCGTTCGACGTTGATACCGCGAAAACGTTGGCCGAGAAGTTCATGAGTCCGGGCGAGTCCGAGCGCGAGGCCGCTGACTTTCCGCCAGCACAGGCGGCAGGCGCGGCTCCCGCTGACGGCGCACGTGCCCGGTAGTCGTAGCCTCCCTCCTGTGTGGGTGGGAGCCCCGTGTGTGCCCGGTCAGCAATGACCGGGCACCCCTTTGATTGGATTTTTAATCAAACCCAATGACTGCGTGCGAACCAAAGGTAAGGGGTTTGTCATGGCGAAAAAGAAGGCCAAGAAGTTCATCCAGAAGGCGATCAAAAATCCGGGAGCACTCACGCGACAAGCAGCTGCAGCCGGAATGTCGATCAGCGAGTTCTGTGCCCAGGGCAACCTGTCGGGCACCACGCAGAAACGATGCAACTTGGCCAAGACGCTCAAAGGCATGGCCAAGAAGAAAAAGAAGTAAACAGACCCGCGGCGAGAACCAGGTACCGAGCGTAGCCACCTTCTTCGCGAGAAACAATGGAAGTGTGCAGCCATGCAGTGTGCGGGAACCAAGTCAAACGTGTAGTCATGCACATGGTGAGAACCGATGACGATGCGCGTAGCCTTATCCGTTGCGAGAACCAGCAGTCGGGTGTGAAGTCACATTCCACGCGTGAACCAAACAGCCTGTTCAACCCCGCTGTGAGTGCGAACCAATGGAAGAGTGTGAAGTTGAAGTAGTCGTGACTCGACGAGAAGGACACCGCGAGATTTACACGGCTGTCGATGACGGTAACGGAACAGTTCACATGGATGGTGTCGTTGTCAGAAACGGCGACACGCTTCAATGCCCATTGCCGAGAATAAGGCTTGACTATGATCCGCCTAATACCGATAGCACAAACACAAGTTGATTGGGATACCTTTTTGAGAGAAGTCTCTGACGTTCTCAAGCGAAACCCTCTTGAGCAATTGAATGCGCGTTGGATCACGCCCACGAAATCGTTGTCTGATTTCATCGTCGCTCTGAAAGAAATTGATACGCCCGGCAGTGAACCGTTTGAAGCTGCAAATCATTTGTTGGTTCACGTTCATGTTTCATTCATTCTGGTCTGCACGGATGCGGCACTCTTAGAGATTATTAATCGTTCCAGACTTCACTTCACGGCAGCGAAGTCATGTCTGGAGAACTTCCGAATCTCAATAGTATCGGGCACGTTGCATGAATGGCGATCCGCATTACTTAATTGCTGCTCCAATGGTCAATCATTTGAAGTCCGCGAATTTGGAACATTGGCCTATGGTCGATTGGAAGATGCCGCTATGACTCAATACATGGCGCTTGAATTTATTCTCACGAATGACCGTACTATTAGACTGATCGAGAAAAGGAAGATTCAGTGAACACTCTCACTCGGGCTCTGGTTATCTTCGAGGCGGTGCCGGAGGCGACCACGATTTATGATCTTGAACTTGATCCCATGTCGGACGAGTTCAAGAATCTCTGGAAGTGCCACGGTGAATACGGCAATCTCGCGAACAACGAGCAGGGTCATCCGGTGGACACCTGGCTCTACGAATGGCTCGCCACCAAACTGGATAATATCATCTTCTCTACGGAAAAAGATTGGCAGGATGCAAATAAGGGCAAAATCAAACCGATCGAAATTAACAGTAACATAATTCTGATTCATACCGGGGCGATGATGTGATCGCGTGATCATTGATCGTTCTGGTCACTCGCGGAGAACACGCTATGCGATTCCTGGCTTTGGCTCTCGTTGCACTTATTGGCTCTGTGCTTTTCGTGGAGACCGTGGACGCTCGGGGCTGTCGAGGCGGCGGCCGGCGCGGTGGTGGACACGCCGTCGTTTACGGTGGCGGGTGCGGTGGCGGCTACGCGGGCGGTTTCGCCTACGCGGGTGGCTTCTCCTATGGGGGTGGCTGTTCCGGCGGTCGCTGCCGTTAGTGGCCGGTCCACTGCTATGGGTAGCGATACCCATAGCAGTGGGCCTTAGTATTGCAACTGTATTCGTGCTATTACACAGCCAGTGAAAACGCCGCGAAGCAGGGACAGGGAAGAGGCGTTTGTTTGATTAAAGATCATAATTCTAGATCATAATTCTAGATCACAATTAAAGATCATAATTCTACGATTACGATTTATGAGAGGGGCGAACATGTACATTGAGTTTCGGTTCGGCCCGCGTGACGGAACCCGCCGATTTCTACCACTCGGGCGACACAGTGATACCATCCTTATTCATGTGGATGGTGTCGATTACCTCTATCGGCAAACGGAACGATATAGCGAGGATGGATACCGGATTTATCAATTCGTTGCAATAGTCAATGATCTTGTGGGAGCAGCTTGATTTATTGGGACAGTCCAATTTATCGAGCACGGGATTCCCGTGCTCAGACGCGGAGGGTGAATGCCACTTATTAACATTCCGACAGGGCATGTTCGTTTTCAGTATGTCTCTGACGGACGGACGCGAACGATGCCAGCCGTGATAGTTCGCGAACAGATTCACGGCTATTCTCGATTATTAATCCAATTTGGTTTCAACGCCAGATTGAAAGATGAAGTCAAAGCGATGGAGGGAGCACGCTGGCTCGGTTTCGATGAAGAGAAGCCACGCAAGGTTTGGGTAGTCAGTGACACTCCTCGCAATCATTTCCAGTTAGCGTATCTGATGGGGTTGAACCCGTATGCCCCATATGACACGCCACTGGTCGAATATAATTCCTACCGAACTAATCCGCCACCGTACAACCATCAAGTCGAAACGACGGCATTCGAGCTAACTCGGCGACATTGCATTGTTGCTGAGGAAATGGGTGTTGGTAAGACTCTGGCGTCTATTGAAGCGCTTGAGTACGCAATAAACGTCCTGCGATTCAAGCCCGAAGAATGTATGTGGGCTGGACCGCGATCTGCGTTGGATTCGGTGAAATATGAATTCGTCAAGTGGCAAGCTGGGACAGTGCCACTGTTCTTTACCTACGAGGCAATACGGTCATTTGTAGATAAGCTCGATCAAATCATTCTGCCGCGGGTTCTAGTGTGCGACGAGGCAAGTCGGCTCAAGACTCCTACTGCTCAGCGGACTCAGGCAATTCAAATCATCGCTGATAGGATGCGTCATCTATATGGTCGCGAATCATTAATCATTCTGATGACTGGCACGCCAGCACCGAAAGACCCATCGGACTGGTGGTCGTTATGTGAGATAGCTTGTCCGGGATTTCTAAAGGAAGGGAATCTGGTTAAGTTCAAAAATCGACTCGCGCTGATCAAACAATACGAGAGTTCCACCGGCGGGAGCTTTCCGAAACTCGTTACCTGGTGGGACGATGAAAATAAATGTAAAGTATGCGGGAAGTTCCAGGACGATCCCGACCACGATCACATTAATATGTGCGAGTCATGGTATCATCCATACCAGAAATCAGTAAACGAAGTTGCGTATCTGTACGAACGATTGAAGGGTCTGGTACTGGTCAAGTTCAAGAAAGACCTATTGGACTTGCCGGAAAAAGTATTCAAGATAATCAAGTGCAAGCCAACACCGAGTGTGTTGCGGGCTTCCAATCTGATAACGAAAACGGCACGTTCCGCAATCAAGGCACTGACTCTTAATCGCGAATTATCTGATGGTTTCCAATATCAGGAAGTCCCCGATGGCGAGGAAACTTGCCCGACCTGTGAGGGACGATTAATAATCAAAATGAACGTCGATTTGGATGATCCGACCAATCCTCTGGATGGTGAATCGCTGGCTCGCGGTCATCGAGCAATATGGGACGAAGAAAAGAACATCGTAACTGGCTACAAGGAAGAACCACTCAATATCGGTGAAAAGGAAATCGACTGTCCCCAATGCGGAAAGAAGGGCACGGTTGTTCATTACTCTCGCATTGCTACTCGCGTCGAATGCCCGAAGGATCAGGTCATTGCTGATTTGCTTGATCAATTTTCAGACGAAGGACGATTTATAATCTGGGCCGCATTTTCCGATAGCGTTGACCGTAATGTTGATACGTGTATTAAAAATGGTTGGTCTGTTATTAGATTGGATGGTCGTGGTTGGTGGGCAAGTCCTGATATTATGACTAAAATGGAAGTAGTGATTACGAAAGAGTTTGGAGTTCGGATGCTCCAACTATTTGATAATACGAATGATTTTCCTAAGGTAGTTTTTGTTGGTAATCCTGGGGCAGGTGGAATGGGGCTAAATTTAACAGCTTCGTCGGCTGAAGTATTCTACTCTAATTCGTTTCGCGCTGAAGATAGAGCGCAAGCAATTGATCGAATACATCGTCCTGGAGCAGATCACAATCGTGGCTGTCAAATAATAGACTTGGTGCATTTACCGCAAGATGAAGTTGTGTTGGAAAGTCATATTCGTAAGATTAATCTGATGAACATGAGTCTCGGACAACTTCAAACAGTAATGAATAAAGTGGAAATTGAGTATGAGCGTGCAATATGACTGTTGCTCGTATTTCTGTAACAGGTGATGATTTTCATTATGTTAGTGTTGAAGACGAAGTAGCTGTTAAGGCTTTTCTTTGGCACAGTAATGGTAAAGGTTATGCTTTTCGCGATATAAAAATTGATGGAAAATATCGAAAGCAGTATCTGCACCGATTTATCGCGAACAGAATGAGATTGTCAAAAGAAAAAGATATTGATCATAAAGATCAACAGCCTTTTAACTGTACGCGAGAAAATCTGAGAGAAGCTACAACTGCTCATACTTGTCAAAATCGAAGAGCACAAAGTAGAAAGAAATATAGCGATTATAAAGGTGTTCATTACTACAAGAAAAGTGGAACATGGTGTGCTCAGATTCGACTTAACGGTAAGTCAAAATATCTGGGTTCCTTTAATACTGAAGAGGAAGCAGCGAGAGCTTACGACAGGGCGGCAAAGAAATATTTTGGCGAGTTTGCGTGTCTCAATTTTCCGGAATGATTATTGATCAGGAATCTATTAAAATGAACACTCCGAAAGAAGCTCTTGCGGTGCTCAGCAAAGTGTTCGCCGATGATCCCGCCTATGCGTGGTCGTGGCACTGCAATATCGCGATGTGTTCTGTTGACGAAGGCATGGAGCGTGTCGCCGCCAATCGTGCCGCGAGTCGATTCATGAAAGCCGCGTTCGGCATTGATACGATTGAAATGGTAAAGAACGGAGGGCCAAAATAGTGGAACCGGAAAGAATCGACTCAGCAGCGTTTCAATTCCGGGCAGCGATGGCTGCACAAAATGATGTTCTCGATGTTGGTATCGGTAGCGATTTGAGAGAAAAGTCCGGACTTGATAACGATGCGATTCTTAATCTAGTAGGTCAACATCAGGATGATTTCAAGGAAGGTCTGACCAAAATACACATTCATGTCCCGACAGGGGAAATGTATGCGTTCGTCAAGCGAATTGGTAATATGATTGACATTGGTACTCGCGAAGATATGATTCGACTCAATCCAAAAATAGTAGCTCTCTGTGATAGGATGGCAAACTAATGAAATCAAATCAACTTGTCACAGTGTTTTTCTGTATGATGTTGACATTCGTCGGTGGTTATTATTTGGGTAAATTAAAAGCAGAGGCGTTCAAGAACGTTGAATACGAGTATGAGATAAAACATCATCGCCACATCATCGTCCACTTGCTCGAAGGTGGTCCGGATGCTCCAGAGCAATGGGTAGAAGGACTCCGTGAAAATCAATTCAAGGATGACATTGCTAATTATCGGAAACTAAAAGAGGAGGCTTTCGAGCGGTAAGTATTAACAGGTCCGCATGGGGACCGGTCTCGGGTAGTCGCTGGCACGAGAGGCTGCCCGAGACTATTAATCAAAGCGAAGGGGGGGCAAGATGGATGAACCTGAGCACCATCGCCTGTATCGTCAATATTGGGATGAATTTCGAGATTGCGTGTCCCGCAAGCGTAGCGATGAATTGAAACGCTTGATGGATGAGCAACAAGATTTATTTGGGAACGATGAGTTCCACCAATTCAAGAAAACACTTACTTGCTACGACGATTACTGGAACGCTTTGATTAACGAAGCATACGAGCGTCTCGGTGGCGAAGAAGATTTATAATCAAAATCAAACCAGAGGTTTCAATGAACGTCGCAGTGGCCATTCCTGAAAATGAAAAGGATATGAAGGTAGAACATTTTCTACTTTCCGATATCTTTTCCGATCCGGAATTCAATATTCGCGGAGAGATTAATCCGGCAAGCATCGTTGAGCTTGCAAAAGATATTGAGGCACAGGGTTTACTTCAACCGATCACGGTTCGTCCGTTCGATATTCCGGGCTACAAATACAAGGTTGTGGTAGGTCACAGACGATACGCGGCTTACGAGTATCTCGAGCGCGAAACAATCCCCACGATTCTTCGAGAGGGCTTGACAGAGATTCAAGCTCTCGGTCTCAATTTCGTTGAGAACATCCAACGACAGGATTTGAATATATTGCAGGAAGCTCACGGTATCGATCGTTTTATTAAACTCGGTGCCACTATCGGCGAAATTGCTAGGCTCACTGGACAAGGCAAGAAGTGGGTCGTCATCCGTATGGGTTTGCTCTCGATGGCTGAACCGATCCAAGAGGCAGCCGCGGCAGGCTTCTTGACGCAGGGACAGATTTATGATCTTTCTGAAATCAAAGACCCGTCGGAACAGATGACGATGGCAAAGGCCATCAAGGAAGCGAAGCTTCGGAACGAGACACGACTTCCGGTGATCAAGAAGAAGAAGTCCAAGCCAACGCAACGGAAGCGTCGGAATCCGGAAGAAATCTTCCAGATGATCGATCATATCATTGAAGAAATGGGACAGGGGAATCTGGCAACCCGTGCTCTGGCATGGGCGAACGGCGAAATCAGTGACCTTGATCTGTACCGCGATCTGGTTGAATACGCGAAAGAAAATCACTTGAGATACAGTCCACCAGTTGAGGTACTTGATTTGATGGCGGTTCACAAGATGTGATCGACCTGACACACTGTGATTCGCCGATCTGATACGATGGGACAAAAAGAGGCGCGGATCAGCGTTGTGCGCTGATGCCGCGCTGCCTCCGTTTGTAGAGGTAATCATGCACCTATTTGAAGCAAAGAGGAAGATAAGGGCATTCCTAAAGGATGTCACATACAAGCCAAATTATAAGTTCGAGCTTGTTGATAGCCCCGATTTGGATGTATTATTAATCAGATTGGAGGTTATTACTGCGGACTCTGATAATCCGAAGGTGACGACTAAGGTCACGTCTGATATCAAGATTCCGATTTGGGAATTGGTCGATGATAGGTGGCAAGAATTTTTTTCGCACCAACTCTATGTGATGATTGTTGATTTTGAGCATCATGAAATAAATGAGTGGTTCAAAATAAAAGGTAATCATTATCGTGAACCTCATCACGCACCACCATCAAAACGGCATGAACATGACCATTAGGAGAAATAATGGCTGAATATCTTGGACAGACGGTGACAGACGAGTGGTTGATTAATCGAGCCAAAACCGATTGGCCATCAAATAGATGGAATGATTTCACTTACAAAGTAGTTGCTAATAAAATGGTACTGGCAACGCCCAAAAAGACTAATGCTCCTGATTATTTGTGGGATGATATTTTTGGATGGTCACTTAACCACCGAGTGGATTTACGCCAATGAAGCTCGCCAAAGACATGACGCCTGATGAGTTGTGGAATGAAGTAGCTCCAATGCTATTAAATGAGCATAAGAAAGAAACGATTAATAATCTTTTAGCCGGGAACGATACACAGTGTTTCACTACGGAACAATATGTGAAGATGCACGCAAAGCTGCACTTCAAAGACGATGAAGCCTGGGGCGAACACATATTGCGAGCAACGGAAGCCTCAGGCGAAACGCTCGCACACCGGCACTTGAGACAGTGCAAACTTGTCAAGGAGGTAAAACCTGATGTCTGGACAACGCGTTGAAGAATTCGTGCAAGCCTACGGAGAAAAATATCGGCAACTGATTATTGATTCCTTAGCATTCCTTGATGATCGCGAACCTAAATGGGGCGTTAAAATAGATCGGGATGAATACATTCAAGATTTGATTTCCAATGCCAAGATTAGTGAGAAACCATAACGGGAGGGATTTATTAAAATGTTCAGTCCGATAGTTATTGACACAGAAACGTGTGGACTGCATGGGCTTGTCGTTCTGATCCAGTGGGCGGAAGGCGATGGGCCAATCAATCTGTTTTCTCCTTGGACTTCTCCAGCAAAAGAGTCTTGGGAACTGATAATGAAATTCGTTCATCACAAGGACGGATTAATATTCTTTAATGCGGTTTTCGATTGGTTCCACCTGGTTAAGTGGTACACGATAATCAAGCAATTGATGGAGATTGATCCTGACGCATATCCTGAAGATCATATCGAAACAATAATCGAACTGGAAGAAGCCGGCAGAGATTGTCCGACAACGATACGCCCACAAAAAGTATGTGACTTGTTCCTGCACGCACGCAGGACAAGTTATCAGAGCACAATGGAAAGGAAAGACGTAGTCTTAAGACGCGTTCCTACACCACTTGCTTGGATGGTGGCAGAAGAATTAGAGAAACGGATTCCTCTAAAGGACATTTACTTCGCTAGGCGCAAAGATAAGAACCAATCGAAGTGGAACGTCCGGGATCGAAAAGATACATTTGGTGAGATTGATCCTGATTGGAAGGATATCGTATTGAAGTTCAAGCCAAGCTCCGCTTTGAAAGCTTTGGCTGTCGATGTTGGATTGGCAACGTATGAGCAGATACTACGATACGGAGACATATCGCCCCGGCTATTCCCTGTCGAATTCGGTTATGCTCCGTTTGCTAAAGCGGCGATTCGATTAAAACTCAAAAATAAATCCAAGGAACGGAAACGAGCAGGGCCGTATCGGAACACTTGGCCCGCGTTGATTAAAGAACATATCATACATTGGGGCTACAATGAGTTGGCCCGGAAATACGCGGAAGATGATATCGTCTATACTCGCGGTTTGTGTAAGTTCTTCAATATAACTGAAGCTGATATGGGGGATATGGATAGCGAGTTGGCGATCATGGTTGCTTGCTCGCGTTGGCGCGGATACCGGATGGATATAGCGGGTGCGATAAAACATCGCGACGAATCATTCAAGCGGAAATTGATTTTTGATCCAATTCAGAATGATCTAGTTCCATTGCCTACGGCCCCGGCTGATGTTAAGCGTTACATCATGGCCGTCTGCGATGAGAATGAGAAATTAGCTTTCAGTTCAGAGCATGGTAACACCAAGAAAGTAACACTTGAGTATATTGCACGCGAATGGAAATTGCCATGCATGGAAAAAGACAGTAACGGGATTGATCACGATAAGTGCCTGGTTTGTAAAGGGACTGGATTTATTAAACACCCCGCGGCTGTGCGCTGCGAGCAGATCGTATTAGCAAGAAAGGCAGATAAGGAACGTGAACTGTGGGACAAGATTATTGCGGCCGGAAGACTTCACGCGTCCTTGAAAGTGATCGGGACACTCAGTGGTCGCATGAGCGGTGCGGACGGTTTGAACATTCAAGCTGTCAAAAATACCTTCGCAGTAAAGATGCAATTTTTGTTCACTTGGGGCGATGAAGTTCTAGCGGGTGGTGACTTCGACGCATTCGAGGTAACAATCGCGGTAGCTGTTTATAACGATCCGGAATTGAAAAAGGACTTGTTGACTTGTGAGTCTTGCAAGTCTGAAATGATTTTTGATCAAAATAAATGTGACTATATCTGTTCCAAGTGTGGTAGCAATAAGGGCCAAAAGATTCACGCTCTGTTCGGTATGTTCTGTTTCCCTGGTATGACTTACGATGAAATCAAGGCGACAGAAAAGACGGACGATGATAGGTACACAAAATCAAAGCAAGCTGTCTTCCTCAAAATCTACGGCGGCGATGCTGGAACAATGCAAGATCGCCTTGGAATACCATTAGAGGCAGCTGAGGAAGCAAATAGAAGATTTGATCGCAAGTACAAGGGTGTTGGTCGGGCACAGCAAGTTGTCGTCGATATGTTCCAATCCATGCGACAGCCGGGTGGACGCGGGACGAAAGTAGAATGGCATCAACCATCTGATTACATGGAAACCTTGTTTGGTTTCAAACGATATTTTACTTTAGAAAATATGATTTGCAAAGCATTGTTTGAACTAGCAAATAAAATGCCAAAGGCAATGAAAGATATCAAACTGAAAGTTACACGAACTGATAGGGTTCAAACTGCGGGTGGTGCGGCCTGTTCAGCTATATATTCCGCGGCGTTCAATGTACAAGGCCACAATAAGCGTGCGGCTGCGAACCATGTGATTCAAGGAACTGGTGCTGAGGCAACCAAGCGTGTTCAATTGGCTGTTTGGAATCTGCAACCAAAGGGCGAACACGAATGGATCGTTCAACCTGTTAATATCCACGATTCGATCATTACTCCGGTCAAACCACAATATGTTGAAAAGGTAGCCAAAGTGGTAAAAGATGCAGTTGAAGCTATTAGACCGATGGTCCCGCTTATCAAAATGCCGTGGGATAGCTATGTAATCAATTGGGGTGATAAGGGATATGGTATCGTTTCGATTAATGATCAAAACCAAATCGTTGATGCTTACAAGAACCGATTCGATGTAAAGAAATTTGGATTGGACTTTAACCAGATTTACCGTTGTTTGACCAAGCAGCAAGACAAATACGAAGGATATAGTTGGCGTTTAATGTCCAAAGATGAACACATAGACTATTCAATTAAAAAGGGCTGGAGGGCTAGGTGATGCTGTTCGCTGACTTGCGATGCTCGTTGCATTCCAGGTATTTGTCTGTGCTCAACGTCTTTCGATTCGTTGAGCAACAGGCATTTCAGACAGCGTATGACCTTTGCAGCGAGGAAGAGCGAAAGCAAGTTCTTCAATATATCGAATCCAGTGATAGGGAAGCGATTGCTTTTTGGGTAAAGTGCGTACTAAAGCGAACTAATAGCTTTGAATTACTTGATGTTCGTTGTCTGCGCGAAATAGCACGGGATAAAAGTATTCGCAACTATTCTTCAATGAGTCGCGTGGAACTAATAGGTTGTATTCAGGCGACACGGAAAGAAAACGATGACACCCCAACTGCTGGAACTGAAAACGGAAATGGAAACGGTGCTGGTGAAATACGGGAAGTTGAAAGAGGACTTATTTCTAAGGCTGTTTGATAGCCTCGGCAATTTCAATACTGTGCAGCTATCTGCACTGTGGGACGATCTGTCACAATTCCGGGCGAACGAATACGCGGAACTGTACCGGATTTTCCGGTTGCCTCTGGACAATTCTCCCAACGGTCCCGAACTGTGGGATCGATTGCTCCAGTACGGTCAACGCGCCAATCAATTTCCCGAAGTTCGTATGTTCAGGAAGCAGGCAAAAGTTTGCCGGCAAGCCTTTGTTGATATATTGAAGAACTATTCGGAACTGCTTATCAAACAGAAAGCGAAGGACGTATCAAATGGCGAGGAAACAGACGGTCACCGTGACCAAAATCCGCAAGGTGTTGGCAAGGTGTAAATTCGATCCGAAGAAAGGTGGACCGCTCGCAATAATCATCGAACAACATATCGACGATCCGCGGTATCTCGAAAGCCGCGCGATCGAAATGATTCGGGAAGCTCAATTGGCTATTCGTCAAGAAATGACTGGCCCTGATAATCCGATGACTGGTTTCGACGTTTATCAGTCCAAGATGGACAACGCGATTCTGTTGCTCGCAATAGCCGAAGTGGTCAACGATCAATTCCGGAAGTAAGAAAGGATTATTAATCATGAAAGTCATCGAACCAGGACACATCTACGAGTTGAATCAATTGGACGGGGATGGTTCTCCGCTTCGGTTGGTATTCGTTAATCGCGAAGATACTCCGCATCCAGGCACACAGACGCAGGAAGTTCTCCGTACCGTTGTTGATATGTTGGAGTGCCTAATCGACCGCACTAATCACTGCGACGGTTGTCTTCGCTGGGAAGGTAACGACCGAGTAATCAAAGCGCTTTCCGAGTCGCAACGACAAGCTCGGTTGGCGATTCTGTTTCACGAGCAGCGCGCACTCGAGCGCAAAACATCAAAAGGGATTATTGATCCGGCAACATTCCCTATCGGACCTGACGGTCATTTTGATATAGGAGGATAATCATGGGAGCAAGATTCGGCACCGTCAAGAGTTTCAAGAAAGGCGGACCGGAACACAAAATACAGACTGATCTTAAACGGTTTCTGGAAGATCGCGAATGGTTGGTGATTCCAACACACGGCAATGAATTCCAGATGGGATTACCGGATTTATACTGCGCTCATTTTTCTTTCGGTACGCGATGGATCGAAGTGAAAAATCCTGAGCAATACAGTTTTACTCCGGCTCAACTCCAAGTATTTCCGATGATGCAATCTAAGGGTGTCGGTATTTGGATACTCTGTTACGCTGATCAGCACGAATATGATAAGCTATTTCTTCCTCCGAACTGGTTCCATTTCCTTAATAAGTCGTCACATACGCGAGGCCATTGATTATTAATCAGTTATTGATTATTATCGTCGGTCTGGTCGCAATAATTCCGCGGGAGGGATTCGTATGGCCCGGATGGGCATTTTCATCGACGTATCCAACCTGTACTACTGCATCAAAAAGAAGTTCGACCGGAAGCTCGACTATCGCAGGTACAAGGACTACGTCCTTGGGAATCATGAACTTGTGCGAGCTAACGCTTACGGTGCGCAGGACAGCACCGAAGCGAACGCATTCCTGGGCGCGTTGCGCTCCTTCGGATACCTACCGCGATACAAACGCCCCAAAGCATTCGATAACCCGAATTACCGAATCGATATCGAAGCCTTCGAGGAACTCCTCAAATTACCTGAGTTAGCCAAGTTGGATGAAAAGATTATTAATCGTCTTAATTCAGCACTGGACGCTACCAGGAAAGCCCTCCGATCGAAAAAGGATATTAAAAAGGCTGATTGGGATGTTGGTTTGGCAATCGACGTTGTGCGAGTAGTCAACAGAGTTGATATCGTCGTTCTCGGTTCTGGTGATGGCGACCTCGCTCCCCTAGTGGAGTATATCAAAGAGCAACAAGCTCAATGCGTGATTTGTGCTTGTAATATCTCGCGAGAATTGCACGATGTTGCTGATAGCTGCATCGAGATTGACGAAGACTTACTCGAAGCTAAACCCAATGGGAACTGATTCTTTCGGAGGAAAATCTGATGAAATGCGCTAACTGTGGGACGGAAATGACTATCGACCGTACCGGGTCGATGCAGCACGTTCAACTCAGCTACGCGGGCGAGCAAGGAAGTTATTGCTCAATGGATTGTCTCAACGCTAAGGAAGGTGGTCAGGACAGCAAACCGGGAACGATCGCATTGCCGCCGGAAGCCGGCACTGAGGGAGCAGGCAAGCCGGTGGGTAACGATCCGCACGGCGACGGCATGGGAATGATCACGTTCGATCCGCGCACGTCGAAGCAGCCCACGGGGATGCTGTTGCCGAACTCGACACAGGGCTATCCCAACAGCATCGACTGAGCTCAATTTCGATTACTGATCAATTCGGAGGAACAAACATGCAAGGTTGTGCAAACTGCGGCACGACCATGCAGACGTTGGAGTATCACGGGCACAGCGGCTCGTACTGCTCCATGTCCTGCATGGGCGAGAAGGAAAAGGGCGGTGGCAGCGGTAAGGCTGATCCGCTCGGGACCGGTTCTGGTCGACAAGTGCCTGACAAGATTTTCGGTCCGGAAACAACGCAAGTCCAAGACCTGTCACAATACGCACGAGCGACCGGTCAACTGATGGTTGAGGACCGGGACAATAAGCAAGACGAGGAGTTCCAGTCTTAGGGGATACAGTCATGGCTCTGATCATTGGTTTGGCACTTGGTCTGATCCTTGCGGGTCTGGCAATGGCCTATTTCGCCGAAAAAGCCCTCGGCCCTGGAATACTCGCGAAGGTCGTCCGTATCACTGGAATCGTGTTGGTGATCATCGGTTTGATTTTATTGTTCACTCCGGTCATCGTCAGAATCGATACCGAGCTACGATCTATGTTGGGACACAACTGATATGCTTACCTGCAATCATTGCGGTGGCGACTTGCCATCTTTGCATTACCGTGCAAAGAGTGGGGAATCATACTGTTCGATGGGATGTTTCGGAGAAAAGGAACATCCCGTCAATAAAATTGTGGAAGCCAAGGAATTGGCAGGCTCCGTAAGTAATTTAATGACTGCTGACAATCACGAACCTAATACCGCGGGCCAAAAGCTCATCAATAAAGGCTACCCCAATGCCTTGGACTGATTTTTAATCAAAGGGGACGTTAATGACAGTTCAAACGTGTTCCCGTTGTAACAATGCGATGGGAACAACGCTCCGCTATTTGGGCAAGGATGAAAAGCCCTACTGTTCAATGGATTGTCTCGGCGCAGCTCAACACGAAGCACCACCGATGCCGCCTGGTCCGGAAGGCCCCGAGTCGTTCGTGCATTATCGTTCCGATTCAGGCCGGCCCGGCAAGGCTCGCCCCGGTGGCCAGAGCATTAGCGAACGCAATGCGACCATTCCCGGTGCGACAACTCCGGGTATCTTGGCACCGCACCAAGACAGCACAGCTCAGGGCACTGGCGCAACCACCAAGAAGAAAAAGAATCACAAGGATATCGACACGACTGGTTCAGCCGGCGGTGCTTTGCACGTCATTTCGATCGGTGGCGTTGGCCCGACCCTGGGCTAAAAGATTTTTAATCGCTCGGAAAGGAAATAGGTCATGAACCGCCTCTACGGTCCACCGGAATCACCGCCGCCCGCGATCCAAACGCCGACCGGTATTCAGCCGGCTTCTGGTACGTGCAAGTATTGCTCTGGTCCGATCAACGGCCCGATTTTCGGAGATTCGTTCTGTTCGATCACTTGCGCTGGCAACCATAAGATTATCCAAGACGACCATGATGGTTGCTCCTGTGGCGGCAGCTGCGACAAGTGCTCGAAAAAAGTTACCGGAAAGAAAATCGGAACCAATTACACGCCCAACGCTGTCATCGACAATTCGATTACCGGTACGCGCGGCATGATCGGCGGTGGTCCTGGCGCCGGCGGTTCGATTCGGAACGGATAGCCTTGATCGCCGTGAGAACCATTATGTGGGTGTATCCGAAGGAGTAGAGAGAACCACCATCTACGCGTATCCACCATGTTGCGAGAACCAAAGACGGTGTGAACAATGAACGAATTTTTCACTGAGAAACAGCAGAAGAAACCACCACCGCCGCAGCTGTCCACGGGTGCGTATACGCACTCGACGCAGAGCGGTCAGCACAGGTGCACCAATTGCGGTGGACCGTTGCATGGCGTCACGTTCAACGATATGTTCTGTTCGTTCGACTGCATGCAGAGTCATGCGCACGCGCCGCCGTCACCGCCCAAGCCGCCGTGGAAACCGGCGGTGTCTGGTTGAAACGATTTATTCAATGAGGGCACAGAATGATTAATAGTCAAATCCAACCGAATCGCTGGTCATGTCTTCCCACGGCTTTCGCTATGGCGATGAATATACCAGTGGGAGAAATACTCACGTACATTGGGCACGATGGTTCGGAAATAATATGGCCAGATTTACCAGAGCCGAAATGTCGGCGAGCGTTTCACCCACAAGAAATAATCATGTTCGCGTTTGTCCGCGGATGGGCTGCGATTCATTTTGAACTTAATCCACAAAGTGTGATCATTGATCTGGAAGAAGAATTCATGCGGATCACCGCTGGCCTTGTTGAGAGCGATTATATGGAGGCGATGAATACAATCGAAAAAATAAAGAAAGGAATATATTCTACGGTTGTTGATAATGAAGTCCTAGAAAGATTAGTAATCGCAAACCGTGGTGTCTTGGTCGGCACGACTGAGAACGGTAACGAACATGCTGTTGCTTGGGAACGCGGTATGATTTATGATCCGAACGGCACAACGTATCCAATTACGCGATTCACAATACGAGAGTTCTTTGTCCTAAAAACCTTTGGGCAGGGTGAGATTAATCAAATCTTTCCAGAGGCGGGGAAAAATTCCTCTTGACATGACGAAAAAAGTATGTTACACTATAGTAGCGGAGCGCTGCGCGCCGACCGCTAGAAAGATTTGATTAATCTGGGCTGATCGGAGGGATTATTAATCATGGAAAAGGCTTATGCGATCATTCTCAACGAGGAAGTTCGTGGCTTCATTCTCGTGAATGGATTAAAAATCACAGGAGCGTGGCTCGATCCAGAACTTCCGCAAAATAAAACCTACGAATACATTCGATATACAGGGGACAAGAATCCAAAGGATATGATAATGGAGCAATTACAGTTGCATCCCGATGTATATATTGAGTACGATCCAGATGAAATCGATATTGAAATTGATCCGATCACTGGACGAGCTTATCAAGCACCGGATTCGCCCAATTAACCGAAAGGATTATTAATCGTGCCTGAACAACAAAAGAAAGAGTATGACGCCAACACTGGTGATTGGGGTTCATTACCGGAAGAACCGTGCCGTAAATGCCATCAAAGGGGCGGCGTGATGTTTCAGATCGACGACGGCCCAGAGGGACGTACCTCAAGTCAAGCCGTTCGTTGCACGCTGTGCGGCGCCACCTGGCACGCTGATGGCCCCTACGCCTGAACCAGCGGAAAGGATTATTAATCATGGAACTCGGACCCGAAGCTGATTTGGCTGAACTAAAGCGAGTGTTCGATGAACGCCGCGAGCTTAATAAAGCGATGCAAACTCAAAAGGTCAAGGTTGTTTCTGATATTGATCTTTGGGCCAGCTTCTTGGCCAACGAGAAGCTGGAACCGGAACGGATGGAATATGAAGAAGAAATCGAAGACATGATTCGGCTGGCTCAAACATTGGCCGGACTTCGATCACCGCGAGTTCGGCCACACAAAGAGCGTCAAGCGTGCCGGCGATTGGTTGCGGCCACTGCAATTGATCTTGGAATCGATTTGACTGCGATCAAGGTCCGTGGCAAAGTTCTGATGGCTCGCAGTCTGCTCGATGCCTGGAACGAAGTCTGCACCAAACGCTTCGGATCAATCTATGGGAGCGCTGGCTACTTTGAAGCCAAGCGCCGCGATATCAAGACGCGATTGGCGAAGCGAAGAAAGGAGGAAGAAAATGCTTCCTAAAGATTTCATGTCGAAAAGCGAACTTGAAAATGTTCGAGAGTTGCAAATAGAATGTGGTGATACTCGTAGGCCATACCATTTTGAAGGTAGAACTATACCTTGGGAATCAGATATACCACCTGATTTGGTTCAAGCAATGAAAGAGGATTCTGAGATTGCTTGCGTGTTGAATCAAGAAGGAACGCCTCATTGTTTCTTGTTATGGGAGCCGCAAACAGAAAATTGGCGAAGTTCGCCAATAGATCATTAATCAAAGGAACAATAATGTCGCTCCAAACGTATCTCCCGTATCCGTGTTTCGAGCTATCGGCACTTTCATTGGACCTGACGCGATTGAAAGCGCAGCGGGTCAACTGTATGTCGATAATCAATACACTGGATGGTCGTACCACGACCTGGAAATACCATCCGGCCACGAAGATGTGGAGGGGTTTCCGTGCGTCACTGTTACGTTACGCTATCCAGATTTGCAAAGAATGCAAAAACCGCCATGTCAAGGATGATCACTTGAGCGACTTCCTACGATTAATAATCACTACTGAATATATGGATGCAGTATCGCCTGATTGGTTGGGTGATGATTTATTACACAAGTCACACCGGAGTAATCTGATTAGGTTGAATCCGGAATGGTATCAAAAAGGTCTTGGCTGGGACGATCCCAACGATATTCCAATGTATTGGCCAGTGCCATAAATCCTTAGAAGGAGGGGCAATGACTGACTATGAGCAGACTGTGCAGATGTTGGACCGTGCGAAACAACCGCACTTCCACTACTGCGAGGTTGGAAGCGAACCTTTACGTCGAGTAATGGTTCTGGACGACAAACGAGATGGCATCAGGATAGTGCCACTGTTGATCTTCGACGCTAAAACCGGCGATTTCGTCCGGGCTGATACAAGAGTGATTGATCCGTAGACACAATTTATTAAACCAGCAAGGTATATTAAAATGCTTCCGCACTCGATCGAGTATTCTCGCGCAACGATGCTTCGTTTGGTCAACACCGATCCGATTCTCACCAAGGTGTACTTGGATCGGTCGTACCAATTGTCACCGCACGGCTTCGATGCCAGTGTGGTGAACAAGGTCTTGAACGATATGTTCACAGATTTCGTTCTGACTCCTGTTTTCAACACCAATGATAACGGCGAGGAAGAGGAGAGTCCGAGCGGATACGTGCAGCGATACCTAGATCAGCTAGAGCCAGTAGAAAGAAAACTAATTCCGTTGACTGATCCGACGCCAGAAGTGGTGGAGATACAAAGGATTATTAATCGAAAGGGTTGGAAACGATTTATGAACCAGCTCGCTGACTATTCCAAGTACATGCAGGCGTTGATGAACAATGTTGGTCTCGACGGCCAACAGGTTCGATGGGAGCAGATCGAGAAAGAGTTCCGAAAGCTAGCACGCCATCATGTCACGACGTGACAAGGAGGTAAAATGCGACGAGGACGCGGTGTAGATAATCCCTATACTCCGTTCATTATACCTGATCCTTTGCCGGAAACGGAACTGATCGAACTCGTCCAAAAACTCAGAAACAATACCGCTACGCGGAAAGATATCGAAACGATTTTCTTTGGCCATATGCGGTTAGCGATCGCGTTGGCCTGTCGTATCGGATTCACAGCTAGACATATCATTTCAGATGCTGTGCAAGAAGCTATGCTAGCTCTTGCACAGGGTATTAAACGAGCACCAACCGTTCTGGTTGATGACAATATCACGCCGTACCTTTCAACGATCATGAAAGGTGCAATTATCGATTACATCGAAAGTCAGCATCTTATGCCGGCTCGCACATATCGGCATAAGAAGGCTCATGATCCGGACTTCATTTCACCTTTACTTGATTTTCTCGGTGACTACCAGGCTCGATTGGAAGATCACGAATCTAGTATATTGGAGATTTTGGAAACAATCGAAACTTGTATCAAGGCTGACGATAATCTTGTGCGTCGCGAATACAAGCGAGCGATTGTGCGTCTGAAGTCCGCAGGATATACTCCAAATGAGGTTGCTGATATATTGGAAATCAAGCCGAACTATGTTATTAAACTGCTCGGTGATCTTTACGACCGATACAAGAAAACTGATAAAGGGATCATTAATCATTCGCGTCGTTTTTCCAGATCAAAAGTCAAGGGCAAGCAACGATCGACACTTCCATTTGAAAAGCTAATAGACGACGCGAACTCGATCCAAGAACCTGAATAATCAGAGGAAAACATGGGATTGGGACAAATCAAAATTCAGGGTGTTGGCCACATTGAAAGAGGAGGGGTGAAAGTGGGAGCTGCCTTCAACAGTTTGCCTCCGACGTGGCAACAGATCGTCGAAAAAGCCCTTCGGAATCTTCAGTGGGACTTGGCCAAGTTCGACGAGTGGCACGCGAATCCGGCCAATGCCGCGAAGTTGAAACAGGTTATGGATGATCCCAGCGGCAAGAGCCTGGCAACGAAAATCTCTGATATGACGACACTTCTCCAGTTCGGCCGAATGCCCAAACCGGGATCAACATGATCGAATCGCTTCGATACGTTCCTATCCATCCCGCCCAATGGAGGGAACAGGTTCGTAAGTTGCTTAATAAGTTCAAGATGCCCAGGGAAGAATTAATTCGCAGAATACAGATGACGCCCGAACAATTTGATGAAGATATGCGCGAGGATCAGCCAGAGAGGGATAAAAAGATATGGGGCGAAAGACTCCGAAAATATGAGCAATTGAATCCACAATATAATCGCGAACAATTGGCGTCGTTTATGCGTATTAAAATCGAAGAATTTGATCTTTAATCGTGGTCTATTAAAAAAGCAATTCAACACAAGGAAAACAAATGGATGCCTCCGGGACCATCGGTGACATTGGCACTATCACCATTACACCGATTCCGCCTGACGGAACCATCGATCCTGGTAGTGGCAAGTTTCTCTCCGACACGCCTGGTATTGTTCTCTTGGCCCCCACCGGGGACACGACTTGCAAGGTGACGGCGATCGGAGCAGGAACGGCCACCATCAGCTGGCAGGGTACCAGCAACGGCGTCGCCATTACTGGTGACGATACGGTCGATGTGGACATTTCGCCGCCGCAGGCGACCGCGGGTCACGTCGCGTTCAGCGGTTTCGCATGAAGGCCCGAAACGCCCGCGACCGCTGGGCATGTCGAATTTAGTCAGTTCGCGGGAGCCAGAAAGAGGAGAAGGAAAACCTGAGTTGGTGGGGCTGTGGTGAAACGGTATCACACGGAGTGCATGCGCCGAGTTGCTGGTTCGAGTCCAGCCAGTTCCATTGATTATTAATTGTAACCGGCTGGGAGACGAAGGATGCTCCGAACAGTTAAATCAAACGTCTTTACACTAGGTGTTTGGGACGAAATATCGAAACTGGAATATCAGCTTGATGGTTCCGGGGCTAGGATGTATCTGCCCCAAAGTACTCGAATTCAAGATATGATGGGAACCTTAATTCGCTACCCAAATCTGATCGACGCTATCAAAGAGCTTGAACAGATGCGGGGAGACGCTGCGATCTATTTGACTATTAATCATCTTCCTCCCGGCGTCACCGTTCCGATTCACACGGATACCCTGAAAGATACGACGTATCAAAAGCGCACACCCAAACAAGTTGTCAGGGTTGAACGGTGGCATCTTCCTGTCTGGACAAATCCCGAATGTTGGTGGTGGGACGAACACAACGGAAGGATTAATATGCGCGCAGGACATTGGTACGGACCGATGCCTTATTGGATTAATCATCAGGTTGGTAATGATGGGACTGATGATAGGTTTCATGTTGTTCTTGATCTTGATACTATTACACCGGTCAAACACGATTATTAATCAAACAAGGGAAGGTTATCATGGGTCAGTTCGTCAAACCGCAGGTATATCTCATCGGCTACACCGGAATCGAATGGCAAGCGTTTCGTGAGTACCTGAAAGATTCCGGTAACATGAACTTCATAGGCTCGGTTGAATCCGCAATCGAGCAGGGCTTACACCCAGGTGAAGTGTTGTGCAGCTTCTATGCGAAGCTGTGCTACGCTAGCCTGACACTCGGCAAAAATGACAATGTTACCAAAATCCGAGATATTCCAGCCAATCTTAAGAGTTGCTTTGATTCCGGTCACGGTTCGGTTTTCGAGCATACTCAACTGAACTTCGTTGTCCGGAACTGTTCACGCGTCTTTACGCACGAACTCGTCAGGCATCGCGTCGGCACGGCGTTCTCTCAGACCAGCGGCCGCTACGTCCGGGGCGAGACCATTGATTTGATTTTTGATCCAATTCTCGAACCTGTCCGGGAAGAGGGAGAGGAACTCCTACGAATCATCGAAGAATATTATCGGAAGATGGTCGCCAAGATGGGCCTCAATGATAAGAGTCTCGACTTCAATAAAAAGAAAAAGATAACCTCTGCTCTGCGTCGATTCCTGCCGAATGGCCAGAGCAATGAAATCGGCTTTTCTCTCAATCTCCGTTCGCTCCGTCACACGATGCAGATGCGAACGTCGCGACATTCGGAGTGGGAGATTCGATACGTTTACAGTCAGGTCTACAATATCTGCGTGAACAAATTCCCATCAATCTTCTGCGACGCGAAGGTCGAAGAAGTCGATGGGCTCACCGAAGTAAGTGGAATGAAATTGCAACCGTGATCAATAATCATTGGAGGGTATGTGCCAAACTGGACTGAAGAAGAACTGAGCCTGCTGGGATGGCAGTGGGCTGGACATGCGATGTTAATATGCGACAAAAATCCACAGCTTTGGAAAGAATGGGTAGAATACGCCAACGCTAATATCGATCCAACTAAAACAACTGATAGTAAAATGGGAAAAGCCCTTACAAAGTTCGTTGATGAACGGAGCCAGCCTTGAAGAACAAGACCCTGCGTTATCTGAGTCCGACCGGAATCAGTACGTACCGAAAGAATCCGGAACAATTCTACCTGGACTATTTGGCACCAATCGATAGGGTTCGCGAACCGCAGACGCAACCAATGGCAATCGGAAGTTCGTTCGATGCATACGTCAAGAACTACGTTCACGAGAAACTCTTCGGCAAGGGCCACGACCCGAAGTATGCTTTCGACAATATCTTCGAGGCTCAAGTTTCCCAGGAATGGCGTGACTGGGCGCGACTGCACGGCATGTACCTTTTCGATATCTACGAGAAATCCGGAGCGCTGGCTGATCTGATGCTCGAACTCAATCAAGCGATTAATATTCCACAGTTTGAAATCGAAGTCATGGGCGCGGTTCACAGCGACCGAGCGAAGCAAGGTGATCCGGGCCGACCGGGCGAAACGGGAACCGAGCGCGAAGCGAAAACGATGGTCCGGGGCGGTGTAACTTTCCTGGGCAAACCTGACGTGTTCTACATCAACAAGTTCGGCTCGCACGTCATTCTCGATTTCAAGGTCAACGGCTATCTCTCACGCACACCCGTCTCGCCGATGCCGGGCTATGTGCGTCTCAGGCGCGACCGGAAGAAAGCTGGAAAACACGATGACTGCCGGCTGCTCATGCACAACGGAACATTAATCAACGGCGCTGGTTTTCTGGAACAGACCAACATTGATTGGGCAACGCAGCTGTCCGTGTACGCGTGGTTGCTCGGCTGTTCCGTGGGAGAGGATTTTATCGCGGCCATCGATCAAATCTGCTGCGCGCCCAACGGGTCAGAGTTTCCGGATATTCGGATCGCGGAACATCGGATGCGAGTCGGTGCCGACTTCCAGCATGAGACGTTCACGTTTGCGCAGGGGATTTGGGAAGCCGCTCACAGCGACCATTTCTTTCGTGACCTGTCGAAAGAGGAATCTGATATGCGTTGCGGTCTGTTAACGAATCAATTGCAGATGGCCTTCGACACTCAGAAGGATGCTGATACGTTCCTCAATATGACCCGACCTGTTCAGCGGAAATTTTAATTCAGGATTATTAATCTTTTTCAATTTTCGGATACTATAGTATACTATGCTATAGTATCTAAACCCTGGAGGAAGATGGGTATGACGCGACAAAAAGAAGTCATTCGGCAGCTTTGCCAAGAGGCGGCACAAGCGAAGATGAATAAAGGGGAAGGCACTAATATCAAATGGTACGATTGTGCCCTAGATGTGTTAACTGATACTGAATCGAAAGAAGTCGATGATATCTGGCGCGATATGGCGAATACGTCTCAGTGGATACACGCACTCTTTTTGTGGCTGCATATGAAAGGCGTAAACGAGAAAAGAGGAAAGGAAAGGAAACGATATGCTAAGGGTAACGGGTGATTACGAGCAATCGGCTTACCATTGCTCTTATGCTGTTTTTAATATCGAAACACATTCCGAAGCTGAATTACAGGATTTCTTAAATAAGCACAAAGAGCAGTTGAAAGATACCAGGAAAGTAGAAGGGGAAAATAATGGTAATACAATCTATGGTGTTCAGTTGAAAATCACCGAAAGAGAAATAGCAGAGGCTTTGGTCAGGCGATACAATATGGTGATTAATGTTCAAAACGTCGAAGAAAATAAAAGGCATTTCCTAGAGGAAGCTGGTATCGACGCGGTAAAAGTGATAGTCTATGCCACAGACTATGTTCCGGAAGAAATGGATATCGAACAATACTGTGCTTCGATCTTCGCGGCGTATGATACTTTCGGCGATAGTCCGGAGTTTATCAATCGTGTGTACGAGCTATCGGGAGATTGTAACAGATTCACGCACGAGCAGCACGGCAGGATACATCAACAAATAGAATTACTCAGGCAATTACTTTTCTCTAGTGAGGAATTATGAAAGAAATATTCGAGCCCTTTGATATTGTTTTAATTATATTTCTTATTGTCGGGGCTGCATTCGCGTTTGCTTATTGGATTATCAACCGAAAGAATGATTAATGATCAGGAGGAAAGATGCCTAAGCTCAAATGCTGTCTTGATTTAGACGGCGTGTTGGCTGATATCCACCGTGGAATCGCGGAAGCCTTTGGTGTCCCGAACGAATGGAAAGTCAAAGGCGAATGGCGATTCTCGGTGGGACTCGAAATCCCTGAACCGTGGTGGAAGCCATGCAATTATGCTTTTTGGGCGAACGCTCACAAGACGCCCTGGGCTGATGATATTGTGAAAATGATACTCGCCTACTTTGATCCGAAAGAAATCTGTATCTGTACGTCACTGCCAACATCCAAAGGCGATTTCCCGATGGATCGCGTCGGTGAATCTGTCGCCGGTAAAATTGACTGGTTGCAGAAACACTATCCGTTACTCGCTCCACAGTTCCTTATCGGTCCCGCGAAACATTTCTGTGCTGGGCCAAACAAGATTCTTGTCGATGATTCGGACGACAATGTTAAGGAATTCATTAGTGAAGGTGGTGCTGCGATCACTTTTCCGCGACTCTGGAATTTATTACACAGCCATGCTGATGCTCCTGTCACTTATCTCAGTTTCCAATTGGCTTCGATTAGTGCTCAATTTAAGAAGCTTGGAAGAGATTGATTAATAATCGAAAAGCAAGGTAGCTTTTTGTGGACAAAAGGCGAGATTAATCAAATCTTTCCAACAATCTGAAAAATTCCTCTTGACATAGGCAAAATAATATGGTAAGCTATAGTAGCGGAGCGATGCGCGCCGCGCGTCGGAAAGATTTGATTAATCTGGCCAATGATTAATGATCAAATAACCACCCCGAGCGTGAGAACCATTGTGGTTGCGTGATCAATAATCAGAAAGTTGGATTGATCCTAACAATGAAAGGTGGTGATTCGTGAGAGACCTGTTTTGTGCTGTCTGCATCGTTCTCGGCATGGTCTTTGTGACCGCCGGAGTGTGCCTGTTTCAGAGCTACAAAGGAACGGTCCAACAGCGGGAAAATCGGGAGTACAATAAGGCGTTCGATGACGCCATCAACTCAATCGGCGAAAGGAAGTGATTCATGGGCACTCGGGTGGAATTCGACGGCGAGAAGTACCGCTTCGCCGCCGGTTACGATCATGTTACGTCGGTCTACTTCCAAATCTGGATGCAACCGGCTGACGAACAAGATTGCGCTTTCGTCACAGCGGACAATCAAGGCGTCTTCGTCATGACGGATGAGGACACCGGCAAGGAAGTCGAAGTCGAGCCAAAGTTGGCTCGGCTGATCAAAAATCTTCGCGAACGGTTCGAGTTCTCCAGGAGCGAAGGCAAGAAGTATCCGAGCATGGACACCAGCGATCTGCGTCCATTCGCGATACTCTGTGGCTTCCCTGAGAATCGCCTGGTGGAAATCGAAGCGGCTCTTCACACTTAAACCGATCGAGCCGAGAGAACCAAGACCATGGTGTAACCAACCAGCCAGTGGGAACCAAACGAAGAAGCGTAACCATCCAAGGAGTGGGAACCAAGTAGTTAGTGAAAGGGAGAAAAATGGATCAGTACGAAACTGCCGCCGAAGCTCTGTCTGTGATCGGCGGCGACCCTGTCGTCACCTGGGAAGAGCGCAAGCAGAAATTGCTTGACGCAATTCGGAACTGTTCATCCGAAGCGAACGTCGAAGAAGTGCTCGGCTGGTTCGGCGGTTCGCTCGAACCGGAATGATCAATAATCCCAATGGCTCTGGGCCAGAAAGGTAGGTGAAATGTGATCTTTGAACTCGTTGACGTGCTCCACTCGAAAAACGATCTTGCGATCGTGATTTCGGTGTGCGAGACCGATACGATTGAAGATGCGGCTAAGGCTTTCCAACGCCGCAGCTTCTATCCGTCGCCGGAAATCCAGCAGGTGGGCACTCGCTATATCCGCGAACGTGGGTCAAACGTGCTCACGGTGTTCGGCAAGCTGGTGGACTCGAAGAATCCGGTGGAAGGAACGTACCTGGACAACGTTCGCGGGCGCGTTGATCGCGCGATCGCGGGACGTGACATGCCGGATACGCCTCTGGATGGTGTGTACGCGAAGTCCATCGACGATGAAATCCTGCGCTGTGAGCGTACTGGCTTCACCGAAAGCGAGGCAGTTCGGTACTGTCTCTGCTGCGAGGAAGCGAATCCGCACCTGGAAGAAGCGGTCGCTTTGGCCAGGATGCGATCTCTCGAAGCCAAAGTACACGCACGTACCGGCAAGTGGCTGTACGGAAGCGCGCCTGGGACACCGGAGAATCCTGCTCCGGTTGGTCCGTGAAAACTACGGAGGGAACCGATGACCCACTCAATGTTAACGCTCTGTTTCAAGTGCAAACGATATCGGTGTGAATGCGCCATCTTGGCCAGGAACGCCGAAGTCAAGGAGAGAAGAATGAAAAATCTCGGCAGACTAATACGGCACGGGTGGTCGCTCACAACGGCTCACGTTGCCGGGGGTCGAATCTGGCGTCGTGGACATTTCATGTGTATCCTGGGTTATGACGGTACGCTTCGTCAATGCGTATCAGCACATAACGCGCCACATCACCCAGGCTGGGCCAGCAAGCCGCTCGCGCGGATGTACTGGCGGAACAGGAGGAAGGAAAATGGTGTCACGTGATCAAAAATCAAAACTGGAGATTCCTCCGGTTGGTGTGGTGGTATGGGTCACGCCCCGAGCTACTGGTCGCCCCAATGATCAGCGTGCTCGTATCGATGGGGTTGAGTTCGCTGGAACACCCTTCCCGATGCTCATGGTCACAATGTTGGGCGACGATAAGCGTCTCGTCGTTAGCCCTGACGATATCTGCGGTGTCGAAATTTTTAACGACGAAGATGCCGCTACAAGCGTCACCATCAAGTTCACTTCCAAGCGATCTGGCGGGGATATCGCTTTCGGAGTCTCTCGGAGAACCTTCCCGTAAATCAAGAAAGGATGCTCTGATGTTCGTGATCCTACGAGGGGATATTAACGAGCTTCTGCCCCACCGGTTTGAAACCGCTTTCAAGGCAGCAAACTGGGCGCTATGTCAAGTGTGGGGCGCGACAACGATTCCGTGGGGTGTGGTTGATCTACACACCGGCGAATTCGTCCTTCTCAATGATGGTTACAATTAACAGCCCCGACGGGGTAGAAAGATTTTTAATCATGGGATTCTCGATACCGGGACCTCAAGTCGTTGTCGCTCAAGACTACGACGGATACTTCGAGCGATTCGTCAGAGAACTGATCGACAAGAAACAACAGGAAGGAGGTACGTTCAAGTCCCTCAAGATCATCGTCAACGCCGGCCCGTACCGCGAATCGGCTGTTCGATACGCATGGCGCGAGTCGGAGAAAACCCTCATTCTCGATTTTTACTCGGCTCTGCGGGCAGGCTTTGGTAGCTTGTCCGAAACCGACATTCAAGGCATCAAGGACCTGTTTTAGGAACCGAGGATGCCTCGGCTCGAAAGGAATTTCGATCATGGCGAAAACCGTTATCAACAGGAGAACCGTCGTGGAGACTCATCCACCCGAAATTCAACGAATCGCCGATCGCTGGACCGGCGAAAATTGCACACTCGTGATTCTGGACCAGGAATTTCCGTCCAAAATCATCGGGCGTCAGCTCAAATTCGCTCTGGTCGCCCCGCTGAATTCATACGTTCCACCGGTGGAGTTCACCTGGGAAGCCGTGGACCGGATCATGGCCGGGGACAAGAGGTTCATGTCCTAATGGAACCCATTGACGAAGAACAACGTCAACTGGTCTTGCTTGCTTTGGCTATCCTTAGCCTACAGCGCCCAGGGTGGGATCAGGTTCTCCGTGAAACAGCCAGGAAGTTCCACGGCGAAGAAATGTACGACTCCTTCGTGGCTGCTAATCGGGAGGATTAAAAATCATGCTGGAAATCTGGATCGGTTGGGAAGGCGTCATGGAACCTTCCTGCCATCGGTTTGAAACCAGGGCCGAACTGGTAGCGTTTTGCAAGGGCGTCAAGGTTGCCGCCGAAAAAAGTCGATGCGACCCGATGTTCTATAGGACTCGCAAAGACGCAATGGAGGATGTGGACTCTGTGGAGATTTCTGAATAATGTCCCTACCGACTGATCCTGAACTCCAGGCTATGTCGGATGATCAATTACAGGTTCTCTGGAGCAAGTGCCCGGCTTATCCAGAGAACCTTGATTGGTACCGCGTAGCAAAAGAAATCAGATATCGCAATAAGTTCCGAAAGGACAACCGTGCGAAAACATCACAAACACACGAAACAGGAAGAACCTCGCCAAGGTGTACACTTCGGCTTGAGGATTCCTCGTGACCCGCACTATCCTGAAGATTGCTCGCAGTGTGATGACTGCGGTGGAACTGGTTTCGGTGAAGGTGTTATGACAAGTCAACCCAAAGACTGTGAGACGTGTCACGGTCGTGGATGGCTCGAAGGCAAGCTCCATCCGAAGGGACGGCGGTGCGCCTACGAAGAATGCAACAAGCCACTTTTTGTCAGTTCTGTCGCCGTTTACTGCACCAATGAATGCGCGTTTGCGGACGCGTGAACCAAAAGGACAATTCGTCCGAAAGGATTAATAATCGTGAAACCATACGACCAAGCCACGCTTCAGGGCCGGATCGTGGAAATAATCAGCTTCCCATTCGCATCGACAGAGACTCCAGGCGCACCGAATGATCGTGTCATGATCCGGGCGGTTCCAGGCGAACCAACGACCATGATCGAAGCAGCAGTTGCCGAACTGGTTTTGTGCCCGAAGGCTCAATATGTTCACGTCGCCCGCGTACTCAATCTCGATCAAAAACATGATTTTCCTCTGGAAATGCTCAAGCGGGACTACGCGTGGTTTTGGGAACTCAAGCTCGCTTCACTGGAGATTCCAGAGGAAGGAATCGAAATCTATACCATAAATAATAACGAACAAATTCCCTGGACCGTTCACTGGTCTGCGCATGGCTGCGGCATCAAGCCGATCTACCGCAGAGACTTGTCCCTTCCCAACACTCCGTTGCGCAAATACTAGGGCTACGAATCAGAGTAACCCTGTGGCAAGTGAGAACCAAGGTCCACGGTGTAACCATTGATCCAGCGGGAACCAAAAAAGGTCGTGTGATCTTTAATCGAAAGGAGGGTCTGGTGAGTATCTCAGTTTTCGAGGTCATCAAAGTCTACAAGGAATCTGGCCTGCCGCATATGTATGTGTCGGAAGGAATCGAATTCCAATGGCACGATTGGTTGTTGTGCGAAATCGCATTTTGCACAACCAATCCGATCCATCACTGTATCGCGAGCGCCTTTCGCGATAGTGGTGGTCCGCATCCGGCCAAGCCCGGCCAAAAATGCAAGCGGATGATGGCCACGATCATGAACCCGACCTACGACCACATGTTCGACAACCACGAACTCAACAAGCTGGCGCACTTCAAGGTGGTCAGTCTCGTTCACAAGGACGAACACGCCAACCTCGGAATGCCGAAGGTCTACGAAAAGATGGCTTCGCCCATCAAACCACATGCTTAGTCCAACGAGTGTGATTATTAATCAGGTGGATGGTGAGAACCATAGCTCTTGTATCCAATGTCCTGGTGCGAACCAATGAGTACGTGAAAGGACCAATAATGCTGATTGATCCCGCTCGTCCGTGGAAGGTACTGCATAAAAACGGCCGAATCGTCGCTCAGATGAAAAGTGCGGCCGGTGCCAATCACTACGCGCAAGAATTGATTCGGCAGAAAGGTGAAGATCACACGGTCAAATACTGGACTTCTTTTCATCACCCGAACTGCTCTAATCCGGACAACGCGACTCCGCGATCACTTTGTCCACATTGCAGTGACTTGGCTTAACCGTCGTGGCTGTGAGAACCAACTGGAAGGTGTAGCCAAAAAGATGGTGAGAACCATTGGGCGGTGCAACCATCTGATCGGTGAGAACCAGACCGAAGGTGTATCCTTGGACAGCGTGAGAACCAAACTCGTAGCGTATCCATTATACGAGTGTGAACCAAGCGACTCGCGATTATTAATCAGCCAATGGTTTTGTGAGAACCATAAGGAGAGAGCGAGATTAATCAAATCTTTTCGATAGGTCAAAAAATTCCTCTTGACATAGGCAAAATAATATGGTATACTTTAATAGCGGAGCGCTGCGCGCGGTCCGCCGGAAAGATTTGATTAATTTGGCCTGCGATTATTGATCAGATTTGAGTATCGTGACTCGGAAATGATTAATGATCAAACAATGAAAGGTGGTGATTCGTGGACTACATTACGATGAAGCTGTGGTTGGAAAATCGCGGCTGCACGACCGTGGTGCCCTGTGAGGACGCCAACGGTAACAAGTCGGTTAGCTACTGCTACGAAGGCAAGAGCTACCCCGCCGTCAGGATTCCGGCTAATAACCGGATCATCTGGCCGGCTGGCAGTCCGATGGACCTGGTTCTCGCGTGCCTGGGAAACTGATTTTTAATCGAAAGGACGATTCATGGAACTGTGCTACGGTTGCAATCGTGCGGTTTGCGAAGAGCCTGGTGCTCACTGCTGCGAGACGTGCCGCACAACGATCAAGTGGGTGAAGAAGTTCGGGGACGAAAAGCTTTACAAGCAAGTCGTCCACGGTATCCTTACTCCGCAAGAGGGTCTGAACAAGGCTCTGAGCGGAAAATTCTCAATCGAGGGTTAAAATGGCCTACTTCGCAGTAGCTTATGGCAACGCGATACGATGCGAGCAAGCACCGACCGAACATGCGGCCGTGAAACTCGCTTTCGGCGTGGAAAAGGATCACCGCTCTACAGTGTATCGTTTTCCAGTGTCGCCGAAGCGAATGTCGCGGAAGGTGCTGCTGGAGCATTATCGGCGTCTCGCAGTACAACACTTCCGTCGGACAGGCAGTATTTCCGATGGCTGGGAAAAGGAACCCGGCATCGCGAACATCCACTGGACAGAGTGCGTGCTCTGCAAGGGTGTGATCCTGACGGAGCCGAAGTCGAAAGGATTCAACAACGCGATCTGCGACGAGTGCGCGCCCAAGTACCTGACGCTGACTGAGGAACAGAAACAAGAACTGAGTATCGTAGCGATACGAGAAAAGCTCGGGATCAAGATGAAACGCCCGTACTGATTTTTAATCGAAAGGAATGATACGATGCAATACGAGTTCATAGTATCCGCGAATTGGGTCTACGACGTGGGCACAACAAGTGGTTGCGGCGGCTCGAAATGGGGACGATACGTTTGTGCCACCAAAGAGCGGGCTATCGAACTGTTCCGGAAAGAATATCCTGGTCTGTGCTTTCAGGTTCGCGTGGTGCAACCTGCATTGGACCTGGACGAAACGATTCAACTCAAGGAATGATTAATGATCTTCACATTTGGACATGTAATACAGAAGAGAGAAATCATGGCAAAGCAACGATTGACTCAGCGGATTCTGGAGGAAATGGACCGCGGCGATCAAGGTTGCCGGGTCCGCCGACTGGAAATGGCTGTTGACGCCTGTCTGGATGATCAGGCGTATGCCATTCAGTTCTGGCAAGATGTCAACCTGTACGGCGTGAGGGAAGCACTGTCGTACCTGCAAGGATGCACCGCGATCAACGCCGCAGCGAAAGCGGACAACTGCGCGTTCGTGAAGCGGCTGATCGAGTTCTACTGTGCAGAACAGACTTTCGCCAGCAACGAAAACAGGAAAGGTGGAATCGTCGTGGAAATCGAAAATCCGAAATATTACGAAGTCATCATCGGCGGCGACATGAAGTTCGTCGTCGTGCTCGATGCCGAAGACCCGATTGAAGTGTTCTGTGCCAACCTCGGCCAGACCGTCAACAAGAGCGTCGACTGGAATGAGTTCCACCCCGAGTGGTAAATCCCACCCCGAGTGGTGATTATTAATCGCAGTGGCCGTTATTGGCCGGAAAGGATAGGTGATCATGATAGTGTCGCAAACAATCTACAGTGTCCACATTCATTTGCCCATGCTGGCAAAAGAGCTACAAGAGGAACTTGCTGACCTCTATGATGTGGATGTGACTATTAATCGCAAGGATGCTGGCCATATTTTTCTCGATTTTCACTACGATCTTGAAAAGCGGGGCCAACTCGACGAAAACACTGTTCTCCGTCTGCGGGCGTTCTGCGACGGATATACTCGCGGACGCGAGAAACACCCCTCTTATCCGAAAGGTGGATAATGCCGTACCAAGTAATGCCTGACTGGACACACTCAGGAACCGGCAAACAAATCGAAACCTACCTGGGTAACGATTTCAAGTTCAACGGTCCTGGCGTGTATCTCACTGCAACCGATACGCTTCTGATCGTTCCGGATGTGGAATTTCCTCCGCCTGGCACGCAGCAAGCTCAGGATTTCCTGCCGTGGCGTCATCGCTGGCCGGAGGAAACGCGGTTCAAGATTTACATGTTCGGCTGCCCGTTCGAGTTCACGATCATGGCGGCGCAGCTGCCGATCCCGACTCGCCAAGAACGCCCGGAGTGATTGATCAATGATCCAAAAGAGTGGTGAGAACCAGACGAGCGGGTGAATCCAGAATTTTGGTGAGAAACAAAACCCGAGTGAGGTAACAATGGCAACGATTAAAGCTGACACTGACAGCGTCACTGCTGTCTGGCACTCAATTTTGGGAGGGAAATTTCGGGTCAGATTGACTCAGGACAACGGACCAGGACGCCGCTATGGTTTCGTTCTGGACGACAACGACAACATCATCGGCAGTGCCCAGGATACCACCTATGGTGGGCGTGGCTTTGCCGTGCATACGCGACCGTTCGGCGGATTCGTTCCGATGGAGCAGATCGAATTCGTAACCAAGTAACAAACGAGAACCACATTGTCGGTGATCTTTAATCAAAACGCTCCAATGGAGCAGAAAGTAGGTGATATGATAAGTAATGCTGATTTGGACCAAGTGGTCGAGTTCATGAAGAAGTACGACCTGAGCGAAGTCGGCTTCTTTCCCAAAGACGAGAACCGAGCCGGCGCTGAGGCGTTGCTCGACTCGTACCAATATTATGGCCAGCCGCTTGAAGAACTCTTCGCGACTGTCCGCAGCGGGCCGGGAGTCATGACAAAGGACCGAGCGCAACGAGTCTTCGGTAAGAAGTTCAGTTAATCAACCAGTCTGTGATTTTTAATCAACGCCCCTATGGGGCAGAAAGTAGGTGCAACAATGGATACCCCTGAAATCGTAACTCCTGATCCAGCGGCCAATACCACGGTCATTTCACTCGCGGACGCGAAGAAGTGGATCGAAGAACATCCCCGTGTTCGGTTCCATATCCGTTTCGTCAAGGCTGACGGCACGATCCGCGGCATGGAGTGTGCCACCGGGATCGCCGACGAGATTCTGTTGGCGAAGAATCCGTACAACAAGGGCGTCGATTTCAAGAAGAAGGGACTCATCGGCGTCTACGAATACCCGCAAGAACAGTATCGCTGTTTCGATCCGGAGCGGCTGCTGTCCATCCAGATCGATGGCGTCTGGAAAACCGTCATCGAGAACCAGATGAAGTTCCCCGGCTTTAAGGAAATCAGCTAACCATCAGTTTGGTGGGAACCAGTGCTTGAGAGTAACCAGTCTAAATGCGAGAACCACGATCAGGGAGTGCAACCATCGCACCCGCGTGAACCAGATGATTTGCGTAAAACCACCCGCTTTGCTAGAAACAGAATGCAGGTGTAACCAATTTGCCCGAGAGAACCACGAAAGGAGCGTAACCAACGCGACTGTGAGAACCACGGAGGGAATGTGCAAACAGGAGCCTGTTCCGTTGGCTCCGAGAAAGGAGGAGCGGACAAACCATTGATACCGTGAGAACCATACAAGGCGCGTAACCACTGACTTCGCGAGAACCCAAGAAGGAGTGTAACCGTGAAGCTCGCGTGAACCAAAAAAGAGACGTTGATTAATAATCGCATTCCGGTCAACGACCGGAGAAAGGATGTGAACCATGCCAGAAGAACAATACGAGGCTCTGGACAAACTCAATCGCGACCTGCGGGCCGCGGCTCGTCTGATCGGCCGGAATGAAGCCCGATTCCTGGTCGATATCTATTATCAAATCCAGGACTTCCGTGTGAGTTCTGGAAACCGTCACCGGACTTCCACCGAAGCCGGCGAGCCGTCCAAACTATTAGAATGGACCTTCGACAATCTCAATACCCTGGAAAGCAACATCAAGTCCGCTCTTGGCGCATTCGCTGCCAGTTTCCGTGCCGGCGAATGGCTCCAGAGCATCTGCGGCATCGGACCAGTAATCAGCGCCGGATTCTTGGCCAACCTGAGCACACCGATTCCTGAAACCGTCGGTCACTGGTGGCGGTTCGCGGGACTCGACCCCACAAGGGAATGGCTCGGCAAGGCCAAGTCCGAGGCACTGGTCAAGGAAGTCCTGGAAGACCGGGTCAAGCCCAAAGGCGCGGTTCCGATTGATGATCTGACCGCTATCGCAGGAAAGGCCAAGTGGACTCTGACGGAGCTACTCGGCAAAATCCAGCGCCTGGGCGAACGCGAAGAACGCGAAGCGAACACTCGCGAAGATGTCATCGCACTGCTGGCCAAGCGCCCGTGGGCAGCCAGTGTGAAACAGTTGTGTTTCCATGCGGGCAGCTGTTTCATCAAGGTTCAAGGAAACGCCAAGGACTTCTACGGCGCATTGTACGCCCAGCGACGGGCCTACGAGGACGCTAAGAATGACCGCGGCGACTATCAGGATCAAGCAGCGGCCGGTGCCAAGCGAGTTCGCAAGACCACGGATGCCTACAAGGTCTACATCACTGGACGATTGCCGGATGGGCACATGCTGGCTCGATCCCGGCGATGGGTAACAAAACTCTTTATGAGTCACATGCACGAAATCTTCTACCAGGACTTTTTCGGGCGTGAGCCACCGAAACCCTTCGCTCTGTCTGAGACTCTCAATCAGGCGCTTGGAACGGATCATCGACACTACATCGCTCCGCCGAACCTGACGGTCTGGCGAGAGAGCACCGGGAAGAAGCTCGCCGAAATGGGAGCGTGATTATCCTCGCACCACGTGAGAACCATAGGAGCAGTGATTTTTAATCAATCTCGATGTGAGAACCAAGCCCGGCGAATGGAACCATCAGATGGACGAGAACCAAACGTAGAAGCGTAACCATACAAACAGTGGGAACCATAATCGTCGCGTAACCATTTCGTGCGCGTGAACCAAGGTACTCGTGTAACCAAATCCGATGCGGGAACCACTTAAGGAGTGTATTATGCCGGCGGTGATTTATTACTCAGGGGACGTGGAATTTCTTCGGAAAAACGGAAAGGAGGATTCAATCGCTTTCATCCCGATTTTCCTTGGTCCGGATGCCAAGGACGGTGAATTAGTCTGTTTCCTCAGAATAAGGGAAGGAGAGAGTCTACCGGCATTCGAGTCTCGTGCGTCTGAATTCGCAGTCCAAATGGATTGTCGCGCCCAGGCCCAGGAAGAATTGGCCGCTATCGAAAAAGCTCGAACAGATTTGTAAGAAAGATTAATGATCGAAAAGTATTGTTTGGACCATAAACGCTGGGGTGTTCCTGGCGTAGTCCGAAATCCCTTTCGCCCTAACCCTCAGGAGCCTCGTATGAGCGAGAACATTTCCCAGGCCGTCGTCCAAACCCCGGATGACGACACCGAATCCGTCGCTGGCTCGCACGACAAGCGCTGCAAATGCGCTGAGTGCGCCGCCAAGATTCAGGAACGATTCCAGCCCTTCTTCATGGTCGAATGGTCGCGTGCGGCACAGGTCAGTCGCCCCTGCCCGAAGTGCAACAAGCCCATCGCTTCCGTTTCCAGGGACGGGTTCCTGATCTGGCACTGCTGGGAATGCAGTGCGCAGCGCGCGGTCGTGACCAAGGTTTTCAATCAGGGTGAGCGTGCCTTCGCGTTCGCCAAGCGTGACGGCGATGAGGCCGTCGTGTATTTCCACCTGTCGCGGCAGAAGTCGATCACCTGCAACGGCAGCGACCAGCCCAGCATCGACGGTCCGATTAGTAATCTCGTCATCCCCAAGGAAGACGACCGCATCCTGTACGTCGAGATGCAGGGTGACAAGACCGCCAAGGCGCTCTGGTGGGCTTTCGAGTCCGAATACCACGAAGCGCTCAAGGCGATCGAGAACCGCCGGAAGGTCCGGTTCATCTGGCGGGACGGTCGGATTCCCACGTCGCGGCTGCACGAGAAGCCGAAGTTCAAGACGCTGTGGGAGGGCAAGTCAATCGAGGAACTCAGGACTCGCTTCCCGGAGTCGATCCATCCGGCCTACGACAAGAACTACTCGGCAAAGTATTTCGAGGCGTTCGACCCGGACACCGAGCAGTGGGTTTCGATCAATGATCCGCGGCTCGCTCCGCCCACGCCCGAGCCCAGCGAGCCTGAGCCCGAGGAAGAGGCTACGAAGCTGACCATCGGTGGCGTGTCAGTCGAAACCAAGGTGGTTGCTCCGGTTCGACCGCTGACTCCGGAGGAAATGAACCAGACACCAACGGAAGAGCCCGCGGAGCAGGATGATCCCGAGAGGGAAACGCCCGAAGCATCGGCCTGATTGGTTCGCCTGATTAAAAATCACCAAAGATACGGATAAGGTCGTGCACGTAGTTGGTCCGTAGATCGTTGCTCACCGCCAACTCATCCCCTGTCGCCCTTGGAGGTAGAACCCATGAGTGAAACCAAAGCTGGTGGACCGTCGCAACAGCCGGTCAAGCCGGGCGGGACGCCTGAACAGCGTCCTACTCCCGGAGCACCACCGGCTCCGGGACACCAGCCCAACGTCCCACCTGGTGCGCCGTCGCATCAGCCGGGTACTCCGCCTGCGACGCCGGAACAGCCTCCGACGACTCCGCCCGCGACGCCGGCTCCCGGACCGAAGCAGTCGTGATTAATGATCACACCCGGTAGCAATACCGGGTGTGATCGATCCACGAGAACCAGATCACAAGTGAATCCAAGCTCGGTTGAGAACCAAAAACCCGGTGAGTATCCAGTTCGTGCGAGAGAACCAAGCCGATAGTGTTTATCCTTCGAGGAAGTGTGAACCAATATCCTAGCGAATCCATAATCCACGTGTGAACCAGATGAGGAGTGAGTATCCACTGGCCGCGAAAGAAACAAATGATAGGTGTAACCATCCGACTGGTGAGAACCAATGTAGCTGTGATCCTGATGAGAACCAAGTATCAGGTGATTTTTAATCCATTAGTCGGGTGAGAACCAAACTACATGCGTAAATTAATCAAATCATTCCGGTGATTTGAAAAATTCTTCTTGACATAGGCAAAATAATATGTTATAATTTAGTAGCGGAGCGCTGCGCGCGCACGCGGGAAAGATTTGATTAATTTGATCGATTCGATTTTGTGATTTGATCAATAATCCAGAAAGGGGTGATTCGTGACTCACTTTGCAATGTTGACTTTGCGGGACGCCGAGACTCTGATTAATGATCCGAAAACGGCGAAACAAACGCTCGTTGCGATTGCGCGCGAGCGATTCAGCTGTCCGCCGAGTCGGTGCAGTCTGAGCAAGCAGAAGCTCCGTGACCATCTTGAGACGCTCGCGCGGAACGAGCGTAGTCATGAGACGATCGCGCGAATGGCAAAGAAATGATCAATGATCAAAGAAAGGGGTGATTAATGGCAAAGCGTGAATTCGTTCTGCTGGCCCACACGTTCGATGAGACAAAAGACAGTTTCGACAAGATTCGGGGCTGGATGCTGTCTCAGAAAATGGATGGCCTTCGCGTGTTTTGGGATGGCGGTATCAGCCGCGGCGAATCGGTAAGATCGGTGCCGTTTTCTAATTGGGAACGGGACGATCGGTTCGTGAACCGCGACTACGAAGCGACTGGACTTTGGACCCGCAACGGGAAGGTTCTACGAGCACCGGCGTGGTTTCTCGACATGCTCCCGAACATTCCTCTGGACGGGGAGTTATGGTCGGGGTATCAGAAATTCGAGCAAACCAACTCGATCACCAAGAAGATCGTTCCGGACGAAGATGCGTGGAAGGCGGTTCAATTCCACGTATTCGATAGTCCGCCACTGGATATGATCTTCGCTCCAGGCATTCTGGGCAATGCGGGCGATATCTACTCCAAGACCTTTGATAAAGGTACTCTGGATTGGGCGATGGCTCGAGCGCGAGAAACCGGGACAATGCCAGAGCCGAAGTACCGCGAAATGGAATTCGTCTATGGCTGGCTCAAAGCGATGGGCATCGAAAATGACCACGTCAAAATCCTGGAGCAGACCAGGCTCCCGATGACCAACGCGAATGGTGCGATCGAAACGATTATTAATCGCGAAATGGAAAAGGTTCTCGCCGCGAACGGCGAAGGACTCATGGTCAGGAAGGATCAATCGTATTGGACACCAGAACGTTCCCACAATCTGCTCAAGATCAAAAAGTGGTTCGATGCCGAAGCAACCGTCGTCGGCTATGTTTGGGGCAGGAAAACGGACAAAGGCTCCAAGCTGCTGGGAAGGATGGGAGTTCTCGTCTGTGATTGGGACGGTCGCAAGATCGAAGTCGGCGGCTTCAATTGGGAAGAACGCGACATGTTCATCATTTCCACTGGATTCCCGGCCGTGCGGCTCGGGCAGATGCTCTCAGGGCTGCCGGTGGATACGACGCAGATAACGAATCCGAAGTTTCCGCTCGGATCAAAGATCACTTTCCGCTATCGCGACTTGACGGCGAAGGGTGAGCCGAAGATGGCACAATACTACCGAAAGGCTACAACGCTATGAGCCGAGCACGCAAGCAGAAACGGAAGCGTTTTCAAGCGCGAGTGAACGTGACTGGTGTTCAGACCCATCACTTTTTCGCTGTCCATCCCGACACATTCATGCCGACGGTTCGTGATCCTGACGGTTCGATCCTGGTCTATACCGACAGGAATCAGGCGGAAGACGAGGCGCATGAACGCCTTGGTGAAGATACTGTTGTCTGTATCGTCGGTATGGGCGACGACAAGTGGGCGATGTTCCAAGCAGAACAAAAGTACCGGGTGGTTCCAGAGAGACCACGGGTGGTCAGGAGGTAATATGAGCATCTTTCGTGTGTCTGGAAAGGATGAGTCATCTGATAGCGGCCAGTGGGAGATTATCCTACAGGCAGAAAATATACAATATGTTCGCGACAATATCCCAACGTATCTCCGTTCGATTGGACGACCGGAGTTGATTTCTGGAATGTCGATATCGCAACTGTTACCTGGTGCGTTTGGCATTCTCCATCACACAATAGAAAGGGGTGATTAACATGGTCACGAAATATATTGAAGTGATCGACAAGTTCGAGAACTTCGAGCAATTCCAGCGAATCTTCAAACGAGCGCTCGACGTTTGGTCGGAGTTCGCCAAGTTCAAATGCATCGAACTGCTCAAAACCGCGGATGGCTTCAAGTTCATGCTCCATTTGTCCGCAGAAGCTAAGCTGTTCATGTCGAATAATGCGCTGATGTCTCTGACCCAATTGGGCCGGGGCGACAATACCGCCAACTACACGGAATGTTACCTGTACACCAAAATCGCCGAGGAAGGTGTGTCGGTGTTCAAGCCGACGACCTACCAGTTAACGATGATGGAAGAAATGATCCTCAACATGCCCATCGAGGACTACCATCAACCGTTCCCGACAATGATTATTGATCTTCCCAAGGACTTCTACCAGCAACGGAAGGCGATGATTCCGCAAGTCGGGGAAGATAGCTTCGGCGAGATACTCCCGGAAACGCACGATCCGCGGTTCTGTATCATTCACTTCGACGAGAAACAGAAGTGCATGCTGTTCTGTGCTTGCTTCTCTTCTGGTCAAAGCATCAAATACTCTCTCACCTTCAAGGACGGGGAAGAGATAGAGGCAGAGTTGCAAAAGACTGAGATACGATTCAATGGCGCGATGGAGACTTCCGAGGAAGAAGAAAAGATTTCCGGCGGTCTGTTGCGGGCGTGCATCAATTACTGCCTGCTGGTCGAGGAACTCGGTCTCAAGAAGCTCGGGCCGAAGAATCCGAAACACTACGAGAAACTGGATCGGAAACGGCGAGAGCGTCGTATTACGCCGCCGGAAAGAGCGATCCTGGATCGCCTCCCGATCTACTACACGATTATTGATCAAAACGTCGTGTTGCATCGGACAGTGGAAAATGAATCAGACCTGCCGGCCGAACCCACTGGACGTACAAAGAAGCCGCACAAGCGTCGCGGTCATCGCCATGCTTACTGGACCGGGCCAGGACGGACGATCAAGATATATCGGAGGATTCCGCCGGTCTTCGTCAACAAGCATCTGTTCGTCGGGAACATGAACGACGTGAAAACGACCTACAAAACGAAAGAGTAGGAGATATCGGATGAAGAAAAGGTGGGTGGTTGTTGTCTATAGCAAATACTCGCCCACCAACTTAGGCATTTACGGCCCATTCAAACGTAAGCGAAAAGCCAAAAAATACGGAAAAACATTTGATTCGCGATTAATAATCACAGTGGAACCTCTACTCCGGGCAAAAACATGACCAGCAAGGTTGCCGATACGTATTTCGTTACGCCAACGCAAACGATTCGCGATATCCTTTACGGGGCCGATTTGATTAATGATCGGCTTCTCAACGTGTTGGAGCCGGCGGCTGGTAACGGAGCAATAGTAAAAGTTCTATTACATAGGGATGACTTCAGTTTTATTATTACAGCAGTTGAACGTGACCCGGCAATATTTCCACTGAGCTTGAGTGAACATCCGCGGGTCCACTATTACAACCAAGATTTTTTGAGTGATACTGTAGCATGTGGTTTCGATTTAATAATCACTAATCCGCCTTACAATCAATTCTACGAATTCCTTCGGAAAGCGATAACACTTCTCAATTTTCAGGGCAAAGCAGTATTCTTGCTCCGATTGTCTCTGTTGACCGGTATTAGACGTTCCGAACAATTATTGGAACATCGGCCATCTGATATATACTGCTTGTGTCGCCGTCCTAATTTTGGTTGGAATCAATACGACGCGTGTCCATACGGTTGGTGTATTTGGGAAAAGAATCCGCCCACTTTACCAACACGGTTTCATTGGTTGGATGCCTGCGGTTTGAAAAAGACTGGACCCAAACCGAAGAAGAAAAGGAATGATGCCGATGATTAATGATCTTTCCAACAACAATCGTCAACGCCTGCCGATGCCCTTGACTGTTTTGGATAACATCAGGGACCTGGATCAAATCGATTCGGTGGTGAATAAGTATTTCTTCGATCACTTCGGGATACTCGGACAAAATCTCGTTCTCATCTACGTTGATCAAAAGGAAAGGGTCGCAATCTACGAAGTGACTGGAGAGTGCAATGCAAGTGAAATCAGGGGCACATATCAACCCCGTAAGCCCAGGGCTCAGACAGGACGGCGGACCGAATCCGTTTCATGTGAATAATATTTGGGTACAATTGGAGTGGAATAGCGACCGCAACGAATATACGATGCGGATTGCCGATAAAGATAATGTCGAGTTCCATGTCGAAGTCGTTTTTAACGATCAAGACTTGACGGACGCGAAGAACGAAAAGTCCATTAATACCGACAAACCTCGCAAACCAACAGAGAAAACATGAGGCACGTTTTTGATTCACTTGGAAAGCTGGCCGGGTTCCTACTCGGCCAGCGTGGTGGAAGTTCGCGACAGGTGGCGTTCTCCGTTGAAATCGACGGAAACATCAGCTATACCTTCGCAGGCAACACAGATCAAGCGATTGCGGCGGTAGTCAGAAGCACATCCAACGTGATTGTGCGAACGGTCCCGATTCGGGATTTGGTGCAAGCGGCGGCGCCAGAAACAGAGGTACCACAATAATGGCTGTGTCACTAACTCGAACTGAATTTATTGCACACTTGGAAGAGAGCCTGATACCGGATTTGCTTGCATCTGGATACACGGCGACCGCTGCTGATTTTCAGATCGCGATTTTGTTCATGCAAGGTAAAGAGGAAGTCACCGTCGATGATGAGGGCATGTTGATTGCGGAATAACCCAATAACGGAATAACCCGTAATTGCGGAATGATTCGTTTCGGAGTGATTAAAAATCATGCCGAAGTGCACGAAGTGCGGAAAGACAACGAAGACCAACCAGTCAAAATACTGCGGTGACGGTGATAACGAACACGATTGGCAATACGATTCTGAGACGCATGAGACGATGACGCCAACTACGGCAAAGAATCTCGGGCTCACAATCGACGATTCTTGCTATCCGTGGATCGCTTACAAGGGTCCACGGTTCAATCCGACGGTTTGGTTCCATTGTCTGACAACTTTGGAAACTGAACTCCTATCTCGCAGCCCCTATCGCGGGCAAGAAGTACACGAAAAAGTATTCAACAATCGCGATATCTACAGAGTTCCACCACCGATGGAACGGAGAGGAGAATATTCGTGAAGCTGCCGATGCCAGACTCAAAGCATGAGTTCACGCCCGAGGAAGTAAAGCATTACTTTCCGATTAATAATCCTCGAATGGGTTGGCACCAAGTATTCGGTCAATTCATTCTTCTGTTACCGAACAAATCGATACCTGAAAAAGTAATGTGGCACGTCTACGTTTATTTCCGCGATCCGCGGCCTGAGTTTTCAGCAACTGCGACGGAACTCAATCAGATCAGCAAATTGGCCGTATTCACTCTGCCAGAATAGGAGGATGACGACGATGGCGATTGAGCTACCCTGGGCAGCGGTTAATGATCAAACGGTGCCCCCGTCGCAACAGCCTGACTCGATCGGCTGGGATGTTTTCAGCTATGGTGAACACATCATCAGTCCCGGTCATACCAAGATCATTCCCCTGGGATTCCACGCTGCATTGCCGCCGGGCTATGCCGCGTTCGTTTGGGATCGGAGTTCCTTCGGAGCCAAGGGACTTCACGTTTTTCGGGAAATGATTATTAATTCTCCACAAGATACACCCGATGTTGTTCCTTTCGGCGGTCTTATCGACTGGTCCTACCGTGGCCAGTGGGGAATCATTCTGCACTCGTTCATGCGTGAACCGTTCATGATCAGACACGGGATGCGAGTGGCTCAGATTGTGATTCAAGAATTGCCTGCGGTCAATTGGGTTCAGGTCAGCATGGAAGATTTACTCGCGATTCCGTCCGAGCGCGGCCAGAAGGGACTCGGAAGTTCTGAGGGAGTAGAATCTACGGATGCTCAGGAACAGATCACGGAAGCGGCTTCCACCGAAGAACAAGAATCGGAGGAATGATATGTTGTGGGTTGATTATGCCTTGACAATAATTGGTTTTGCAATATTCGCTTTCAGAGAAAGGAAACCGATGGCCACACTCAAGTACATCGTTGTGGACAAGAACGGGGGAGGTTGGGCGACCGAAGACCCGATTGAGGGTTGGATTTTCACTCGTCTGCGGACGGACGCGACGACGTTCGACACTGAAATGGAGGCAAAGGACGCGATCAAGGACAACTATCCTGGACCTATGCAGGATCAGTTGCTTGTGTCCTCGATGATTGTGGAGGATTAGACCAGGGAGGATTTATGCTTCGACGGACTTTGGTGTTTCTTGGGTGTTTAATTGTGATTTTTAATCTTTACAGACTAAATAATCAACTAGCGGAAATAATACGGTATAATGATAGTGTCGAACTTCGTAATAAAAAATTTGACGATGTTCTTAAAAAGCTTAATGGAAACGTAGTTGAAGAAGGAATCGAAGAAGCGTTACGACAAGAAGAACTAAGGAATAAAAAGTAATGGCAATATCTAAAGAGCGGTACAATACGATTCCGATTGAATTGCGGAATATGTTCAAACGGGATGAAATCACTGTATTACAATGGGTGGGTCCGACCAAGGTCAGGATCAAATTGATTAATAATTCTTGGTACTTCTACAAGCTCGTCGCGGGTCACTGGAAATACCAATATAGTGAAAGGAGGAGGGGTCGATGAAACCAGACGAAAATTCGTTCGAGCAACGTGGACCGGAACCGGATGAAATCCTTCCAGGGCCACCACCGGAAACAATTGGCAGAGAGGAAACGGTTGATAAGCGGGAGCTTGCGAAGAAAAGAAGTCGGCAGCGAGCTTCCGATATCAAATTCTTGGCGAAGTATTATCATTTGTCATACGCTGTTGCTCAACAGAAGTATTATGATATGAAAGCCAATAGCGAAGTTGAATTGAACGAAGTACTTGATAAGGCCCGAGACGGACAGGTCGCGGACGCTCCTGTATGCCCGCAGTGTTCAGCGAATATGGTGGTACGGGATGGGAAGTTCGGGCAGTTCTGGTCCTGTGAAAGATACCCGAATTGCCGGGGAACCCGCCCGATCAAGTCGGAGATTGTGAAAGTCACGGATGAGCAAAAGCAGGCAGTAAAAGGCAAATTGGATGCGGCGCTCGAGTACATTGATAAGGTAGGTGGATTCGATGAAGCTTTGAAATATCTTCAAGTCGCGGCGATGAGCCTTGGCAAGACCAAGAGCGAGGCTGTCAAGACTGAGAGTCGAGCGACTTGATTAATGATCTTTGGCGGGTTCACGGTCTATGTTGGCCGATGATGAACTCGCCAATTTCGTGGTCGTAGGAGGATTTCCTATGTTCAGATTGATCGGAGCGGTGCTACTGGCACTGCTGATCGTCGGCACAGCGGATGCGTGTCGCCGGCACCGGAGGGGTCATAGCCATTGTGGTCCGCCACCACAGTGCATCATCGTGATGCCCTGTCAACCAAGGATGGGTCCACCGCCGATCTTCGAGGGGCCGATACCGACACCTTTGCCCCCGCCCGGCTGGGACAAGGAAAAGGGAAAAGGCCCAGACTGGCAGCCCAAGGATAAGGGCAAGGGCGACAGCAAGGATAAGGACGAGTAGCAACAACAGGAGCAGAGGAGGGGTTTATTGGATTTATGGTGTGATTCTATCACGCTGTGATCCTAAACCTGTATCTCATGAGGAGTTCAGCATGAAGCAGTTTTATGCCGTGGTCCTGTTTGTTTTCCTGATTCCGGTTCCAACGGTCCACGGCGACCAGTATCTCGGAGAGAATGATCAAAAATACTGGAAACAATTCTGGCCGAAAAATGTGGAGTTCCCGAAAGGATTAAAATTCTATAACGGCGATTCGATGCCGCGGGCTTCACAATATCTGGTAATCAATAATGGCCAGGACTACAACGGTGTCCACTGGTGGGGGCACCACGGCACCGATGATCGACCCCAACTCAATCCGAACAAAAAATTCCCTTACGCATTTCCCGGCGGCATGGACAACATACCGCGAAATCTCTGGTTCAACGTATTCGGCGTCACGATACCGAAAGGGAAGTCTGTCCGATATTGGACGGAGCGGGTGCCAGTTCCGATGGCATCCCGCTGGCTTCCTCAATTGAAGTGGGAATTTCCTGAAGGCACAGAGTTTGTCGATCTACTCTGTGCCTGTACGCCCGACGGGAAAACAGGCTGGCCGTTCGAGCTTAGGATGAGCACCAAAACGAAAAACGGCTGGGATGATCGCGTCGAATGGAAGGCTCCCGAAGCTGATCGCCCTATCGGCTTCAAGGGTGCTGGTAAGAAGTGTATCGAATGTCACCAGCAAGCTGGAGCCAGCGAGAACTACGGTGTATCCATTAGGGGCAGCGATCGTCGGTTCTCGTGGTACCCATTCACGAAGGAAAGTATCAGTTATAATTCTGGACATGTCCGAACGTGGATCGATTCCGATATGTTAGACGGTTGGGCTGAATAGTTGGTGGTTCCCTGCCCCGCGGCAGGAGACTGCCGCGGGGCCTGATTTATAATCACAAAGGAGCTAGAATGATTGGGAGGAAAGCAGAATGATCAACTGGCGGACAGGAGCACCACCGGAAGTGGTGGGCGAGAGTGAGCGGGTATTTGTTAATACTGAGCTTGGCATAGTAACGGCTGTTTACGATTATATGCGTGCTTGTTGGGATACCAAACGCGGACTGAATATCTTCACGATTTCGGGCTGGTGCTATCAGTGGGAGATACTGGAGAACTGGCATCCATTCAAGGATCGGATTCCAACTCAATCTGGTTTCTATAATGTTTGGGATACCAGAATCAATCGGCCACGGATGATCGAGTTTGATCATCAGAGTGGCATGATGATGGAAGAAAATGGTAGGACTTATGATCTTGTTCACAATCTGTTTTATAGTCACTGGTCAAGAGTATGTGTACTTCCAGTGCCCAAACCGGAGTGATTAATAATCAAGAGAGGAAAGGACAATGGGGTTTGATCCTTCGATTGTCAAAATCGATTACACGAATCACAAGGGCAAACGAGCCTTACGGCTGATTCGGCCGATTCGGATGTGGTTCGGCAGTACAGCGTTCCATCCGATTGCTGGGTGGCACTGTGAAGCGTTTGATTTGCAGAAGATGGAAACTCGGGACTTTGCGATGGATAATGTCCATTGGTGGAAGCGGCAGGAAGAAGTCCCTACGGAGACAAAACAACCATGATCAGTCTGGAAGAAGCGAAAGCTAAAAGTATTTGCCGGATTTGCGGCGAACCAATCAAACTGTTTCGCGAAAATCAACGTGATATTCTCATAGAATCAGTTGCACCGCCTATGCGGGTGGTGTTGAAATACGGGAAAGAATTCGCGCATTACAATTGTCTGAACGTGTGTATTATCTGCAAGCGTCCATTATTGGAAAACGCTGTACCGTTCTCTGAACTGAATGAAAATCTGTTCAAAATCGTCGTCGGTCCCGAAGGACAGTGGCACGAAGAATGCCATGAGAGCCGCGGCGTGGGAGCACCAATCGACCTGATCAGTAACGCAGGACAATTGCAGTGGTTCATTGAACGTTATTGTGGAAGCAAAATGAAAGTTCAGTTGTTTGATGGGCGACAATATCATACGCCGGTAATGGAAATAGTGAAGGAAAATGGTGAGGAACGATTAATAATCCGGAAATAACCAGAGGGAGGAAAATGAAACAAAGGAGCCGGATGATTCCGCTGGCGATGGCACCAAGGGAAGCGAGGGACGTTGGTTGTGGTGATTGTACGGCTTGCTGTACAGTGTTCACAATCAGCGAACTGGAAAAGAAACGGGACGTTGATTGCGAATTCCTGTTGAAGAATCCTAAGGGCCGTGGCTGCGGTTGCGGTATCTACAATAGTCGCCCGCCCAAGTGCAAGGATTTTTATTGCGCGTGGGTACAGAACATGATAATGCACGGTAAGCAAGCATACCGACCAGATAAATTAGGATTAGTAATCACGGTGATGGCTGTGCCTCCGTTGGAGGGTGTGATTGGCATGTTTCGATACGGAAAGGGTACATTGAGCGCTCGAGCAAAAGGATTTATGCGTGAAATGGAAAGGACTTCGATGTTCTTCTTCGAGGGCAAAATGTACGGGACACCCGAGAAGCTGGCGGAATGGAAGCGGAAATTTGTGGAAAAGGGCGGTCAAATCTGTGAAGCTGATATGGAAATGAAAAGTAAGGAAAGGAAATAGTATGCGAAGTAATGTAACTGATCCAGTTCCAATGACCAAGCGGGAAAAGGAACTGATGGTGGTGCTGATTCTGACTACAATTGCTTTGGACAATGCAAATCCTGATGTTGGTGTGGGCCCAAGTATACATTCAATAGCCACGGAGATTAATAATCATCTTGATTTGCCTTTGAATGAGAGAGACTTGATAGAGTGTATTGATATGATTGAAAACAACAAGAACCATCGGTGGAAACTATGGGGATAAAAAGCACCAGGATTTTGAGACATTTCGAGCAAGTCAAGTGCCCTAATAGCGGATGCGGGAAAGTGATTCTCAGTCCCGAAGTCTCTTTCAACAGGGACGATGATCGGGTAAAGGAACGATATGGTCAATGTATCTGGTGTGGTCGGTCGGTAGTGTTCAAGATCGGACGAGAGATACCGATTACAGCCGAGCTTGGACCGACACCAATCAATATGGATTTCGGAATAACTCTCAGGACCAGTCCGGGAGTGGCTATAGTTACTCAATTGGTAGTGGTTTACTGGCCGAGCCGCGAAGAATATGAGGCTCGCGTTGGTATCGCGATCATGGGCAATACCAATTTTGAATCCAGTATCAATGCTAATCCTTTCGATCCTAATTTCCACGATAATATCGTAAGAGGCATCGGCCCATCAATTGATGCGGCAATAGAGAATCTCCGTAAAGACCTAGATTCGATGGTAGATACGTTGTTTCATCGGTGATTGATTAATGATCTGAAACAATTAATTCGATCAAAGGAGGCTGTCGTGATTATCACCGCGTCAACTCCGTTCGGATTATACTGCCCTGAGCACGGTTTATTCTTTGTGAGTATGGAAGAATACAACGACGCTAATAAAAGATATTGTAGGACACCCAATTGTGAGGTAATGAATTGCGAACAAGAAGATAAGCTATTGAATTTGACTTTTAATCAAGGTTGCACATTCTGTGGAAAGATTCCCGTTGAATCACCGTCGATTTATTTGCCAAAGTTCGGGTATCTTTTCTGTGGCGTTGCTTGTGAACGGTGTTCATGGGGCATTTGTACTTATTCCGATTGTAAGAATCAAGCGGCATACGTTGTCGTTCTGTTCTTGGATGATGAACTTGAGCCAATCATCACACCGATTGTTTTGTGTGTTGAACACAAACGGTCGGTTCCAAGATATGGAACACGCCCGATCTGGAAATACATCAACGAGTCGATGCGATTCCCCGCTGATATTAATGGTGATGTGGGTGTTCTGAGAGTCAAAAAATTGAGAACCGGAAGGAAGGGAGAATGATCTTAGAAATCGAAATCCATAGTGTCGAAATGAGGAATAGTGTGTTCTTAACAAAGAACCTTCCAGCAGATATGGTCATTGCTCCCCATGCCGGCGATGTTTTGGCCTTTGATGGGTACCAAGAAATAGTCAAGCACACCAGATACATTTTGGTCGGTGTCGGTCCCTGTGCTGTCGTTGTCTGCGAAACGCGGAACGTACCGTCCAAAGATTTCGAGCACACGATTCGGGAGTATAATATGAGAGGTTGGAGAGTGCCGCGATGATCCTACCACGACCGCCCTTTAGGCAAACTGCCGCTATGGAAGATTGGAAGAAATTGATCGGTGTGATTAATGATCGTTTCCATATCGGTGATACGGTTGAGATACCTGCGGCGAAATTGAAAGGAAAGATATCTCAATTACCGGATGAAAAGTATACTCTGGTAGTTGGAGACAAAATAATCGGTGTAGTGAACTTCTATTGTAACGTCAACGTTGACTTGCCGATAACGGGCCTTATGATACCTAATGGTGAAAAGCCTTGGGCAACTCAATGGCTCTTGACTGGAACCGACGGGATAACCAACAGAGAAATATTGTGTGAGCTATGGGCAAAGAACGGAGAATTGTTGCCGCGGCTCAAGCCGCACCATGTGACTGATACGCCTGAAGGTCGAGCGTTACAAGATATGCTGGATAAGATGGGGGCTGAAATAGAACTTCCAAGTGATAAGAATGTGGCTGAATTGGAAGCAGAGAATGCGTACCAATTGATTGATTCCGGTTTGATGAAGCATAACCAATACGTTGAAGGTCTTGCGATCAATTCGAGATTACACTTGATTGAGAAGAACTGACCAGTGATTAGTAATCAGAGGGACGAATGGTTAGACCGACTACGCAGAATCTCATCGACAGTATCAACCTGGACATGTGGCCTCGTACAGCCGCGATCGTTGATTTCGGTTTGGATACTCAACAGCACTACGAGGCACTTTATTATCCGATACGCAGGAACGAAATCAGTCCGGAACAATTGGATGCGGCTCTCGGTAATGGCGAAGCGTTGACTGAGCTGGTAAGGAACGCTCCAAGCAATCCGCACAAAGATATCGTGTTTGTGTAATACAGTGTTTGTTTGAAAGGATTATTAATCGAAAGGAGTGACAATGCGATCTGAAATAACCAGGCCGGAAATCATCTTGACAGCTGCGTCCAAGCTGGGCGACGAATTCACTGAATCGGAACTGGTCGTGGCGGCGTGGGAATTCAATCGGAATGTGTTCGGATTGGAAGGGTATGAGAACGAGCACCCCGCCGAAAATAAGGTGCTGTCCAACTTGATGGGAGTCAAGGGTCTGGTACAGAGAGGATTATTGAAGCGAACCGGTAGGAAGAAATATCGAGTCACCAACAGTGGACGTTCTTTGGTCAAGGCCAATGCAGTTGAGTCCGGGCCTGCCACAGCGCCTAGCGCTAGCGCCACAGTGCCATTGTCTGGCAGTAATACGCTTCCTAAGACTTTGGATCATTTCATTATCCGAGTGACTGAGAGTGACGTGTATAATAAATTCGAGGGATCAAGGAAAGAGGAAATAACCTTTACTGATTATATGACATTGATCGAGGTCCCCAAGGATGGGAGCACAGTCGTTTCCAAATTGCAATCACTAGAGAGTAGGTTATTTGAATTGTCTAAGCTGGAGAAGGAAACCATATTATCCAATGGTCGTGCTCATAATGGAAGCGATAGTCGAGTGATCATTAATCTTTTCGATTGGTTGGCGACCAAATTCGAGAAGCATCTCAAACTCATGGCGACCAGGGAAAAGAAATGAAAAGCGTGCTGACGTGGCTCCAAGAAGAAGGAGTTATTACGAAAAGCAGTTCTGACGGTTTGCTCTGTAAATACAAGGTGAAATTACTGGAACGATTGGCGGAGCTAGTTTGCGTTAACGGTGGCTCGACAGTTGTTTCTATGTGGGGTAATGTTCAGGGTGGTATTGGTCCATATGGTAGGTTGGGCCTGACGATGACTGAGGCATTGGAGTTGATTAATCTCGGTGGAATATTGCAGGGCTTTCTTCTTTGTGAAGATAACGTGGAATCTAAAGAGAAAGCTCTGGTCGCGATAAAGTCTGAAATTGAGAGAGTGATGAAAGAGGGATACGATTCGGAGAGGGGCAAGATAGAAGAATCGGCTGGAAGATCAAGTGGATTGATTGAGGTTTGCAACGAGCAAGAAATGGCGCAAATGGTAGCGAACGTGCGAGTAGTAGAAGCTGGTATCCGAAGTGATAAAAAGACTGATAAAAGGTACAAGCATCGTTTGGGGATGTGAATGATTTAAGGCTATTGATTAATGATCAGGACGTAACCAATCTAAGTGAAAGGAGTGCCTGATGGTCCCAAAAACGGAAGAGCAATACTGGCAGGTTGCTGAAAAGAATAAGGATGCACTAAGGAAACTGGTAGCAGACTGGCATCCTCAAAGTCGCGGGGCCGGTCAAAAGCGGACTGATGGTGAGTTCGCGATCACTGCTCCTACCACTGAAGATATCTGCGACAAGATACGGGATGATATTCGGAAAGAATCCGGGGTTGGTGATCCAGTTGCGGCTTTTGATAAGGCGCTGGCTGATAAGGATGGAGTAGAATTTGCGGGGCTTTTACAAGCCACCTGGTTTGGCTTGCCTGAGAGTCAGGGCGTTCGATCGCTGCCGGGATTCTTTGTTCTATGCAATCTGTGCGAAGAATCTTATCTGGTCGTTCCGGAAACTGATAATGGGAATGGTGACGATCCGGATGATCCGAAGTATTCTAACGGGGAAAACGAGTGAACGATAGAACAAGACGGTTTATTTGGAGACTGTTTGATATAATCAGGGCGATTTTGATTATTGTTCTTTTAATGGGTTGTGTGTTATTTTTGAAACTGTTACATTGAAATGATTTTTAATCGGAAGGAAGTGTGTCTGATGGTGATGACGCATCACCAGTTTCGTTGCGAGATTTGTGAGGAGGCATACAACTCGCAGACGAAGGCTGTCGAGTGTGAGAAGAAGGGACAACCAAGATTGGTGTTCCCTAGGGGTTTGATATTCCGGTCTTCTGATTTGAACAACGATAAATGGCTTTATACAGCGTATGTGGTAAAGAAGGATACGATTATTGGTCACTTGCATAGCCTGGAATGTTGGCGAATCGATATCACAGAAATAGTGGGGCGATATCAGAATTGGGGTCCACAAGAATTTGATCATATCGCAGAAAATACTCTGAAGATTTTCAATTTCAGTTCCATTCTGATCGATGTTTGGAGAGGAGACCCTAATAATACGATGATCTATGCCGCGATCGAATTCTGTAAGTACAGGGGAATGCGACATTTCAGCCCTGATGTTTTCCAATTTGTTCCGAAGGTTGAAAATAATATGCTTAGGATCGGATAATAAAGAAAGGAATGATTAATGATTGAAACTCTGATCGCGGTAAGGGCACTCTATAAGGATCAAAGTTGCTGGACGAAGAATGGATACGCTTTCAATAATAGGAAGGAGCCTTGTGAGCCTACAAGTCCTGAGGCTATTTGTTGGTGTCTAGGGGGAGCGATAAGGAAAGTTCTAAATATTCGGCCAAACGGTTGGCTACCTGATGAGATTCTGGGCGCGTTTGCACCTTATGTTGATAATATCAGTTCATTCAATGATCATCATACGTTTGATGAGGTAATGCTGCTGTTGGACAAAGTGATATTTTTCTATGATTTTTAATCAAAAGGAGGGCTGGATGGCCAAGAAACTGGTCAGAGACATGAAACGCCATTTGTTTCTACGAACGGAAATAAATGGGAAACTTAATAAGGTCGAAGCAATAGAAGACCCGTTCATTACGACTACGGTTACAGTGGGTTGGAATTTCTGGGACTGGTTCAAGATGTTGTTTGAGAGACCTAGGGAGATAGAAGTACGAGTCAAAATACAACATGATCCTATATCGGAAGCTCGCTGGTTCAAGGGTATCGATATCTGTGAAAATTGCAAGAAGAATGATTTGGCGAAAGGGTATGAGATTGTGAATATGGGGACAATAGGTGAACAGTTCTGGTGTATGCCTTGTATCCAATCCCGAGGGAAAGATGAAATACAACGAACTGAGGGTTAGGGTCGCCGCACTAGAAAGGATTGTCCGATTGATACCTGTGGAACAATTAACTGAAGTGCGTAGGATAATCGGGGACAATACGCCGCTGGGTAAGGAAATGATTTTGATTATTAATCAAGAGTTTCAGGCCAGGAATTTACCGGATGACATGTACTGATCGAAAGGAGTATTTGATGGCTAGGAAAGGAAACGGATTAAAAATCAAAAATTACGGACGCCGCATAATAGAAGCTGAGATACAAGCGAAGGCGTTGGATTTGATTTTTGATGATGGTTCTGCAGTGATTCTGGAGAGTCGTACTGACGCTGATAACATTTGGGTTTCGATAACGAATAGAAAAGGAAAGACTAAGGGGATAAAGGTACCACTACAGATATTCGTGGATATGATCGAGGGCATGATCATGACAGTGGAGGATTTGGGCCATGGCAAACGAGAAACCAATGGCTGAAGAAAACCGGAATTGCATTGTTTGCGGTTCCGCGATCAACGGATCGACTCTGTACTACAAGGGGCAGACAGGATCAGATAGTTACTGCTCCATCGGGTGTTTCGGAGCACACAACAGCGGCTGGGAGAACCCGCAAGTGGTTGATCCTAGGGCGGAGAACGAAATCGAAAAGACTACGCCCACTGGAGCGTTCATTCCAGAGGCTCCGTCAGAAGAATCGCAGATGAAAACTGAACCGCCCAAACGGCCCGAAGGACAACGGATTCTGGTTAAGTAAGCGAATTCTGAAAGGAGAGTGGTATGTTTGTCAAATGTGATATCTGTAAATATGATAGTGGGGACTTTGATTCCTGTGAACAAATAGCGATGAAAGTAAACGCTGATGGTGGTAGCATGGCGCTGGTAAAGGAACCTGGTACCGATAAGCCCCGTGGCTGGGAGATTCAATGCCCCAACGGTCATTCCGGTGATGCGATACACCTGGACTAGTCAGAGAAAGGAGGAATGATTATTGATCATTCACGGAGACTGCCTTGAATTCCTACGGAAGACTCCGCCAGGGAAAGTCAAGGCTATGTTTGCAGACGTGCCTGATAATATTGGTTTTGATTACGGTGAAGAAAATATTTATCGAGATAGATTGGACCCTGAGACATACTATCTCTGGTTGAAACTGTTGATAATCGAAGCTGTCAGTCGATGTGAAATCTTTTGGTTGTCTTACAATCAGATACATGACCTAGAGATTTGCAGTCTTGTTCTGGAATTGATTAAAGGTCGGAAAGTGGAGGGGTACGAAGGAAAGAAATACGGTGCAATCTTTCCGACGGTTGAAGTTGATAAGTTCATTTGGAATTATACTTTCGGTCAGTACAACGACAGCGATTGCACCAGCGGGTATCGGCCAATTTTGCGGTTTCGGTGGACCGGGAATAAGCCCCGAGACGGTGGGAAGCGGCCGGGAACATACTCGGATAATAGATTGGGTAGATTGAATGTTGATTCTATAAGAGAGGTATCAGGGCGGATGCTTTTAGGGGACGGTAGAGCCGCTGGTCCAAGGGTTCCAGCCAATGTTTGGGCGTTTCCGCGGATTGTGGGTAATTCCTGGGAAAGAGTTCCGGAGATTCCTACGCAGCATCCGATCAAGTTGATGGAAAGGATCATTCTGTTTTCTACGTTTCCTGGGGAATGTTTCGTTGATCTTTTTGCGGGATCAGGGAGTTCTTTACGGGCTAATAAGCTGGGGCTCGGTCCTGGTGGTGAACAGAGATACGTTTTTGGAGTGGAGATAAGCAAACAATATTGTGCTCTGATGGTAGAGAAACAATTAGGGGAAGTGATTGAAGTTGGCGACTTTGATTGGAGCAGACTTAGAGGGGATGAGTGGGGTTGGCTATAGGAAATGATTTATAATCACAAACGGAGGAATGTATGCCTGGATTCGATTCGCCGGACCTGAACCTGACGCCTGAGAATTTCAATAGACAGCAAATGCAATTGCAGAACGAGTTGATAACGACGACGGCTCTGTTGATTCACGGGAAAGACATTGAGAAAGTAAAGGCTCTGATTACGCAGATGATGTTAGATATACGGGAGAAATTGGACCTGGCCAAGATATCTGATGACGCGAAACCGTCGCTGGAGTTGATGAAGCTGATGTTCACGTCTACTCTGGAAGTGTGTCTGGTGGAACTGGACAATAAACGCGAAAGTGAAGGTGGATGATTGGCCGCTCCGCGAAGCAAACGAGAGTTTGTTGAGCGTTTTGATAAGGGGGAGTTTGGTAATAGGCCCAGGATTTGGGCAAACTGGAAGGAATTGAGGGACTCTGATTATAGTGGATATGTTACACTAAGACCGTTAGATATCGGTGGTAAGGCTAGGTATGGTGTACACGTAAAGGATATTGTTTGGGCAGATTGCGACAGGTGTCATTTCAATGAATCGATGCCTGATGATTTGTTAACGATACAGGGGAATATTTACTTGACTGATACCGAATTGAAATTGACTTATAGTACCGAAGCTGGATTGAGGCACCGGGAAGCTGTTACCTATCCAAATGGGATATGTGCTACTGGACTACTGGCGTGGTCGCTGTTGAAAGTACACATGGAAGGTAATGATTGGGAGGATTTGATGTTGTTACTGGAAATGTATAGGGATGCGTGGGTGATAGAGTTCTCTACGTACCAGACAAATGTTGGTGTGTTACCAAATAGGAAAACTGTCTGGTGGGAAGTGAGGGCATACTGATTAAAAATCACAGGAGGGTCAAATGAAGGTGCACAATCTGCGAGAATTGGTTGATCGTTTTGTTACGACTGATGCTGATAACTGCGATTGCGATGTGGTGTTCGCAGGCAAGGAAGATTACCGGGTAGAGTGGGCGAAAATAATCAACGGACGGCTTGTGCTGGGAGGAAAGGAAATTGGAGATAGATCGAAGGGGATTTCTGGGATCGCTGCTCGGCTCGGTGGCGTTGTGGCCTTTCTACGCAAGGCTGTATCACGAACCCGTTCAGAAAGAAATAGTGGATGTGATTAATAATCATGTTCCGTATCGGATGTTATTTCGGGATAGCCTTAGCGGTTATACGATACAGGCACCGCCGATTGATTCGATTGGGATTGTTAATAGCGAAACCGGTCGCGGATCAGCTTGTATCAAGACGTGCCCATTGCATGTCGTCAAAGCGATAAGGGTCGATCAGTGCGTGTTACTTGATAATTCCGGGATGGTACTGAGGCGATCTAATTTTGATCAGATGTATCACATGATTTGCGGTGATTCGTTGATAGTGTACCAAAATATCGAAGTACCGTTCAAGGTCTACGATTTTGAAGAGATAGCGGAACTGCTCAGGAAAGGAAGAGTTTAATGGAAAAGCGTGGCGCGATCAATCGGTACGTGCCGTACCATCGGACTGATCGGGTACGGTATCAGCCTGTTTTTACGATCAATCTGGCACACGGTACGACTCCGTTTCTGCATTTCTTTGAAATGCCGGGGCAGAGCAAAGACCGGGGCATGGTCGAGTGTGCTTCGGACTGTTACAAGCTACAAATAACGGGGAAAGTAGAAGTGACATACGGGCACTATCGTCCGAAACGGGAGGAATTCGATAAGCTTGAGCCGTCGATGCAAGATCACGTTCTCAATGGTGGGCTCTTAATAGCCAAATTGGAAGTCGCGATTATTAATCAACTGGAGCCTGAAAAGGATATTGGCGATGTTGATATCGGTTTCCATCGGTTCCAGGCTTTTTGTCAGTTTCAATATGGGAAAATGAAAAAGCCAGAGCCTTGGATGGGCCCATCGGAGGAGGGATAATTTGCTTAAACTGGTGAACCGGGAGGGACAGGACTTCCCTTGCATGGGAATGGAATCGCAAATATATCGGGACGAGAAAAGGTATTTGCATGTGATGTATCGGATGTGCTATGTCCTAGATAGCAACCGACGCAAGTCTTACCCTACCGCGGCCTCGGCTCCGGGTCCGACAACATATTCGCTGGTGATTGAATCCGTCACAGTTGATCCGGAAACGGAACAAAATAAGGGGCATTTCAAGAGTTTCATTAACGAATTGATTAGGAATCATTTGGACCCAAATTTACATAAAAGCGAATTGGGAATGATCGTGGTGGAAGGCGTAGGAAATGAGATATTAGCGGATGCACTTAGAAGGTGGGGATGGGAAGAAGATTCTGGCATAAGTGATTTCTACTGGCCGAAAGGGAAGGTGTGGCTTGGCTGAAGAAAAACAGTGGGTGCTCGGTAGCCCTGAGCATACGCGAGAAGTGCGACGCCTGGAACTGGAACGTGACCTGCGGCAGATCAAGATAGATATTGATCAGGCCGCGACCGAAGAACATCGGGCGATTCACAGGAAACGCATGGAAGAGATTCTGGAAGAGATCAAAGTAGGAAAGTACTCAGTGAAAGAATATGGTCTTTGAAGAGTTTGAACACGAGCGATGTGATCTGTGTCATCTGGAGCGGGCGGGATTGGGCCCAAAAAATAAGAGATGTATACCGCATCGGAAAATATCACAGATGATCATTACCGCGAAACGTGCAGGGCATGAAATAACTGAGGAAGAGTTGGAGTGGCTGATTAATGATCTCTCTAATAGGACAGGTTTCTGTTGTCCAAAATGTAAAAGATTTTTAATTTGGTTCAGAGGCGAAGATGGTAGCAGTGAGGAAAATAGTCAATTAATTATACTAAAATTCAACACAGAAAATGAGGGAGAATTGATGTGTTATAAATGTTCAAAAGCAAAATTGAAAAGACCTTACTTAAAAAGAATAGATGATTTAGCTCCTGAAAATCGTGGCTATCGTGATTAATGATCCGGCACAAATTTGTGACACAATTATCCTAGTCCATTTTGGCCATACTAGGGAAATCGTCCTATGTCAAGAGACGATTATAGCTTGATGACAAGATAACGTATAAACAAACGTAAACAAACGTAACAGAGGCAACCGGCGCGGTCGGCAAGGAGCACGGCACGGCCAGGGTGATACTGTACAAATGTCAAGAGCTACGTATACTGTTTTATTTAGTTCTCTCTCTCTCTCTCTCTCTCTCTCTCTCTCTATAATAGTAAAGGCGCGAGCCAGGTGCGTAAATGGCACTTAACGTATAATTAGGGAATTCCTTTAGTCGCTCTAAATTTATTCTGTCGCAGATTTGTGCGCAAAATGATTTTGGAAACTGATTAATAATCATCTAGAAAAGGAGGTTTTCGCGTGTTGTTGAAATTAGTGGAACCTTTTGAGCGTGTTGATGATATGAAAGAACTGTTTCGGTCACAATTTCGTAGCTGGTCGCAAGGTGGTCGTTGGCGAATTAATATTGTGAAGCTTGGAATAGAGTCTTTTGACGTTCGTTGTTTTCATGGTTTGATGCGATTCATTTGGAAAGGTAGTCGCGGCGTTTATAAAGTGACAATTGTCGGGGCGAAAGAAGAGTGGGATCAATACTTGTTGAATAAGTTGACTACGATCATGAGGAAATATCGACATAAGATAATTGACCCGCGGGGCGATGAACCTTTCGAGGGCGATCTTGAAGCGTTGCGGAAACTGGCAAGTGCAAGATTTGATGATCGGCTCACAAATGAAGGTGTTGACAATAAGCCAAAGATTGAGGCGATAAGAGATAGGGAAGAAGTTGAAGAAGAGGTTTTTGAAACTGAGAAGGTGGTGAAAATCAATCACCGATCAATTGATGAAGAAGTTATTGCCGCTGGAAGCCGATCAATAATCAATTACCTTTATCTACGAGTCGATTCGGATACGTGCGAGAAAGCTTTCTGGTTCGATATTGGTTGGCACTTCAAAATCAAAGGAACGATAACGATTGGTCTCGAGCGCGATTACTGCGTGTTGATTGGCTTGAAAGCGTCGTTGCTATTCGCCAAGCGTAAGGAAAGGAAAGTGAGAGTACGTGTTGCTGGTAACGATCCATTGTTCTTGAAGGCGGCTCTTGAGTCGCTGCATGATTTTGCCAAGAATCTCGGCTATCAATTGGTTGATTCTGATGATTACGTCAAGATAGAGGGCCGAGATTGAAGAGCGTTGGAAATTGGAATTGATCATTGATCAGGAGTTTTCGGCATGAAGGCAGCGAAGGTTATTCTACTTGGTTGGGGAGCGGTATCGCTCTTGCTGTGTCTTTTGATTTGTGTCTTGGATGTTCTCAAGACACAGTGGGCTGATGAAGTTGGTATGGGTGGTTACATTTACGTATCACGATTTCTGGTTGCTTTTGATTTGGTTCGCAATTTCGGTGCAGTTTCTACCGGTTTGATGTTGGTTGCGTCGATAATGGGGAGTCTGATTTTCAGCGAGCCAAAAGTAAATGATTATTAATCATCACCCTCAGGAAAAGGAGTCTCGCAATGTCTATTAAAATCGTTCGTCAGCCAGTGAAGGAAGCGATCCCTGCTCACAATTGTCCGATGTTGGTGCCGCTCCGCGTCGAGAAAGTCTGCGCGAAACCGGGTGAGATTCCGGTCGGCTGCGATATGGGAGATATTCTGGTCGCACTGCCGGGACAGGGATCGAATGTCGCCAGCATGTTCAATGCGACCAAGGGCATCGTGGTGCCGTTGACCAATCTGCACAATGTTCTTTGCTCGGTCGCAAAAGATATCCGAGCGGTGGAGATAACTTCTGACGACCGTTGAAAGATCATTGATCAATTGACCCTCCAGGGTCGGGCCGATTGTGAAACTGAATTATGAATTTCGATTTCCTGTTCCATTCGCCAGCGCTCTATGCAATGGCCGCCCCGATTAATAATCATAGCGCCGCGCGCAATGTGGCGTGAATCCCATTTGCACCGAACAAAAACTGAATCTTTGTTCAGTGTTCGCCCTTCCCACACCGGCAGCGCTGGCCAGCGCTGCCGTTTGCGCGTCGAAAATGGCCCACTTTTGTCATAAGGAAAAATCCTTATGACAAAAACCGCCATTTTCAGACTTTGCGGGAATGATTTGATTAATTCGGCTTGCGAACGGAGTGTGCCGTGAACCCCGTTTCGCTGTTTCTGATCATTAATCATTTTACGCCGAAACTCCGCTTGAGTCAAGGAATTTTATCGAAAAAGAACAGCGAGTGAGAACCGGAGGATTCCGGTGTTGATTAATGATCGATCTGACCGTTGACCGAATCTTCCTGATCTGCTGGGATTTCCGCTTCCCCTGCACACGTGAGTCCCTTCTTGGCGAATTCCGCCTTGATTCGCCAGAACGTCCGCGTTGATCGGTCGGCAATCTGCGCGAAGATGTGAGCCAGTTCGTTGAAACTGACCCGCTGACCTTCCACGCCGCCGACAAGGAGCTTGAGCACGAGAGCTTCGGTTTCGTTCAGTCCGCACGATTCCGCCATGACCGCTCGCCAGTTCCGGCCTGCGTTCTTGATTTGCTTGCAGTTCCGGTAGTGGCGAATGGACGGATTATTGATCACGGGCAGCAACTCGCCGATGAAGATGAAAATCTCATCGTCGAACCAATCGCAGTCGATCAGATTGTTGCCGACGTAATCATGCACCGCGTATGGCGTTGGATGGAACGGGATAAGGATACCCCGATCTTCCACTGCGCCGACGTGTTTGTTGAGTGCTCGCCAGTTGTTGGTGATGATGCAGACTTTGGAACGTGTTGTGAAATCCGCGGGCATGTTCTTGATGCCGCGCGTGTTCCACATGACGGTCTTGTCCGCGTTGGTCTGGCAGACGCACTTCAACAGGTTCACGCACTGACGGTCAGCGTATAGACCGTCAACGTCGTCGATGTAGATGGGTTGATCGCGGTGCTTGTACAATTTCTCGTACAGGCAGACCGCGGAAATCCGACCTTCCAGAAAGCAGTAATCTTTCGGGTCAAGATTTTTAATCGACTCGCGGGCGATCTGAGATTTGCCTGTGCCCGCGGAACCTTCCACGATCATGATATCGTATTGGTCGTCAGCGAAGTCAGTGAACCAATTCCGAAGTTCGTCGTAATCGGTAACACGAATCTTCAAGTGAGCACCTACCTTTCTCCCCTTGCGGGGTGATTGAGTGTGATACTCACTCGCACTGTGCGGCGTTTCGGAAGCGACGTGCTTTGATTAAAGATCGTTTTAGCCCTTCCACGCTCGTAAGAGCGGGGTAAGGCTTTCGAGTTGATTCGCGACGGTCGCGAGTTGTTGTTCGCAAGCTTCAATGTTGCATAGACCGGGACTGTTGTATGCTCGATACACGTCGTTGATCTTTTCAGCCAACCGTTTTATTTCGAGATACAACTTGTCGAGTTGGTGCAATTTGTTGATGTCTGGATTGAGCATAGGCACGCTCCTTCCTGCACGGCGCTTCGGAAGCGACACGGTGACTTGATTAATGATCACTCGGAACAAGCGTAGTTGCGTGGGCACGAACTGTGCCCTTTGCACCTTTCCGGCGTGAAGCAGAACGGCGGACAATTGCCGGGGTTCAGTTGCGGACTGGCGGGATACGGAAGCGGCCACCAATGCTTGATGGGCTTTTTCAGCTTGGCAGCGACTTCGTGCAGTTGCTCGATGCTGTCTGCGTTGATCGTGCCTTTGCTGTCGTCGATGAACTGGCACCAATAGTGCATGGGAACCTCTCTTTCCCAAGTCACCGTGCGGCGCTTCGGAAGCTGCACAACTGGCTTGATTAATGATCAGGACTTGCGGCGCTTCTTTGCCGCACGTTTTGCGGCGTCGCTGCGTTGCTTCCATGCGAGCGTTTTCTCGAATTGTTCGCGGTGTTCATCGGGGATGAGTTCGGGATGCTTTTGGTAGCAATCGAATTCGTGAGCGGTGAGTGTATCCGTTCGGAACGGAGTAAGTTCAGCACCGCACACGGCACAATTCCTTTGAGCCATTGGAACCTCTCTTTCCCAAGCCAATTGTGCGGCGCTTCGGACCGAATTGATTTTTAATCAATCCGGTTGGGTTTCAATCCGAACTGTCGATCACCTTTTCGTGCCCGCACTTGGCGCATTTGACTTCCTTGTAACACGGTAACGGTTGCCGTTCGACATGGTATTCGTGTCGGCAACCGATGCGAAGTGCGGTGGGCATGTTCGGATAGTGCAGCTTTGGGGAGCTTTTCCACTTGTCCGGCTGGATCAGCGCGTAAGCGGAATTCTCTGCCCAAAAGATCAGCACTTTGTTGTAGCGGAACTTTTCCACTTGGCGAACTTCCACGGTGAAACTGGCTTGGAACAGCCAGTACCAGAATTCGCCAATTGGAACGGGTTCGTTTGGCGTTGGAAGATGGTTGTAATGTCCATCGTCCTGACACCAAACCCGCTTTGGTCGATCAGGCATGGTATCTCCTTTCGGTTGGTTTACTGTGCGGCGATTCGGAAGCGCCATGCGATTAATGATCAGGCTATCTTCGCCCTTGCGTGTGTGCGGGCGGGATGAGCACGGACATGATAGCGGTGGTGATTGCTTCACGTCGGGAAAGTGGCAAGTGAACGTCCGGCACGGATTCCAGTGCGGCGATGAGCTTATCCGCCGTGTCTTTGGCAGTCGGCAGAACATGCACTGCAACGGAACCGTAGAAGTTGATATTGAGCCGGAGCTTTTCGGCAATCCAATTGCACAATCGGACTGGCGTTTGCTCTGGAACAACATCGACCCATTTTTTGGTCTTTGGGTCTTTTTGCTTGCCGTCGTTTTTCGTGATGATCACGAGGAAATTCGGCATGGCATCCTCCTTTCTGCACGGCGCTTCGGGCGGACCCGAAAGATTTTTAATCAATCGGGTGCGCTGAGTCCCTTTTCAGGGACGGAACATTTGACACGCTCCTTTCTGTTTTACGTGTCAATTCCGGGCGGCGCTTCGGACCGCTCTGATTTTTAATCAGAGCGGTTGGGGTTCAGGGAATCGGCCGACACTCGGCGGGCCAATCCTTGAACAGGGGTTCCGCGGTTGCGTAGAGCGCGTCCACGTCGTAGCCCAGCCATTTTTCTTCGCCGGCACCGAACGCGAGAGCGATCACAGCGCAAAGCTGTTGCGGCGTCCACTTCGCGGTTCCGGTCTTGCCGGTGAAGTTGTCGCTGCCGACCACGGACAGATTCGGTGGCGCTGGCGTGCCCGATTCGTGAAGTTTGAGAATTTCTTCAGCCGATAGGGCATGACCAACATCGGTTGCGATCAGGACATTGTCCTCCATGACCGCGGTGAAATGAAACACGTAGCACCTACCTTTCGCGAAAAGATAGATACGCTGCACTGTGCGGCGCATCGGAAGCACCACGGTTGACGGGTTTGGAGACAAGATTAAAGATCGTTGGGAAGTGTCAATACTTGGGCGGCGTGGCGGGCGGAATCGCGGTTGGCATGTGAGCGTTCCCACGTTTCTTGCCGTTGTTGCGCTGTGCGGTGATGATTTCCGTTTCGGTTGGAATCGTGCTAAGCACGCGCTCGACTTCAAGCGCTTGCTCGACGCGGTTCCGCGTGTTCGGGAATCGGCGCTCGAAGATTTCCATTTCTTCGGTGGTCAGCGGAGTCCCTTCGTCGATTAGCTCGACTTCAAAAACATCGCTGTTGCCGATTCGGGTGACATTGCGTGCCTTGATGAAAGCCATGTTCACCTACCTTTCTGTCAACCGTGCGGCGCTTCGGAAAAGAATGATTAAAAATCATTCCTTTTGATTTGTACTGTGCGGTACTTGGGAATGAGCACCTGACCGGATTTGTTAATAGCCCATTAGGGCAAAGTCACCGGAAGCGGTGCTAAACCGACGGATTCAGCTGCGCTTGCCGCCGGTCTGCTGCTTCTTGCCGCCGTTGGCCGGAGCGGTCGGGGGAGTGGCAGCGGGCTTTTCCTCCACCGGAGCGGGCGGGGGCGGCGGGTTGTTGATGAGGTCGATCGCCTTGAGCAAGGCGTCGCCCTGACCCTTGATCAGCAGGGTAGCCGCACCGACGAGCGCGAGAGCCGCCTTGTCGTTGAAAACGCGCTTGGCGACCTGTTTGCCCTCCGGGGTGGTTTCGGTCTGATCATTGATCAGCGGAGTGAGGATGGTCTTGCCGGCGTCCTGACCGCCAAGATCATACAGTTCCGTGGCCAAGTTGATGCAGTCGGGGTTGCTGACGAACTTCTGCAAGTTCGTCTGCACGTCGCCGAGTACCGAGTCCATCGCCCGACGGACGATAGAGCAGCGGTGGACGCGAGCGAGCGATGCAATGTCGCCCTTCTTCATCATCTTGGCGGAATCGTCCTCTTTGCCGCGGGAAGCGTCGCGGAAGTAGTTGTCCACCGCGATCTGGAGGTCATCCAGGGTGATCGGTGGCAGCAATTCCTTCTGCTCCGCGGGAGTGAGCGGCAGGCCGTCCTTCTCCTTGCGGACGGCATCGAACCTGTTGTTGAACTTCGTCACGTCCTGTTGACGCACCGGACCCCACTTGATCCGATCGGGATGCGATTCGGGCAAGTGGAAACGATCATAAATCTTCAACGCAGGCCAGTTGAGATCGGCCAGACAGATCGAGAACAGCTTCTGGCCGGTCGAACCGGGGTACAGATGCCGAATCTTGACCTGCTTCGCGCCGGCCTGGAACAGATCGTGAGTGACTCGGAGCTTTTCCAAGTCCTCCATCTGCTTCGTGCCGACGTTCTGCATGGCGTTCTCAAGCTGTTGCTCGAAGATTTGATCGGCCTTCGTCGCGTAGGTCATGACCCGGACTGGAACGTGACCCGAGATTTCGTAGCCCGCGTATTCGGGCTTCTCGCGGAGGTTCCAGCGGTCAACCATTGCGGCGAAGTAGACCGAGTGGCGCCGGAAGCCGCTGTTGCCGAAGTGGTTTGGTTCGATCAGCCGCTTGCCGTCACCGTTGACGGTATAGAGCTTCTCGAACACCTTCAGCTTCACGAGTCCTTCCTTGGACTGATCGGCTTTCAGCGTGTCCCACAACTTCTGCCGCAGGTCCAGTTCGGCCGCGATCATGGTCGGAACGTCGTAGCCGAGCGCCGCCGCGTTGTCGAGCGGAAACGCCTGAACCACGTTGTCCTGAACCCAATCACGATCGGTCAAACTGGCCCGCAGTCGGTCAGTGTCGCCGTAGTCCCGACGGTAGTTGACCGCCGAAACCCAAGCGATTTGAGCGAAGTTGAGGACGATTGCGAGCACTCTGGACATGAGTCACCTATCTTTCTGCCACGTTCCGGCCCTTGCCACCGTTGCACAGCGAGACGATTAAAAATCGTTGTAGCTGTCAACGGTTGGCATAGGGCGGGGACGAAAGGCAAACGTGATTTTCCAAATCGTGTTCCATTCCACACGGAACGGATATTTACACGACCCGGATGGAATCTGACGAATTTCCCTTACGGGAAAGAAAGGTCAGGTGCTCATTCCGAAGCGCCGCACAGTCACCATAAGAAATGTTAAGCTACCCTACTCACACGGATCAGCGGTTTTTGGGCCGCTTCCACGATCATAGTTGGGCGGTAGCCTGTCTTATGGTGGTTCTTTTTCGTCTGTCCTGCAATCTCTGCGGTTTTCGGGCAACTTTGATCAAAGATCAAACTTGCCGTTTACCCGTGGATGGTTTGTGACCACCCCTTACAGGATTGGACGCCAGCTCGTCTCTACGTTAGCTGGGGATTCTTGAACCGGGCAACTGTGACCCGTTAGCCGTCTACTTTCGGCAATTCGCATAGTGTCGTTGCATACAGAGCATACTTGACGCACCGTGCCCGATCTTTAATCAGTCTTTGTCCAATCACCACGGCACTAGCGTCTAGCAAGCTGGGCGCTTGCCTCTTGACGTACCGTCTAGCCTTGCGGCATCGGGATGAATGGACGCGGAAAGATCATTGATCGAACCGATAGGCGCGACGCCTATGATGTACAATGATTCACCGTAGCGGTCCCACCGCTATGTATATTGCGCCCGTGTCAGGGGATTAGCCTCACGTGCGCCGTTTCGGTTGTGGCTTTTTCCTCCAATGGTAGCGTTGCAGTCTAGGCGAAGTGCCTAAACCGATTTGAGCGCCGCGGAATCGAACCGCGCGAGTCAAGCAACCACTCGCTCACTTAACCTTACACTCCAGTATAGCACGAAAAACCGGAAAGTCAAATTTTTTCGTTTTTTTGTTCCGGTTTTTTCGGCCGCGCGGATAGTGCAAGTTTAATTCCGCGCGCCTCAAAATCCCCTTTCATTTTGTCGTGTCGTTGCGTCAATCTCACTCTAATAGACTCTAGCTCACTCTGGCCGATTGTCAAACCGAATTTTGGATTTCTTTTTACTGTTCCTTTGTCCAGCGCTCGTATGTCCAGCGATTTTTAATCAGAATTCGCCAGCAATTCCCGTGCCAAACCGGAATTAATCAAATCTTTTCCGGCCCGCGCCAAACCAATCGGCGCATACTCCACGATACTATCATAGCATACTACGCGGCATTGTCAAGTTAATTTTTCGTAAGGGAGATTAAAGACCTAAATAGTAGAAATATAAAGATACTCTCTTTATCTCAAATGTTCGCTACAATTGAGATAGAAATAGTAGGAATATCTCAAAAAGATTTGATTAATTTCTATCTCTTTTGTAGCAAATAGGAATTGTGCAATACAATTGCGACCGTTTTTGTAGCAAATATTTGAGATAAAGATTGATTAAAGATCACGATTGTAGCAAATCGCGATTGTGCAATACAATTGAGATAGGAATTGTGGCAAATTCCGATTGCGGATAATTGCGATCTTTTTTTTGTGGCAAATCGGCATTGAGAGATTAAAGATCTTTTTTGTGGCAAATAGTTAGGCGGCGCTAAATTCCTACATTTGCGATAGGAAATAAAAAACGCGCCAGAATCGCGCAGGATCGACGCGCGCCATTCCGATGTAGCTTTAATACGCTGGCCGAAAAATCTAGCGCCAGAAAGCGCCCTAACGCGTTGGCGCTATGCTCCAGAGGCAATGTTTTTTGGGATTTTTTGGGATTTTTGATCATTTTCGTTTGACAATCGCGCCATTCTATGCTAGACTCTATTAGGTTGACAACACGACACGGGAGGAAACACAATGCAGCACAATTTGGCCGTTTTCGCCGCGCTGTTTACTGTCATCACGTTGATTACAACGTATCACAGTGTAAACAGTAAGAAGCGATGGAACAATGTACAGTATACCTATATTGTCCTGTTTTGCTGGGCAATGAACACTGGTATATGGTGTATGTATTGGCACTATCGGTGCGGTCTGGGAACGGTCTGGAAAATTCTAATGGGCTAGAACGGCCCGCGGATGCGCTAGGACGGCGCAGGCGCGACGCAAAAAATTCCGATGTAGCTTAACTACGTTGGAACGGCGCGCGTCGATTCTAGAGCATCCTAGGCGATTCTAGAGCGTTTTTGGAAAAGCCAGATTTTTAATCAAATCCGTTTGACATTCTCGCGATTGTGTCCTATCATTACATTGTAGTGAACGACACTGAACCACTAAACCGCACGCAACGAAAGGAACGCAATCCAATGTCCACGAAAGAGCAAATCATCGCCGCAATCAAGGTAATCGCTGCCGTCGGCGATGTGATTCGCGAGTTAGGTAGTGTGCCAGCGGGACATATGTACGCGAATCTGTCTGGGCGCATGAGCCTAGACACGTTCAACGGCATCATCCAAAAGCTTGTCGATGCCAAACTCGTGCACCGCGAGCGCACGCATTTGCTGGTCTGGATCGGTCCGCCGAAGTGAACACTCGTCCACCAGGGGCAGGATGCCCTGGTTGGCTCCCTAATCGACGCAAAAAATTCCGCTGTAGCTTAACTACGTTGGAACGATTTGGTGAGCGCCAAAGAGCCGTCCGTGGCTCTGGCGCTTATCCTATCGGTTGATTTCATCGATGATGCGCTTGACGGCATCGGCGGCATCCTTCGCGCCTTTCGCGGCGCGACAAGCGCGGAACGTCTCACCTGGACGCGCGTGGCGTCCGAGTAGGGCGAACGCGCTTGCAACGAGCGAAAACAGCGCATCATCGGTTAACCGGCGCGGATGCGCGTTGTGTGCGCGTCGCTCGCGACGCTTCAATTTTCCATTGAAGTGTAAGCGCGCCGGCGATTGCGGTCGCGGTTTGGCGTCGCGCTTGCCGATACGCGTTGTGCATTCCACTTGTGCGCTTTCAGGTTGCGCCACAAAGTGGTAGCCTAGTGAACTCACCGCATTGCTTTCCATTTGATTCCCCTTGTTTGGGTGTCGTTGTTTAACTCTGCACAATCATACAATACAATCGCGAGCATGTCAAACGAAAATGACTAAAAATCTTTTCTTGAAATCCGTTTGACATGCTCGCAATCGTGTTGTATATTGGAATGTAGTTGAGACGCAACCAACAACCTGAGAGGGAAAGACAATGCGAACGCGACGCGGACAAATCGTCATCGCTAGCGGAAACAGGAAGCGCCTGTTTAAGCTGGATTGGATTGAAGAGATGGAACTCGCGCTAGGCAAAGTGAAAAAGGCGGGATCAACGCCTACGATTCACGCCGAACGCGATACCACGCTTCCCGCAAACCGCGCGCCTCAGGAACGGCGCAAGATGAACAAGCGCGGCAGCGCTTTCAGCAAGAAGCGCCGCGGCAAGTGAACACCCGTCCACCAGGGGCAGGATGCCCCTGGCTCCCCTCTGGCGCGACGCGCGGCATTCCAACGTAGCTTAGCTACGCTGGAGCGCACAAAGAGGCGCCATGAGCGCCCTAGACGGTTTATTTGCCTGCGAGCATAATACGGTCAAAGAATTCAATGTACGCTTCGGCAATATCCTCTTGTGCCAGAGGCAAGCGCCGCGGCATTAGGCGAGCGATATTGATTAGCTCGCGGACGATGCCACTAACTTGCCAATCGTGGATTGTTCCCGTTGCGTTCACTTGACCTAGAGCGCTGTGAATGCCAGTATTCCACGCTTGACAGAACGCGAGGAACTCAGGCGATGCCGTCAACGGCCATGCCGTAAACGTGCGCAGCGCATGCCCACAATTTGGGCAAAAGATGTACGACGGTTTACCATCGTCGCAACACTTTGGACAGAGCATTGTTTTTCTCCGGGTTGTGTTTGAACTCTGCACAATCCTAGCTCACGATTGATTATTAGTCAAATCCAATTTTTTATTTGACAACGGATTTTCTTGTGCTATGGTATCAGTGTAGACAACGAGTCAACGAGAGGAAACAGAATGAAAGCGTATGACAAGGGATTCCGGGACGGGCGGAACTCTGTGCCCAAAGCTGGATTCCGCGCATTCGAGTCAGACCGCGCGAACAAGGAATATTTCCGCGGGTATGCTGACGGGGTTGCTGCAACCTATCCGACGCGCACCATCGTCAAATGCCCAAAGGATAGCGCGATCTTCGCGGCCATTCCTGAACCGTACATGATTCCTCGCGAGGGGTTGACCGCGAAAATCGACTGTCCCGTTTGCGGTCGCGGATACTTCCAGGACAACGATACGGGCGAATTTGTGTGCGAAAGCGCCCTAATCATCCTGCGCCAACCGTCCAATGCCGACGTGAAAAAACTCCCGCGACGATAGGCCGCGGACGCGCCAGGACCGCTCTGGCGCCCCGATCTTTTTTCTAGCGTAGCTTAGCTACGTTGGAAAAAAGATCGGGGCGCCAGGATCGATCCTGGCGCGTTTCTCAGCATTCGTGGCGGGTCTCGGCGTTGACGCCAAACGTGTCAAGCAACCATGCCCAACGGAGATTGGCGATTGTCGCGTTGTCGCACGGCCAAACAGCCATCGGCCATGTTCCGCACGCGGTTTGCTCGGCGCCGGTTGTGTCGGCAGCCTGTTGACCACGGTCGCGGTCGCGATACCATCGGAGACTGATTTTTCCCATTGGATTGAACCTCTCAGGTTGCGTTGTTGATTCTGCACAATCATACCTTACAAAATAGCGTTGTCAAGGAAAAAGATTAGGAATCTTTTTCCTTGACAATCCGAGAATCGCGCCGTATGATTAGGTGAGTTCAAAACACAACACCATCCGAAAGGAAGTGCAGCAATGTCCACTTACGAGAATCGCGAGCGAACCGTGGAGGAGCGCTTGCAGGATATCAAGAATGCCGCGCGGGACGGCGGCTGTTCGTGGGACGACATTCGCGCTCGCGTCCGGGCGCTCACTGGCGACAACGAAGCGCTTTACACCGAGTACTGCAAGCGCGTCGGCGCGCTCCCGTCCTAGTTCGACCTTGCTGGGATTGTCAGGGATTTTTCCTTGACAATCCTGGTATCGCGAGCTACAATTGAGCATCTTCAACAACGGCGGCACGTGTCCGCATAGGAGAAAACAAGCCATGCACTGGCCGTAGGGACCGTAAGCAAAGCACAAGGGCGCCGCGGGTACGACTCCCTATCCCCTCCCCGCGGCGCCAACGACTCCCGCGACCGGGCGCACTGCCGACTATCGGCGCCTATTCCCCGGTCGCGGGCAGCAGAAGCGCCAGGATCGTTCCTGGCGCCCTTAGACCATTCCAACGTAGCTTATGTACGTTGGAATGATCCAGTGAGCGCCAAAGGCGCCCTAAGCGGTTTACCATTCATCGTCGCAATCGGTACCGAGATGCACGTCGAACGGGTTGCAATTGTGCAGCAACGCGTATGACTCTCGGCAAAAGATTTCAAACGCGTGGCGTTCGCAATCCAGTGCGCAAGTGCGCGCTTGCCATTGTCCTGTCGCAAGCTTGCAGCGCTGCACACTGTACTTGCCATTGACGTGGCGGATAAGCGCCACAATCACGCCGTTGACGTTGGGCGATTTGTTCAAGGTTTCGGTAATCGGCATGATTGTCCTCAGGTGGTGTTGTTAACTCTGCACAATCCTAGCTTACGATTATTAATCTGTCAAGTGGAAAAAATAATTTGACAAATGGTTTTTCGATGCTATGATTGTGCAGAGTCAACGAGACAACGAGAGGGAAAACAATGATCTTGAAAACATGGTATCGCTCACTGAAAAAGGCAATTCGCAAGTACAACGACGATTGCGTTCGACGTTGGCCGAACGAGTACCGTCGCGCTACCGATGCTGAAATCAAAGCGTGGTGCGACAAATGGCGACACAAGTTGCGCGGACCGGTCAAAAAGATCATTTGTCGTCGTCTTTCAACTGGCGACGCCGTTGGCAACTTGTACATTGTCTATTAGGGGGAAACAGCGATGCTACGATGGTACGTTTATGTGTCCGATCATAGCGGTATGGCGGATGCGCCCGTTTTCAAGGCGCCCGCCGTTCTACTCGGACGGGACACAACGGAACACGGTTTTGACACGGAGCAAGAGGCGCTGGAGTTCCGCCGCGCTGTCAACGAGCGAGAGTCTACCGCGCGACGGCGCGCCTCTCGCAACCTGGAATACATGCGACGGGTTCGATAGGAAAAAGGGGACGGTCTTAGGACCGTCCCCCTCCTTTTTTAACGATTTATGTTTCGGCCAACGTACATAAGCTACGTTGGCCGAAACTTTTGGGCGCCAGAGCGATCCTGGCGCGTCTGGACTATGTTTCCGGGAGATTCGCTTCGCACCAATCGTTGGCGCGCTTGAGAAGTTCGGTGCGCTTGTAGCTGTAGTTCGGTGTAACACCGTCCCACAACGGCTCCAGGATGCGCAGAACCGTCAGCGCTTCATCGATCTTGCCCGCGTCGATAAGGTTGATTATCTCGGCTTTTTGGCGCTGCAAGATATTGTCCATCTGCCATTCTTCCAGAATCATGGTATCTCTCCAGGAAAAGGGTTGTTTTGAACTCACTTAATCATACGCTATGATCTTTAATCTGTCAAGAGGAAATTTTTATTTGACAAGTCTTTTTTCTGTGCTATGATTGTGCAGAGTCAACAACGGGAGGAATCGGCCATGCTGACTAACTGGATTAATCAAGAGGCGATCATTATCCACGTGGCGAACCGTCTTGCTTGGAGCGGCGGACCGATCAACTTCGCGGCTGCAATGGAAATCGGCCGCGAGATACTTGCTCGCGAGCATGATGCTCGCGGCATGACGTTGCAGCGGATTGCTGCCGCCGCTGTTCAAATGGCCACTAACGGTCCGCCTAACTGGAAGCCGTGAAAACGGCGCGCGAAATTGGAAAAAGGAATTCCTATTCCTGTTCCATTTCGCAGCGCTTGTATATAGCGGCGGGAGGGGTGCGAATCCCGGTGGACGCCTGTACAGTGTTCAGCCGTGCGCTGCGCAGGCATCCACTGGCGTTTTGTACACTGTACAGGCGCGCACTGTCCGTGCGCTCACTGTCACTCTGTACACTGTACATACGTTCATTGTACACCTGTTCATTGCGCGGCATCTGTCCACCATACCCTAGCATATAATCGAGCCTAAGTCAAATGATTAGCGCCGCCTAATACTGGAGATTATCGCCAACTAATGTAGGAAATTAGCGCCGTCTAAGAAGCCCCGATCGGAATTCCGCTGTAGCTTAGCTACAGCCGCGCGTCGAAAGTCGCGCCAGAGCGATCCTAGAGCGTTTACGGGGCATGTATGATTCTGCAACACTTTTGAGCAGTGTATTGCTTATCTCTAGGGAACCGGTCTGCGCAGCGGCTGCGCAGAAAGTTGCGCAATTACTTTTGTGATTATTGCTCAAAATCGGTTGACTCTCCCCGGGCCGGAACTAGAATTACATTGTTCGGGGAGTCAACGCTAAGGGGTTTGGCCATGATGATTTTCGTGTATGTCGAGATTTTCGTCGCGGGCAAGAAAAAGTATACGATGACTTTGCCTCAGTATCGTCCGGACGTTCCGGGCGCGACCCGCGAAGAAAAGCGGCACAATGCTGAACAAATGGCCATTGCCGAAGCGAAGCGCAATTGGTTTCGCGCACCGAAGTGCGCGGCGAAGCGCGATGTAACCGTGTTCTCTATCGGGAGTTAGTGCAATGGTTTTTCCTATCGACGCGTCGCCGGAATTGGTGGCATTCTGTACAGATTGGCATGATGGACAATGGTCCAGTATGTACAGTGTGCTCAGTACTGGACAAATCCACAGCGCGGATTATCTGCGCGGTCTCGCGAGTGAGCTGCGCGCCGTCCGGCGTATGGTGGACAAGAGTACAGTAGCATTCGACGGCGACCGCGAAGCGTGGTTGGAACAATTCAGCGTGTTGCTTGCAACGGTGGAAGCGCTGGAGGAAGCGCTACCCGAGGAAGAGTAGTGTACAGATGTGATCCTAGCGCAGGAAGCGCTAGGATCGCGCAGGGCGAGCGCTGTCCGTTTTGCTGTAGCTTAGCTACGTTGGAACGAACAAAGTCGCGCCAGCGCTGTCCTGGTGCGTTTACAGCGATTTTGATTATTAATCGAATTTTCCTTGACAATCCGCGGCCGCGAACTATGTTTCCCTTGTCGGGGAGAAATCCGACGCGACGAATCCTCTTTTTTGGAGTTCCTGCAATGGCGAAGAATCACGTATCTGGCCACAATATCGTCAAGAGCACGGGTCGCCGTTTCTGTGAAGAATGCGGTCAAGAATGCCGCATCAACCGTGCCGATACGTGGCGCGCCGCGGGCAAGGTATGTCCGGCGTGCGGTTCGCGCCGGTTATCGGTGGACTATGTTCCGGGCAAGCGCAATTCCAAAGCGCCGACCGCGACCAAAGCGCCGACCGCGACCAAAGCGCCGAGCTACTCGGCGCATTGCATGCGCTGCGATCTTCCCTTCAATGGTGAAGATTGTCCGCGCTGCGATAAGCGCGCCGAGCATTGGATTCTTGCGTATGAAGATTACGCTTGGATTCCCGTACTCGTGCGCGTTCCACCAACGGATCAAATATCGTGGCACAATTACGAAGATGCCAAGCGCGCGGCGCGCAGTTTGAACGTCAACAGCTAGTGTACAAATGTGATCCTAGCGCAGGAAGCGCTAGGATCGCGCAGGACGAGCGCAGATCATTTTGCTGATGCTTAGCTACAGCCAACCCAACGGGACGCGCCAGGATCGATCCTGGCGCTATTACGGGGCATGCCCCGTAATAGCGCCAGGATGCGCCAGGATCGACGCGCAGCGCCTCAGGCTATCATCGGCCGTTTTGTGATTATTAATCAATCCTGGCGCATCCTGGCGCTATTACGGGGCATTCTGATTAATGATCAGAGCGGAGCGGAGCGGAGCGGAGCGGAGCGGAGCGGAGCGGAGCGGAGCGGAGCGGAGCGGAGCGGAAAAATCTTTTTTATTTCCTTGACTCTCGAAATCCCGATGCTATGGTTTCATTGTCGGGGAGAAATCCGACACAAACCTTTTTCCGGAGTAATGCAATGGCAGCAGCAGAATTTGTCCTGAATGCGGTTCGCGAATCGGAGTTGAACCTCTCGCGCCAACAGGTTCGCGCGATGGTGCGCGATTTCAAAACCAACGTGCGCTATATGGGGAAGCGCGCCGCGGTTCGCGAATTGCATATCGATATCTGCGATATGCAGGAAACCGAATTCGGCGCGCCGCCTGTCATCCGCGCCTAGTCGTCAACCCCTGGCGCGCCGCATTGTGCGGCGCGCCTCTTCCCTGGATTTCTGTACACTACTGAGGATTTGTCCAATGCTTCACCTATCCGCAACTCCGCTGTACCAATACCTTTTGGGCACGTTCACGCAAATGAAGCGCCAACGCGTCAAAACGGTGTGCGGGAAAACCGTTGCCATGGCGCGAATCACCTGCCGTCCCGAGCGAACGCAATGCCCAAAATGCGCTGCAATCGTTCCCGTCACCACGACGCGCGACGAGTATACGACGCGCTATCCGGCGCGATAGTGTACAGGCGCGATCCTAGACGAGAATCGTCTAGGATCGCTTTTGGCGAGCGCTGTCCGTTTTGCTGATGCTAAGCTACACCGGAACGAACAAAGTCGCGCCAGCGCTGTCCTGGCGCGTTTACAGCGATCCGAACTATTTTGGGATTTTTAATCAAAATCGGTTGACTCTCTCGTGGCGCAAGGTATAACTTCATTGTCCGGGGAGTTCCCGGACGCGTCCGAAAAACCTTTTGGAGTTCCTGCAATGGCCGATTTCCGCTTTCCCGCTGACGTTCGCCCGTTCGTCGAATCACTCGCAAAATTGCTTTATTTCGCGAACGCTCGCGATACCGGCAAGTGGGCATGGCAATCATCCGATCCGGCGCACAATGGCGTTTTCGGCGCAGCCATGACTACGGTGGAAATGATCATCCGGGAAGTATGCGGCGCCGCTATCCTGGAAGCAATCGGTCGCAGCCGTTACGGTTGGAACTTTGGCGGAAACGGTTCTTTCCTACTCGACATTGAGGTTGCTGTACAAACGGCCATCGAAACGATCGCGCAGGAAAAATGGGACGCCGGTTTTCAGGCGGGTTGCGCCGCTTACCCTGAAAAAGTTCCCGATCAAGAGGGATTCTCGGAAGAATTTCAGGCGGGTTGGCGCGCCGCTTTCAACGAGTGCGCCGCGGACGAATCCCGTTAACAGCCGTATACTGGCCAAACGATCACAGCCGCGAAAGCGGCTGTTTTCGTTTCTGGCGAGCGCAGGGCGCTCCAACGTACCTAAGCTACAGCAAACCGGGGCGCTAGCGCCAGGATCGATCCTGGCGCTATTACGGGGCATGCCCCGTAATAGCGCCAGGACGCGCCAGGATCGATTAATAATCGTTCTGGCCATAGTGGTAGCCTGGCGCTCCGATCGGCGTTTCTGGCGCGTCCTGGCACTATTGCGGGGCATTCAGGCGGATTTGATTAATGATCGGTTGGCGCGTCCAGCTGGAAGAATCGGAATATTTTTCGGTTGACAAGCGCCGCGGCGCATGGTAAGTATTAGTGTCGGTTGGACGTTTCACAACACTTTGTCAGGAGTGAATGTAATGTCACTGCACGTGAAAAACATCGTCGTCGGTCCGGCTTACCCTGAATGTCTGTACACTAACGCGCCGCACTGGCACGTTGATTGGACAATTGTACACGTGCACGCCGATGGCACGTTTGAACAATGTCCGATGCGTCGGACGTTTGACAACGAGAGCGCGGCGCGCGAATGGGCGCGCGTCAACCTGGATTTCTAGGCCGATAGGCCGCCAAACGCGCCAGGATCGCTTTTGGCGAGCGCAGAACATTTTGCTGTAGCTTATGTACAGCCAAGCGCGCAGAGTCGCGCCAGCGCTGTCCTGGCGCTATTACAGCGATTTGACTTTTTCGGAAAAAAAGATCAAAAATCAATTGACAATCCCCGCGGTGCAAGCGATAATGGATTGTGTCGGGGATTTCAACGGAGCGGAAAAATGAACTGCATTTTTGTTCACGTCGAAGTGATGGTCAACGGGAAGCGGAAGTACACCTATACGCTTCCTCAGTATCGTCCCGATGTTCCGGGCGCGACCAAAGAAGAGAAGCGCCACAATGCGGAGCGCATGGCGCTTACTCAGGCGCAGACCTATTGGTTTCGGGCGCCCAAGTGGGCAGCGAAGCGCGAACAAACGCAGTTTGTTATTGGCAGCTAATCGCGAGGATTAGCGCCGCCTAATGTGGGCGGCGCGATCTTCGCTCTACTTGAAAGGGAAGTGTACAAATGCTCATTTGGACTATCCAGGTTACTCGGGTTGATGGCAGTGTACGCAAGCACACTATCGCGTCGGAAACCGATACCGATGCTATCGTCGCCGCGCTTCGCGCCGATCGGCTTTTGTTCAGCGAACGCTATCGCGCACGTGTACAATCGGCCACTATCACGGGATGGCAGACGTTCGATGGCCGCGCGGCCGCGAACTATCCGACGGCTGCAGCCGCCGGCGCGATCCTTCACCACGCCAGCTAGTGTACAAAAGCGAGCCAGCGCCAAAAGCGCTGGCTCGCTTTCTGCGCAGCGCAAAAAATTCCGCTGTAGCTTATGTACAGCCAAGAGCTACGCTCGCGCCACGGCGCGCCGTGGCGCTATTACAGCGATCCGGCTTTTTTGGGATTTTTAATCAAAATCATTTGACTCTCGCGCCCCGCGAAGTATGATTCCCTTGTCGGCGACGCGTGCGCGTCGCGGCATCGGATCGAACTCGAAAGGCACTGTACAATGAACCAGGTGGACGCAATTCTCAATGGCGCGCAGCGGGAATCTGACAAGTGGCTGCGCGAGACGCGCAAGGCGCGCAAGGCGAGCGATAAGGCGCAGCCGCGCAAAGCGCGCAAGGCGCACAGCGCACGGCGCTTGACGCAAGGCGAGCGCATCCGCGCCGCGGCATTCTTCGCCCTATCGGGCGCAGGTCTCGCGGTGAGCCTGCCGCATCTCGCGGGCGAAGTGAACACGCTTACAGGTGCCAGCGCCGCGGCCGCATGGTTTCTTGCCATCATCATCGATTGCGGGATGATAGTGTGCAAAGCGCACCTAAGCGCACAAACGTCCACCAACCGCGCGATCGCGTGGGCCATTGTGAGCGCCTGTACACTGGTCAGCATGGTACTGAACAGTCATGCATTTGTTGAACACGCGTCCACTACGTTCGGCACGTGCGCCGCGGTTGGCTTCGGCGTGTTCCTGCCGGTGTTCATCCTTTCACTATCCTACATGGGCGCGGAAATCCTCCACCGCAAGCGGTGAGCGCCTGACCACTACTGTACAAATGAGCCCCGCGAAAGCGGGGCTTTTTCGTTGAAAACGCGATATGCCCGTAAACGCGTCAGGATAGGCCTAGAATCGACGATCGTTTTTAGACGGGTCTCGGGTCAATTTGCTTGTCGATCGTCGATCCTGAGCGATTCGCATTTTTGAGAATTCATCACTTTGATGACAGGGGATTTGCCTAGTTTCTGTAATCGGTCTGATATGTGAACTAGCACAGTAGGAAATAGGGGCGCGTCTCGAAATGATGACAATTATTTTTGGAAAAAAGATCAATAATCGCTTGACTCTCACCGGGACGATGCTACAATAGATATGTTGACGCTACGCAATTCGCGGGGCGCAACGCCAGAGGAATCGACCATGCTCAAGATCGTTGCAGTCATCATCACCGGTATCGTGTGCGGCATCATCGGATGGGCGGTCGGCGCGCCCGATACGCTCACCGTAATCGGGAGCGGGATTGTGGCAATTAGCGTCACCGGGCTTTTCCCGGAACGGCGCACAATCCGGACCGCGAAGGTGGCAAATAGCCGCATCCAAGCGTCGGCCGATGCTAAGGAATATACCGTATACGTGAAAGCGCTTAGTCGGGGCGCTTTCATCACATACGAGCGGCGCGTCACGGTCGGCGCGGTCAACGCGCCGGACTATGACAGCGCACAGCGCGAAGCGGCGGCGCAGTATGGGCGGGGAGCATACGCCGAACTCGCCATGAGGTAATACCTCCCCGGTTTGTGGCAATTGGGCATGACGCCCAATTGCCACCGGGATAGTGGGAATTAGAATAAGAACCCGCGACGGTAGGAAATAAAAGAGACCCGCGAAGTAGGAAATGGAATAAGCCACTACCCCGGTCTCAATTGTCGCCGTCATCTAAGGATCACTGTACAGCCGGCCAGGGGGAGGGTCATTTACCTAGGGAACTTTTCTGAGCCGCCAAAAATCGGAGGGGGCGCTAGGAATAATTTCTTAGAGCCACGAATTTGCGCAAAACCGTTTATAATTTCTTAGAGCCACGAAACCGTTTATAATTTCTTAGAGCCGCAAAACCGTTTAGACAAGTGCTCGGTGCTCAATACTCGGTGCTCGGTGCTCGGTGCTATAGAATCCTAAAATCGATTATTAATCTTTGACAAAATTCAATTTTCAAAAATTTTCAAAACAAAATCCAAGCCTCTCAAAAAGTTGTGCGGAACGAATCTGTTACAAAATAAATTTTTGGCACTTCTTCCCGGTTTTTGCCGTAGCATAAATAGGTAGGTATCGGGTTATCCATTTTGGACCAGCCAACTAATTCTGTCACAGATTTGTGCCGGCAACATCTGATCATTAATCATTTTCGGGAGAACCGAATGATCGATATAACCTGGGATGGCACATACAAGGAAGTCGGGGAAAATCCGCCAACGGAACCACCTGATGACGGCAACATTTATTATCAGATGACAAAGACCAGGATAATTGTCGATTTAATTTCTATCAAATTGGAAACACAATATCGAAATGTAACGGTTACATTAACCGACTGTGACGAAACGTATCAACCAGCGATCTTCACTCTAATCAAGGGCCATACATATCTCGATCTTTTGGTTGACAATGACGCCTCTGTAATGGTAGAATCGGCCCATTATGATCATGACAATAATCTTGTTGCTTACGACAAAGTTAAATTCATCGCGTCAACCGGCGAATTCGCTCACAATCCATCTGGAATCGGGATTACGATTTTTAATCAATTCATTGTTTTCTCACCTGATACTTACACGCCAACCGATCTTCCACCTGAGCTTGGTGGGCCTGTTGGTTACGGTCACGTATTGTTGAATTGGGGCGGTAACGATGCTGCCTATGGGCTCGTAGTAGACGAGTCCGGCAAGACCTGGGTCGTGGCTCAAAACTCTGATTCCATGTTCGCAGTAGCTCGGATCAATTCAGACGGCACTTTGGATCAATCATTCGGTACCAATGGTTATTACGAGTTCAATTTCCCTGGTTCTACTTATGGTGGCATGTTTTCGATTATTGATCAACCCAATCAGCAAATGCTACTCTCTGGTTGGGCCATGGATAACGCATCCGAAGGCGGCTACCCCTGGGGAATTTGTCGTCTCAACTCAGACGGTACCATCGATACCAGTTTTGGCACCAACGGATTAACAGTCACCAGATGGACCTCTGCTGATAGTGGTGCACCATATTCCATGGAAATTCAGTCCGTTGACGGTAAAACTGTAATAGCAGGTGCCGGTGGTGGTAATCCATATTCCTTCTCAGTTGCTCGTTACAATTCCGACGGTTCACCTGACAATTCATTCGGCACTAACGGTATGGCAAGTGTCAGCTTTCCTGGGAACAATAATCAATCTTGCTATTGTATTACTGTCCAACCGGATGGTAAAATCTTATTATTCGGTGGTGTTGATTCCGGCTCAAGTACAAACAGACCGGCTCTGGCCAGACTTCAAGCCAATGGTTCAGGTGATCAACAATTCGGTCAAGGCGGAGAGGTTCTTGAAACATACAGCGGTGCTTACCTCTCCTCCAATAGTTATTATCAACCCGTTGGTGCCCTCGCGTTATTGGAATCCGGTAAAATCCTTACTGGATTCGGTGCTGGCTGGAATCCTACAGCTAGTGCTCCGAATACGTGCGTGATAGCCCAATACAATACAAACGGAACAGTAGACAAGACATTCGGTGCAAGTGGTTACGCAGTATTTGGGACATTACCATCAGGTCAATCCGCGACTGCTCCGTACGGTATAGTGATTCAAAGCACTGGCAAGATCGTGGTCTTGACAAAAGCCTGGACCGGCCAGGCCGGTACTGGTTGGGATATTGCGTTGTTACGCATCAACCCCGATGGCTCTCTAGACCAATCATTCGGTACCAATGGTGAAGCTCGTTTGAGTCCCGACCCATACGGTACCACTGGCAACAGTGCAACTGGCAGCATCATCGTATTATCTGACGACTCGTTGTTGATAAGCGGCTCTACTGGCGGATACTCGTCTGGTAGCTACCACGGTAATTCTTTTATAGTACATTTGACCGCCGATGGGGCAGCGATACCATAGACCAACAGCGATACCGTGATTAAAAATCATTTTCCAAAGAAAGGGACTTGTCATGATCGACATTGCGAAGGACGGGACGTACAAGGAAATCGGATCGAAGTCTGTTCCACCGGAACGAGACCCCAAAAGCAAGGACGCTCCGCCCGAAGCAGTCCGGAAAACGAATGTGATCATTGATCTTCCTCCGATCGGACCGGGCACGATCCGGAAGATCGTCAGGATCACGCCGATGGACGGCGAGTCCACCCCTGCACTATTCTCTCTACCGAAGTCAACCAGCGTCCTTGACGTACTCCTGCCCTATCGGTTCAAGACGATGGTGGAAATGGTGGACCTTGGCGATGACGATTCGCCACTGCAAGAGGATCGGGTCCAATTCTTCGCCATGACCGGCGCAAACGCTCTGAATCCCTCCGGTATCGGCGTGAACATGATGAGGGAAGTCAACGTCTACACGCCCGAATCCTACGAGGAAGAGCCTGAGGAAGGCGCAAAGAAACCGGAGCCGATTCCCGACCCCTTTCCGGAACCCCCAACCGACAAAGTCGAAGCCGAAGACGAAGACGACTTCGTCGAGCCGCTCCCGGAAGACGAAGGCGAAGAAATCGAGCAAGGCCGCGGCCGCGACTAAAAAAAAGAAGCCCAAGCCTAATAAAAGTGATTATTAATCAAAAATAATCAAAATGAGGACAACAGTCATGATGTTCGATGAAGATAAATGGCAACGGTGCGAAGCCACTGATCCTAACCGTTGCCAAGGTATGGGTGCTCAGGGACAGTGTCCATACAAAGCTATAGAAGGAAACAAATTCTGTCCAAGGCACGCTGGCACTAGCGCTGCAGCATCTGCAAGACGTGCCTCTGATATGTTCCGATTGAATACTTATCAAGCCCGAGTCGAAGAGTTCGCTAGCCATGATGAACTCAAAAATCTCCGTGGCGAAATCGGCATTCTTAGGATGACTCTGGAAGAGATTATTAATCAAACTGCCGGTGACAGAAAGCAACTTCTCTGTTACTCCGGCAAGATATCCGACATGATCATGAAAATCTCGGTCCTAATCAAAACCTGTCACCGATTGGATACGCAACTTGGTATGATGCTCGACCGGGACAAGGTGATGCTGATAGCCCAAAAGATCGTTGAAATCGTTTCTGAAGCTGTACCGGACCAATCAATACTTGACAAGATGGGCGAAAAATTGGTTGAGACAATACTGGAAATCTCTAAGCAATGATTAAAGATCAAAGGAGCTAATCATGGCCAGGAAAAAGAAAAACGGCAACGGACAAGCCAAGGGCGGTTACAAGATCATGATCGGCCCTGGTGGTACGCTCGGCCGAATCTCCCCCGGTGCTCCCGTCCCCGAAAACCCCAATCAGGCACAAATGATGCAGTGCCTCAATCAGCGCCCCGCAGCACGACGCCAGATCGCCGCACAGAAGTAACCGACCTCACAGGTGTCCCCATGAAAAAGATCATGTTTGCTTTGTTTGCTCTGTTACTCGCCCCGTTGACCGCCTCCGCTCAATACGGCGGTTTCCAGCAACAATTCTTCCCCGGTGGCCAACAGGTCATCGATGTACCGGTGCCGGCGTATTTCTTCGTCCCGCAGATTCGATTCCGACCGTTTCTTGTCCAGGCCAATCAGAGCTTCCAGCCGGAGATTCGGCCGTTCTCCAACGGTGGCTTCCAGCAGCAATTCTACGGCGGCAACGGCCAACGGATCATCATGGGCAATGGCTTCTCGGGACAGTTCAGCAACGGATTCCCTGGCCAGTTCAGCAATGGCTACGGCGGTAACGGCTTCTCCAACGGATTTGCCAGAAGTGGACAGTTCAACGGCAATGGATTCGCCAGGTCCGGCTACGGCGGCGGATTCCCCGGCCAATTCGCTCAACAGCAACGGTTCATCGCCCCGCGCAGTGGTTGACCGTGATCAATGAGCGGCAGTTGCCGCTGATATTGGTTACTCAACTGATCTTTAATCAAACGAAAGGACAATGTGATGCGAAAGCTCTTGCTCACTCTGATCGTTCTGTTCCTGTTCGCGGAAACTGCGTCGGCTCAACTCTTCCAACGTGGTCTTGTCAATCTCAACTTCGGCGGCGGTCGATTTGGTGGACCTGGCTGGGGACCGGGCTGGGGACCAGGCTGGGGCTGGGGACCGGGCTGGGGCTGGCGACGGCAACCGGCAATCTTCATCCAGCAAGCCCCGCCACCGATTTTCCTCATCCAGCAACAATCACCGTGGGGCAACTTCCTCAGCAACAATTTCCAGTCTGAATTCTCGTTCCAACGTGAGTCGTTCCGCTCCAATCAGTTCGGCGGAAACTTTGGGACGTTTCCTGGCCAATTCTATGGTTGGGGACGCTGATTTGGTTCAAATCTCTTACGCTATATTCGTTGCGATATCAATATATTCTGTTCTTGATTCCTTGTATACAATAGGAACACTTAATAAGTATCGGTGATTAATAAGTATCGGTGATTAATAATCAGAACAATATATCCTGAGGCGACCATGCGTATCTTCGCGACATTCCTGTGCCTGCTTATGTCGGCGAGTGTCGCCCGAGCCGACTACTTATCAAAGACTGAACAGGATCGGTGGCTTCAGCTTTGGCCAAAGGAAGTCCCGATCCCTGATGGAATTCGGGCGTATCGAAAGGAACCCGCATTCACAGTGATCAAGCTGGATGATCCAGAGAAAAAGGTTCGTCTCAGTGTCCGCGAATTCCTACCAGCAATTAATCGGCAACATCCCTGGGTTGTTCCCGGTGGATTAGCCAATGTTGATCCACGGACGTATCGCTCGGTCACTTTGATTGTCCTTCCGGACGACGTAAAATACTACAAAAGCAAAGGCGAGTGGGAGTTCCCGGAAGGAACGTCACTATTCGATTTGCTAGTTTCGATTAAAAATCAATTTCAGTCCGGGCGATTGATAGAAACGGGCAAAACCTTTGAATTACGGCAACGCAAATTCGTCGGGGGCAGTTGGAAGTCTCATACCGCATTCGAGGACGAAGCTGAACGCCCACCTGGATATACCGGTCTTGATCAACGTTGCCATAGCTGCCACAATTTGACTGGAAACGATGGTCTTCGTGGAAGGAATACCACCGTTTTCAGTTGGCACCCGTTCTCGCCCAAGCTAGACGGCACTTGGACAGCCAATCCCGAGTTCCTCAAAAAGACGGTTGGTGCCACTATCGATTCCAGTGATCCGTTCTCACTGTCAAACAAACGAAAGGAAGACAAAGTGAAGCTTGCAATCACTGCCGTGGCCGCGATGGCTCTTGCTCAGTCTGACCCGAAGATGATGACCTACGAGCAGATTCTGCAGCACAAGATCAAGGAGTACAGCCAACAACTCCAGAACGCTCGGATTGCCAACGCCGCACCGGCCGATCTAGCCTTCCTTGAGTTTCAACGCGAACGGCTCAAGCAGATCGTCAAGGAAGAACAGATGCTCCAGAAGGGTATCCGTCCCCCGATCATCATTGAAGAGCGCTACGGTCCTGACGGCCAAAAGATCAGTCAGAAAGTACTCGGCATTGATGATCATTGCCCACCGGATCGCTTGAAGGAACCCGACCGGGTAAAGGAACCGGAACAGAAAAAATCAAAACCTCTGGACGAACCGGAACAGAAAAAGGAACCGGAGCCAGGTCAGGGCCGTGGATTACAATTGTCCTCAGATGAGGTACGTACGTTACAGGAAATGATACGCATTCTACAATCCATGTTGCCCAAAAAGGAGTAAAAGATTATTGATCAGTGACCAAATGGTGGGTTATTCCAATGCCATCGGAACTCCTTACGTCATTTTCCCAGATAATCGCTAACGGTCTACGCCGAAAATCTATAGTGAATTGCTCAAGCTGGGCGGAAAAGTGCAGGATCATGGGTCAACCCTTCCCAGGGCCATACTCCTTCAAATATTTCCCCTGGGCGAAAGCGATGCATGATAACGAGGACGAGAAGTGGATCGGCCAAAAGTCTGCCCAAATGGGCTATACAGAGATATGTTTGAATCGTGTCTTTTATTCCATTGACATTAAACGCGTTGATTGTCTTTATCTGTTACCATCACAAACACCTGACGCCTCCAATTTCTCCGCGGGCCGGTTTGACCCAGCACTTGAAGGTTCCACCTATCTAACAGATTTGTTCTCGGATGTGCAGAACGTCGGCCATAAGCGAGCCGGTACAACCAACCTGTACATCCGCGGCACACGCTCCCGATCTCAATTAAAGTCTATTCCAGCCGGATTAATAATCTTCGACGAACTTGACGAAATGACGCAAAAGAACCTCGCACTCGCTGAGGAACGTCAGTCTGGTCAAGTCCAATTCCAACAAATCAAGATTTCTACTCCTACTGTCGCTGGTACTGGAATCAACATCGAGTACGAGGAGTCAAAACAAGATCATTTCCATTTCCGTTGTCCTCATTGTAACCGTTTCACTGAATTGACTTTTCCTGATTGCCTTGTAATAACCGGAGACGATCTGTTTGATCCAGGTCTCGTTAATTCTTACCTACAATGCAAGGAATGCAAAACCAAACTGGAGCACGAAACCAAACACGAATGGTTGAAAGACGGCCAATGGCTACCGCACAACGAGCGTGGATTGTGGCACGGTTATCATATAAACGGCCTATATTCTTCCGCTACCGCCAGGCATCCGAAAAATATCGCCGCCAAAGTATTCAAAGCCAAAATCGATCCCGACGAAGAGCAAGAGCTTTTCAATTCGGTTCTTGGCCAGGTTCACGAAGTAAAAGGCGCTCGGATTAATGATCAACATATCCGGGAATGCCAGAAGAACTACTTCTTGAATCCCAAAGTCAACGCCGGCACACTTATTACAATGGGAGTGGATCAGGGAGCACAATTGCACGTTGAAATAGACGCGTGGCATTATATGGGACATTCGCCAGATATCAATATTTCCCATAAGCCAAAGGTATTGGAAGTAATCGTTCTGGAAGAATTCGAGGAACTCGATAGGCTGATGCGAAAGTGGCAAGTCCGAGCCTGCGTGATCGACGCCCATCCAGAGAAACGAAAGGCTCTGGAGTTTGCTAGTCGATTCGACGGATTCGTTATGCTTTGCATCTACGGCGATAATACTAGGTCCAAAAATATCACGGTCTGGTCCGGTGAACCGACCTTTACTGCTGATCGTACTGCTTGGCTAGACCTGAGTCTCGGCCGATTCAAGGCCCAACACATTGCTCTCCCAGCCGATTTGCCCGCAGATTACAAGAACCACATCAAGGCTCCTGTCAGAGTCCCTAGGAAGGACAAAGACGGGAACACAATCGCATCCTATGTTACCGGCGATCGTGTAGCAGATCACTTTGCTCACGCTCGCAATTATGCCGAAATCGCTCTGAATTTCGCGGTGACTATGGGACAAAACAAAACCATCCAGACTGCATGATTATTAATCAGAACGGGAGAATGATATGCCCTATGATATAACTGATACGTTTAGCTTCGTCAACGGGTCATGGTCACCGCCAAACAGTACCAAAGTCTACGATAATATTGAAACAACCGTTGTTCACCAAACTGAACAACTTGTCAAACCTGCTTACTTTGCGAATAAAACCCCAATTGAATTGAATAAAGCTTTTAGGGATGAATATGTCGGATATCAACCGTTGTACCTAGACCCAATGTCTGAATTTAATCAACTTAGTAATTACAGAGTAAGAGGGTCAAGTGGACCGCCGTTTACTCTACCTGATATAGACAGCGCGTTTAAAATAGGCACTCTTCCTACTTTTGTTCCATCAACCCGCTCAGCTATTAATTCAATGTATGCTCCGTTATTACTAAGCCAAGACGATTTTAATAGTGTGCTTCAATATGCTGGATGGGATTCTGGTGGAAATTGGGTTCCACAGACAGGATATACTTATGTTTTATTTTTCAACGATGTTGGTTTGCGATTAGATGTTGTAGTTGATTGGATGCAAAGTTACTTAAGTTGGTGGAACAATTTTTCTGGAGAGACCACAAGTATTTATCCACATCAGTCAGCTATGACTGACTTTGGTATGGCTCAGATTTTTCCTCCGTATTATGACATTAATAGTAGGGGAATTCCATTCTTCGGAGTTTCAACAGTATGGACTTTAACATACAACGTTACTAGCACAGATAGTATGCCAACATACGCCCAAACTGGTACAGATACTTTCAAGGAAATTCTACCGTATAGTGCTGGTGAGTTTAATACACAAGCGAGTTTCAACATTCCGGATGTTTCGACTCCATTCACCAACAATAGCGAATACCTGGTTTTGGCGGCATCCGGGCTGAAAACACAGATCGACTTTGGCTATAACATAGTGATACGTTTTCTTATCTCCCGCATTGCTGGTTTAACTGGTATCTTCACTAATGCTCCACCTAAATGGTGGTTAAACCTTTAAGAAAGGAATCATTTATGGCACTAGAAATTGTCACACAAATCCCGATAGAATCAATAACGCACCCTCACTATTCCTTGCGCATGCTGGAATGGTATAAGTGGCGACTCACTTATGAGGGTGGCTGGATTTTCATCAACGAATATCTGCAACAGCGTAAGGCAGAGTCTAATGACGATTTTAGCCGAAGGAAGAAAATAGCCTACTGCCCCGCCTTCGCCAAAGCAGCAGTACGGGATACCATCAGTTCGATTTACGGACGATTCCGGGATATCACCCGAATCGATGGCTCACGCTCTTATCAAGCCGCGATCATGGGTCGCGAAGCTGGCGTGGATTTGTCTGGCACATCTATGAACACATTCATGGGAGCAATGGTGCTTCCAGAATTGTGTATCATGGGTAAGGTCGGCATCTACGTGGACATGCCTATTAAACGCGGAACGACGGTATTAGCCAACAAGGACATTCGCCCCTATTTGTACGTGTACAAGGCCGAAGATATTCGCTCCTGGGAATACGACGATTCGCCTACACCCAATATTTACAAAGCACTATTACTTAGAGATACGGTTTTCATTCGTGACGCAATAACCAAGCTGCCCACCGGGACAACACACCAGTACCGGTACTATTACCGAGACGAAGACGACGGAACGATTTGGGTCCAGTTCTATAACGAAAATAGTCAACCCATTGATCCGACTGGTCAGGGTAATACCGGGCCAATCCAATTGAATATCCCACGTATTCCCTTTGTCACCGCGGAGCTATCCAACTCTCTTATGTCCGATATCGCGGACTATCAGATAGCTCTATTGAACCTTGCTTCTTCTACTCTTTCCTTTGGCATTGATTCCAATTTCCCCTTCTATACCGAGCAATTCGATCCAAGAGCGTACTCCGGTCACTTGCAAGACGGCAGCGATGCCGCGATACCGCAAACTGCCAATGGAAACGGTTCTGCCAGTGCGCCTGACGATGGCGGCGTTGTTGGTAATGGCTCGATGCCATCGCACAATATCAAGGTCGGTGTCGGCTACGGCCGAATGTACGCAAAGGGACTGGAGCGGCCGCAATTTGTAAATCCATCGGCAGAGTCTCTCAAGTCTGGAATGGACTTGGAAGAGCAGTTGAAGATGGATATTCGATTATTAATCAATTTGTCTATTACCAACCTAAACGTAAGAGCCACATCTGCTGAGTCCCGCGGATTCGATGAACGGTCGCTTGAGGCTGGCCTTTGTTATATCGGATCGATGTGCGAAGATGCCGAGCGGCAAATCGCCTACTTGTGGCACATGTACGAAAACGAGAAGGAACATGATATCGCCACGATTCGATACCCTGACAAGTTCAACGTCCAGAACCAAAAGGACATTTGGGCCGAAGTCGAAGAATACAAGAAACAAATAGCTGGTCACTGCTCTATTACATTCCAGCGATGCGTGGCAAAACGAATCGCAGACTTGCTCTTATTACATCGCTATCCACCGGAAATGATGCAAAAAATATACGATGAAATCGACGAATCTGAAACCGTTGATATCGCCATTGACCAGATCACCAAGGACGTTCAAACTGGAATCCTTGATCCTGACTACGCCGGTAAGCTTCGTGGCTATCCAGAGGGCACGGCGAAGAAGGCTCAGGAAGCTCAAGTCAAGCGTCTGGAAATGATCAAGAAAGCTCAGCAGCCCGAGCAGGGAATGGGAGCAGCGGCGCCCAACGGTGATGGGAATGGTCAACAAAATCCCGGCGCTCGAGGTAATCGGGACGAATCCGCTGATCCGGACGGCGAAGTCCAAGCCGAGAAAGCCAAAGCCGGTTTCCCGGTTCGCGGTAAGGGCGGTAGTCCATCAGGTGAAACTCATTCCGGAACAGTAGTTAAAGAACGGCCTGGACCCAAACCGGGGCAACACGGGCATGTTGGTTCGACCTGATCAATAATCAAAAGGGAGACAACAATGATCAAGTTCTCAGACAAAGCGTCATTCCTCAAGTGGTTCCAGCGAGCCTTCGCGAACAACTTGACACTCAGCAATGCCGGAAAGAGTGCCGCGATGGATGCGGTCACTGCATTACTCAACGCTGGTGGCGCTGGTACGATCAAAATCTACACCGGCACACAACCAGCTGGACCGGACACCGCTCTTTCCGGCCAAACTCTTTTGGCTACACTCACGTTCTCGTCAACTTCCTTCGGCGCATCCGTCAATGGTGTCGCAACTGCCAACACGATCACTTCTGGCACCGCTGGCAACACTGGTACAGCTACCTGGGCTCGGATGGCTTCTGGCGGTGGTACAGCGGTTATGGATTGTACAGTCGGAACCTCTTCTAGTTTCGATATCGTTTTTCCGACAACGACAATCAATAGCGGCGATACGGTTAGCATTTCTTCCTTTACGCTCACGCATCCATAGGTACTCATGGGTATCAATCAATACTAACAGGAGGAAATGATTAATGATCGCAGAACAATACGTTAACAACGCGATCAGTACACTTAGTAGCTCTATCATCAGTACCGATACGACCTTAACAGTTGCAGCTGCAACCGCATTTCCGACTGTTGGCAATTTTCATATTTTAGTAGACAATGAAATAATGCGTGTGACTTCCGTTTCTGGTACAACATTCACGATCACTCGTGGTGTAGAAGGTACAACAGCTGCTTCTCACACCGGTGGCGTTAATGTGATTTGTATTGTCTCTGCGGAGGCATTACAAAACCTTGCTACGAATCCGATAGGTAGCTTAAATAGTCAGGGACAAGGGATGTTTGTTTCCCTCAATACGGAACAGTACAATAGTAACGCACTTCTTATGGGTAGTAGTGATGGTGTCAATTGGGATTTGTTACGCCCAACCCCGGTTTATAAGCCGGCAAGCAATTCTCTTAAAGACCCATCGATCTATTATGATGGCACAACGTATTGGATGGTTTACACAATAGCAACAAATACGACAGGTTCAACGACGTCTACATCTTGGGGTGTTGCATCCTCGCCTGATCTGATCAATTGGACGCTCGTAACAACCGTATCGGAGTCAGGAACAGTTAGCGGTGCTACATACGTTCAAGGTCCAGAATGGTTCATCGATACTGACGGTTCTGTTCACGTTTTTCTCACAATTGGAACAAGTAATACAACTGCTGCGATTTATAAGCGTTCTCCCACAAATATCGGTATGACAACGTGGGGTTCGGCAGTCGCAATCACAGGCACCGGTCTCGCAACGGGTGTCGAGTCACCATTTGTGATCAAAGTCGGAACGACTTATTATCTGTTTATTCGGAACAATAGCAATTATTATATCGAACTTTGGACTTCTTCTTCGCTCACATCCGGTTATACGGTTGCAGGTTCATCACATTGGATGAGTAATTGGCCAGCAGCTTCGTCTTCAAATAGCTACGGTGCTCCTTGTTTCGTTCAAATTAGTTCCACAGTCTTTTACATGTACGTCGAAAAGATCGATGCCAGTTATAATGGCCTTGGTATGTATTATTCAATTTTTGGCGGCACACCGGGTTCAGGTTTTACCACTGGCGGCAATTATGCCGCACCGGTTTTGTGCACCGACCCATTTCTCAAACGATCTGGAACTGTTGCTCGCATCCAAGATATGAAAACAATGCGGAACGCTTTCGCTGCAATGATTAATAGTCAAAGATTTCTTGCCTGTAATGCTTCAAATGTTTCTGGTACCAGCGTGGCTAATACTACAACCACTGCTCTTACTTATACAGCAATATCTGACGAAGGTAATTTCCTCCAAGGTGGAGCAGGATCAACTAAATTCTACGCTCCAGTAACAGGCTGGTACTGGATAGATTCATACTCGCATTGGGCTGCAAATAACGTGGGAATTCGCAAAGCGGAACTCCGCAAAAATGGTACATTGTACTTGAATGGAAATGGATTCTATATTCAATCCTCCACATTCGATGATGTAATGCATTCCTTACAGATGTTGATTTATTTGAATGCCGGCGATTATATCGAAGTTGCAGTCTATCAAAGTAGCACGATCACGTTAGCCATGTCGGGCAATCAGTTGTTCAAGATAATGAAAGTGAGGTAATGATTAATGATCGCAGAACAATATGTCAACAATGCGATTAGTTCTCTTACTGGAGCAATTACCAATGTCGCTACAACTCTAACAGTTGCATCAGCAACCAATTTTCCAACGGCTGGCAATTTCCATATCTTAATAGACAGTGAGATAATGGTTGTGACTGTCGTTTCAGGCACTACGTTCACAGTCACACGCGGTCAAGAAGGAACGACTGCGGCTGCTCACGCTAGCGGTGCTCAAGTAATCAATATATTAACCGCTGCTTCATTACAAAATCTCGCCACGAATCCGATAGGCAATTTGAATAATCAAGGACAAGGAATGTTCCTTTCCATCAATACCGAGCAGAACAATAGTAATGCATTTATTATGGGTAGCGGTGATGGCATCAATTGGGACGTATTACGACCGTTGCCTGCCTATAAACCACCAAGTGGTTATCTTAAAGACCCGTCGATTTACTATGACGGGACAATATACTGGATGGTTTATACGATGGCGACAAATACTACGGGTTCGACAACGTCAACATCGTGGGGTATCGCATCATCACCAGATTTGATTAATTGGACACACGTCACAGATATATCAGAGGCAGCTACAGTTGCCAGTGCTGCGTATGTTCAGGGTCCGGAATGGTTTGTTGATACTGATGGTTCTGTTCATATTTTTGTTTGTGTTGGCGTAGCCAATACGAACTGTTCACTTTTTGAGCGTCATCCAACCAGTTCTGATATGACGGCTTGGAGTTCTCCGGTTGCAATTACTGGCACAAGTCTTCACGTTGGTATAGAGTCACCGTATGTGGTTAAAGTTAGTGGTACTTACTATATATTTGTCAAAACTAATACCAATTTTTATATTGAACTTATGACTTCTACTTCGCTCACATCCGGCTATGTTATGTCGGGTGTGTCGCATTGGATGTCCAATTGGCCTGCAGCATTATCAACCAACCAATACAGTGCTCCCTGTTTTGTCCAAGTCAGTTCTACAGTATATTATATGTACGTTGAAATTTTTGATGGTAGTAATAACGGTCTTGGTATGTATTACTCAGTTTTCAATGGAACACCTGGATCAGGTTTCCTCACAGGCGCCAATTATGCCGCACCAGTCCTGTGTGCTGATCCATTTATTAAACGGTCTGGTAGTGTCATTCGTATTCAAGATATAATGACAATGCGAAATGCTCTCGCATTGACTATTAATTCCAAACGTAATCTTGCTTGCTATGCCCTTAGTTCTGGTTTTAGTATACCTACTGGTGTCGCGACGGCTATAACATGGATTGCACAGTATGATGATGCTGGCTTTCTTAGCTCAACTAAATTTACAGTTCCGTTAACAGGTCTGTACCATCTAGATTTTTATCTTCATTGGGTATCGAACGCCACCGGTAATCGTCTCATTGAATTCCGAAAGAATGGTACAACGCTTATGAATGGTAGCGGTTGGCCGTCTGCTAATTCATTGAATGATACTCGACATGCTGTTAGTGCATTGCTGCAATTAAATGCTGGTGATTACATTGAAGTTATGGCGACCCAAACTTCTGGTAGTACGATTGGTGCAACATCACAAGCAACGTTTGTAATAACCAAAATTAGATAACCAATTCGGACTGAAGCAATAATTGAATCAAAATGATTACCAGAATGATTATTAATCAGGAGAGCGTGTCCGATGCTTGATTTCCTAATGGCCCCAAAAACCAGAAGTCGCGTTCGGGCCGCTGCTCGTCGGGTCTATGA